TAGACAACTGCCCAGATAAGAAGTAAGATGCTGTTTCACAGGAGCTAATATGGTTGACGAGAGGCAAGACTTTTCAAAATTTGGAAAGCAATTTCAGGAACATCTTTGTAATCTTATTCTTGATGATTCGCAATTCGCAGCGCAAATCGGTGAAGTTCTAGATGTAAACTTTTTAGAACTACGCTATCTGCGTGTTTTTACAGATAAAGTTTATGCTTATCGTAAAAAATACGGTATCCATCCATCGCGCGATACGATGGCGATGATCTTGCGCGCAGAGATTAGTGACGAAAATGACGTGACTCAGAAACAAGTACGCGAGTATTTTGCTCGTGTACAGATGAGCGATGTACTTGTCGATGGTGCTGAACACATTAAAGATGTTTCTCTTGATTTTTGTAAAAAGCAAAAGCTCAAAGAAGCAATGATGAAAAGCGTAGAACTTATTAAATCTTCATCATTTGATGAGGTTTCAAAGGTAATCAATGATGCTCTTAAGCTTGGTACTGATAACAATCACGGCTATGACTATGCTGTGGATTTTGAACGACGTTTTGAAATCAAATCACGAAACCCTGTATCAACTGGTTGGGATCTTATTGACAACATTACAAGGGGTGGCCTTGGGCGCGGAGAGCTTGGCGTTGTTATTGCCCCAACCGGAGCAGGAAAAAGTATGGCGCTTGTGCATCTTGGCGCTACTGCTCTTAAACTGGGTTATAATGTTGTTCACTATACACTTGAATTACAAGACAAAGTAATTGCTGGTCGTTACGATAGTTGTCTTACTGGTCTGAATCTTTCAGAAATACGTGAACATAAAGAAGTAATTCTTGATATGGTACAGACACTAAAAGGAAAATTGCTCATCAAAGAGTATCCAACAAAGAGTGCAAGTACAGCAACTATCAAAGCGCACCTTGATAAGTTAAAAGCTCATGGGCACCGTGTAGATTTTGTTATTGTAGATTATGGCGATCTACTACGCCCAGTTTCTAAAGAAAGAGAAAAGCGTCAAGAACTTGAGAGCATTTATGAAGAAATGCGTGGCATTGCTCAAATACATGAATGCTGTGTATGGACAGCTTCACAAACAAACCGTAGTGGTCTAAACGCAGAAGTAATCACCATGGAAAGTATTTCGGAAGCATTCAATAAATGTTTCGTTGCGGACTTTATTTGTACAATCAGCCGTACTATCAAAGATAAGGCAAGTAATGAAGGACGCATGTATATTGCTAAGAACCGTAATGGACCTGATGGCATGGTATATCCATTATTCATGGACACGAAGAACGTTAAGATCAAAGTCCTGCAGCAAAGTGAAGAAAGCGCAAGTGATATAATTGCTAAAAGCGCCAAAGAACAAGAGCAGAGTTTAAAAGAGCGTTATCGTAAGTTTAAAAAGGAAACAGCAAATGAAAAAAATAGTAATGTTTAGCGCTTCATGGTGTGCCCCATGTAAGCAAGCAAAACCTATATTTGAACAAACAGCAAAATTGATTTCTGAGTCACAAAATGAAAATAGTGATGTTTATTTTCAAATTGTTGATATAGACGAAAATCGAGCAATGGCACAAGACTTTAATATAACAGGCGTACCAACTTTTATGTTGATCGAAAATGATGAAGAAGTTAAACGTTTCGTTGGAGCGCAAAGCGTTGTTCGAGTAAAGGAGCTATTATGAGTATTACAACTCCAAGACCAACTTATGGTCCATTTGAATATCCAAAAGCTTATGATTTTTTTCAAAAACAGCAATTAGCACATTGGGTTCCTTGGGAAGTACAAATGGGATCAGATGTTAATGATTGGAAAATGAATCTAAGCGAGACAGATCGACATGTTATCGGTAGTATTCTTAAAGGTTTTACACAAACAGAAATCTTTATTGAAGATTATTGGTCAAATAAAGTGGCAAACTGGTTTAAAAAACCAGAAATTCAAATGATGGCTAATACTTTTGCTGGCTTTGAAAGCATCCATGCTGCCGGATATTCATATCTTGAAGAATCGCTTGGTATTCAAAACTATGAATCATTCCTTCACGAGCCCGCAGCTAAGGCTAAAATTGATCGTCTTATGTCTACTAAAGGTAAGACTAAAAAAGAAATTGCTGTATCGTTAGCGGTTTTCTCAGGATTTAACGAAGGTGTAAATCTTTTTTCATCATTCGCGGTTCTTATGTCGTTTCCGCAAAGAAACCTTCTAAAAGGCTTAGGACAGATTGTCTCATGGTCAATTAAAGATGAATCATTACACAGTGAAGCTGGCTGCTGGTTGTTCCGTGAATTTATTAAAGAATATCCAGAAGTATGGACGGATGAAGTAAAGAAAGAAATTTATGATGCAGCACGTTTAACTGTAGAACTAGAAGATAAATTTATTGAAACTGCTTTTACAAAAGGTAACCTCCCAAATCTCTCTATGCATGATCTTAAAAACTACATCCGTTATCGTGCAAACACTAAACTTCAAGATCTTGGCTTAAAACAAAATTGGAAAAATATTGATAAAGAATCCCTTGAACGTTTGGAGTGGTTTGATGTATTATCAAGTGGTGTAGAATTACAAGATTTTTTTGCACAAAAAGTTACTGCTTATTCTAAAGGAATGGCAGATTTTGAAGGGGTATGGTAATGTCATTAGAACAGCTAAAAGAACATGGACTCGCACCAGAATTTTTAACATCTGAAGGATATGAAACCCTTTCTAAAGGTTATCTTTTAGATGGGGAAGCCCCTATTGATATGTATAAAAGAGTAGCATCCGCTGCTGCTTCTTATTACGATGAGCCACTAAGGAGTGAACTGCAAGCCCGTTTCTTTAAATATATTTGGAATAATTGGTTAGCGCTTGCCACTCCGGTAGCATCAAACATGGGCACTGATCGTGGGCTACCAATTAGTTGCTACGGACAGTACATGGGGGACAGCGTTTCGGATATTTTTAAAACATATCATGAAGCCGCTATGTTAACAAAAAATGGTGGTGGTGTTGGCACGTATGTTGGAAAGATCCGCTCCAGAGGGTCACCAATTAAGGGCAATGGTAAGAGCGAAGGTATTATCCCTTGGTTGAAAGTTCACGAACAAACATTCCAAAGTGTTGGTCAAGGTGGCGTGCGTCGTGGCGCGGTTGCTGCTTATCTAGACGCAGATCATGGGGATGTTGATGAATTTATTGATATTCGTCGTCCAAATGGTGATATTTCTCGTCGTTGCCTCTCTAACAACTTTCATCATGCGATCATCTATTCAGATGATTTTATGAATCGCGCATTAGATGGCGATCTAAAAGCTCGTGAGATTTGGGAAAAAGGTTTAAAAACTCGTCTTGAAACTGGTGAACATTATATGATGTTCGGTGATAATGCAAACAATCATCGACCAGATGCTTATATTAAAAATAATTTAAGGATTCATACAAGTCAGTTGTGTTCAGAAATTTTTCTTTATAATGACGAACAACATACTTTTGTTTGTTGTTTATCAAGTGTCAACGTTGCTCGTTATGATGAATGGAAAAACGATCCAAACTTCCTAAAAGACTGTATTTATTTTTTAGATGCAGTAATGGAAGAATTTATTGTTAAAGCACGCAAGATTGAGGGATTTGAAAAAGCTGTTCGTTTCTCTGAAAAAAGCCGAGCTCTAGGGCTTGGTGCGTTAGGGTGGCACACACTTCTACAATCAAAATTAATTCCTTTTGATAGTTTTGAAGCAATGCGTCTTAATGCGGAAATTTTCCGTACAATGGATAAATTAACCCTTCAGGCTTCTAAGGAGCTTGCTAAATTAAAAGGAACACCAGAATGGTGTATCGATACACGTAATACGCATCGTCTTGCTATTGCTCCAACAGTTTCAAATTCATTAATTTCTGGTGGCGTAAGCCAAGGAGTTGAGCCAATTATCGCAAATTATTACGCACAAAAGACTGCAAAGGGGTCATTTGTCCGTAAGAATCCAGCACTACAAAAACTCTTACAAGAAAAAGGACTTGATAATTTTGATACTTGGCAACAAATTAATTCTGATGGGGGTAGTGTTCTTGGTGTTAATGGTTTAAATGATTTAGAAAAAGAAGTATTTTTAACTGCTCGTGAAATAAATCAACACACAATTATAAAGCAAGCAGCACAACGCCAAAAATGGATCGATCAAGGACAAAGTATTAATCTTTTTTTTACAGCACCAGCAAGTTTAAATTCAGAAGATAAGAAAAAACTTGGCAAGTATATACATGAAGTCCACTTAGAAGCTTGGAAACAAGGCTTAAAAAGTCTTTATTATCTTCGCGGAGAAAGCGTTCTAAAAGCAGATAATGTATATAGAAGCAGTGGTGAATGTAAGGCTTGCGAAGGTTAATATTGAATAAATTGCTATAAAAACAACTCTACCATGCTATACTGGTGTGGTAGAGTTTTTATTTGGAGAACACATGCTAAATCATTATGAAAAGAAATTTTTAAAAGAATTACATGAAAACACAAAAAAAGATGTTGACCTAACAAAAGATTCGTTCTATAGTGGCGAACTTCGTATGCATTATAAACATCTTGTTGTTGACGGGAAGGTGACTACTCACAGAGTTGATCTTTTCAACTTGCAAGATACCGGTGCCCGTGGTAAGATGTTTGAAGAAGTACGAGCACTAACCAGAGCGCTACTGCTCAACTAGGAGAACACTATGGCCGAACTACGCGAAGTTATGACAGGGCTAGGCACCAAGACACCAGCCGAGAAGGTAAAGAGCGTCGAGGAGCACATTGCTGATTATGTTAAGGGCAGTGTAAAGACTGAAGAAGAAATTAAGCTCCTACGTGAACATCTACGTGATTTTAAGAAGAGTTTTATTGAGAACCAGTATCTAACCAAGCAACAGGTTAAGCTGCTAGAAAAAGCCAAGAAGCTTATTAAAGATAACAGCGACATCGACAAGCTTGTAGACATGGTTGGCAAGATTCGTGGTACCAAGGTTGATGTTGGAGGCGAATCAGAAGGCGAGGCGAACTAATGTTATTTATTCCACTTAATAAACTTGTACTAATTGAGAGGGTTCACTCGCCCAAGAAAACTAAAAATGTTGGTGGATTCGTTGTCCCAGAGGAATCTATGCAATCGCGCTATTGCGTTGTAAAAGTCCTACGTTGCAGCGATCTAGCTAAGAGCGATCTTATGCTACAGGAAGGGGATCTTATCGTTGTGCAAACTGCACTTATTGATGAAATCCAATTTGATGATCACAAGTTTCATGTAATTAGCGAGAATGGCGTTGTAGCACGTTTACAAGAAAGCGATTTTTAAATGAACAGTATAGAACTCTATGGAGATAAGATTGGAAAAGTTGAGCTTGTCGATGCAGTTGGTTCAGACCTTACTATTGTTAATTCTGCTCGCGTATCATTTGGAGTTCATAAATCTGAATTAGACGACAAAGATCGGAAGCTAATCCGTTATCTCATTAAGCACAAGCATACTTCAACTCTAGAGCATTGTTTTGTCACTTTCCGAGTAAAGGTACCACTATTTATTCGTTCGCAACACCATAGACATCGCACTTGGAGTTATAATGAGATCTCTCGCCGTTATACGGCAGAGAATCTAGAATTCTACGAGCCTATGAGTTTTAGAACTCAGCATGAAAAGAATCGCCAAGCTAGCAACGAAAACGAGACGATTGATCCGATTGTTTATGAAGTCGGAGAAATAACTGCATCAAGAGCTATTAGAGATCATCATTTAGCGGCGGTATTTCTTTATGAAGAGATGATGCGAAAAGGTGTATGCCGTGAACAAGCCCGTGGAATTCTTCCACAAAATATGTACACTGAATATTACGCAAGTGCAAATCTTTCAAATATTCTAAAGTTTATTGAGTTACGTTCGCATGAAGGCGCTCAACTTGAAATTCAAAAAGTAGCCGAAGCAATGCTCAAAATTCTTGAGGGGCTCTATCCAGAAACGATTAAAGCGTATTACGAAGTAAAGAATGTTGCCTAAATCTAAGAAGCAGCCTCTAAAACTATCCTATGATAATATTGTCGTAGGCTCTAGTTTAGAGGCTGTTTTATTTGCTCATCAAATAAATGCTCCGCTTATTTGTACAAAAATACAAAAACCATACTTTTTTGAAGAAATGGAAGACTTTGGTATTGGTACAAATAAATTAGATGCTTGGAATAAGTATATATTTATATTAGGCATTGGTGGTCTTTTCCCATTCGCGGACAAAGTTAAGCTTTTAAGATATATTGATGCAAATACAATAAAAGCTATAACTTGGGAAGAAACTGTAGTAGATATAAAATTTAATAAACTTTTTTTGTTTAGCGATGAATCATTTTATGACTTGCCAATACAACCAACTAAGTCTAACAATGATATTATTATGGTGGATTGGTTAAAGGTTAAAAGTGGTCGATATCACGATTATCAATTTATCGACAGAGAAAGTAAATTTATCAATAAATTAATATTTTATGCTGGTAGTAATAAATATGGTGATAAACAGTCTAAAGATTGTCTTGTTATATCTTATTTAAAAGAAAACGAACAACATTACAGTAAATACGCCGAGTATGTTGTAAAGATTAAAACTGAAAAAATTCTAGAAGAAAGTGGCATTAAGCAAAACAGTATTTTAAAAATTGAAGTTGAACATTTACAGCGCGATATTATTCCTATAAACGGTAACAGCTATGAAATGTTTGATAATGTTATACCTATGATTGGGGTAGAACCTAAAACTGCTTGGCAATTTAAAAAGCTACGATTTAAAATAACATATCTACAGTACATACAAAAGAAGTTAGGTCTTTGATGGAAACAAATAATCTAGTACACCATGTTGCGGGCATAATACCTGTAGCCGGTGAACCATTAAATTTCAATATGCCTTGGCATGACTCAATGATGCCAGTACACAAAGATTATCATGCGGTCGAAAGGGCTGTACATTCAGCCGCAGTTGCTGGTTGTCAAACTATTTGGATTATTCTACACAGGGAAACTCAGCCATTAATTAAAAAAAAGATAACTTCTTGGATTTACGATCCATCAAATGTGTGGCGTGGTAGTAACGTATATTTTAATAAAAAAGAAATACCTGTTTATTATGTTGCAATAAATCCAAAAGATCGTAAGCGCAGAGACTCACAAGCATGGAGTGCTCTTTATGGTGCCAGAGTAGCTTCATATGTTAGCCTAAAAATAAGCCGCTGGGTCGTACCAAAAAGATTTCTGGTAGTCTCTCCGTATGGAGTAAGCTGCGAAGAAACTTTAAAAGAAAACAGATATTTGATAAGAGCATCGCAAAATGTATTGTTCAAATACAATGGTAAAACATTTTTAGACGATGAGCATATTCCATTTACATTTGATGCAAATGGATATAAAACGTGTAAAGACTACTTTAGGGAAAATTATAGCGGCAATGACTCAGATAAAAAGTTTTCCGATGTATTTAAAAAGATAGATGTTAGCACCTACAGGACGTTAGAATTACCTTGGCATTATAATATTAGCGACTGGGACAAGTATAGGTTGTTTTTATCTTCTGAACACAGTAAATTGTGTACTAGACCAAAATATATGGTAAAACATAAATGGCATGGTCTAATTCCCGATAAATAATTTTTCTTTACAACTTATTGACGAGATGGTACACTTCTACCATCTCGTTTTCTTTTGGAGCATATATGGATTGGGAGAAGAAGTATCACGCTTTAAAAAAGAATTTTGATCTTCTTGACAGACATAATGATGTATTGTATCGTGTCTTTCATGCAGCTCGCTCATTGCGAAACAGTGGCTACGATGGCGAATTTATTGGTGATGTAACTTCTGATTTATTCCGCGCTATTCGTGATGTAGAACAATACGAGAAGGAATTAAAGAATGACTGACTCTGAAAAAATAGAGTGGTTGACCGCTACAAATAATGCCCTTATGGAATCGCAAGAGCTTTTGGCTGGCGAAGTAAAAGAACTCCGAGAATGTTTAAGATGGTACCTTGATAATGACCCAACAAATGATGTTACTTATGAAATAGACAAGAACTATCTTAAAGGCAAGTATCGTGCCATGAAAGCGCTAGGAGAACATAAATGACTGATCGTAAAAAGCCAAGTATCCCGTTCTACAATATGCACGGCCATACAACTTTTTCTATCTTTGACGGCATGGGATATCCAGACGAACACGCCGACTTTGCTTTTGGCAATGGCTTACAAGGCATGGCTTTTACTGAGCATGGGAACATGAACAGCTTTGCTTATGCCTTCCAGAAATCTAAAAAGATGAAAGAAGAAGGTAAGGATTTTAAAATCGTCTATGGAATTGAAGCTTATATTCATCCCAATATCGAAGATTGGAAACTTGAGAAACAAAAGCACAAGGAAGACGCCAAACTTGCCAAACAGGTTGACGAGGATGTTGGGCTTGTTGTAGAAGACGAAAGCGAAACTAAAAAGGGTTCCTATGGTACACTCAATCAGCGAAGCCATCTTGTCATTAATGCAATCAACCAAGAGGGGCTTAACAATCTTTTCAAATTGGTATCAAACTCATACAGAGGAGATAATTTCTATCGCTATCCTCGTATGGATTATGATTTGTTGCGTAAGCATAATTCCGGTCTTATTGTTTCCACGGCTTGTATCGGTGGTGTACTTGGGAACGATTATTGGCGTAACCGTGATAACGGTGACGGGGCTGTTTACAGCGCTATGGAGCGAACTGTTCAGGAAATGATGGATATCTTTGGGGATCGCTTTTACGGTGAACTTCAATGGGCTAATTTCAAAGAACAACATATTATTAATCAATTTATTATTCAGTTAAGCAAACAATATGGATTCCAACTAGTTAGCACTTGCGATGCACATTTTCCTTCGCCGGATATGTGGAAAGATCGCGAAATTTATAAACTTCTTGGTTGGATGGGTAAGCGGAAAGATGAGATTAAAATTGATCAACTTCCACAATCACTTGCAGAAATGGAGTATCAACTTTATCCTAAAAACGGGGATGAATTGTTCACAGCGTATCGTGAGTTTTCATCACGCCTTGGATTTTCTTACGACGATAAGCTGGTAGAGGAAAGTATTGCTCGTACTGCCGATATTCTCAAGAACCGTATTGAGAACTATACGCCCGATACTAGCATTAAACTTCCTAACTTCGTTGTCCCAGAGGGTGAAACTGCTGATACCGCTCTTGCTAAATTCTCCGTAGACGCCCTTAAGAAGAGTGGCCTATGGCAGGATCAAATTTATATTGATCGTTTAAAGGAAGAATTGCACACCATTAAGGATCGTGGATTTTCTAAATACTTTTTAACTATGAAAACGATTTCCGATAAGGTTTCGGAAAATCAGCTAGTGGGCAGCGGTCGTGGATCGGGCGCTGGCTCCCTAGTATCTTATCTGCTTGGGATTACACAAGTTGATCCAATCAAGTATAAACTCCAGTTCTCACGGTTTATTCGTAAGAATGCCAAGGATTATCCAGATATTGATTATGACTGCGCCGATCCTATGGAAGTAAAAGAACTGTTTATTAAGGAATTTGGAGAGAACAGCGTAGTTCCAATTAGCAACTATAACACGCTACAAATCCGTTCGCTTATTAAGGACATCAGTAAACTTTATGAAATTCCATTCCAAGAGGTAAACGATGTCACCAGCAAAATGTTGTTTGAGGCTACACCGCTAGCTAAGAAAGATCATGGAATTACTGCTGGTGTTTACAATCCAACTTGGGAAGAATTAAAGAAGTATTCAACATCTCTTGACGCGTATCTTCGTAAATATCCACACGTTGCAACTCATGTGGAAAACTTACAAGGACAAATCCGTAGTATTTCTCGTCATGCGGGCGGCGTATTGTTTGCAGACAATCTCAATGAAAAGATGCCATTAATTAAAAGTGGTGATGTCGTCCAGACTCCTTGGGTAGAAGGACAAACCGTTCGTCATCTTGAGCCACTTGGTTTTATTAAGTTTGATATTCTTGGTATTGCTTCGTTACGAATGATTGATGATTGCATTAAACATATTCTTAAGCGCAAGCATGGAATCGCCAATCCATCATTCCAAGATATTAAAAAATTCTATGACGATAATCTTCATCCCGGTAAGATTGACCTTGAAGATCAAAAGGTTTACGATGCCGTCTTCCGTGGTGGCAACTTTATGGGAGTATTCCAATTCGCAAATAACAAAAGCGCGCAAAACTTTTGTATAGAATCTAAACCAAAGAACATTGTAGACATTGCCGCGATTACATCTATTTATCGTCCCGGTCCATTGTCAGCAAATGTAGACAAAAAATATGTTGAGGCAATGCGTAATCCGCAAAACATTAAATATGTTCATCCACTAGTTGAGGAAGTTACACGGGAAACATTTGGTTTTATTATCTTCCAAGAGCAATTAAGTTTGCTGGCTCATAAACTTGGAAAAGACATTTCACTCGATGAAGGTAATGAACTTCGTAAAGTATTAACTAAAAAAGGTACAGGCAAAGAAGCCGCTGTAAAGGAGAAGTTATATGGTAAATTCGTTGACGGGTGCCTTGAAAAAGGTATTGCCAAAAAAGATGCAGATGATCTCTGGAAAACTATGGAATTCTTTTCGGGATACGGTTTTAACCTTTCACACGCGGTTTGTTATTCCATCCTCTCTTATCAATGTGCGTATCTATTACACTATTATCCCGCCGAATGGGCCTGTGCCTTCCTTGCAAAAGAACCAGAAGACCGAAAAGAAACCGCTATTGCACTAGTGAAGCGTGCAGGGTTCAAGATTCGTAAGCTAGACATTAATCTTTCAGGAACTGAATGGGAAGTTGATCCAAATGACGACACTACTCTTGTGCAGCCCCTATCTTCTATTAAAGGTTTGGGCGATACAGCTATCGCGGAAATAATGAAAGCTCGTCCATTTAAAACAGTAGAAGAATTATTGTTTAATGAAAACATCTCGTACAACAAATTTAATAAGCGTGCGCTTGACGCTCTTGCGCGCAGTGATGCACTACGCCCTGTTATGGATGACCGATTCACAGGCGCTAAGCACTTCTGGAGCGCTGTAGTGGTTGATCGTCCTAAGACCTTAAAGAAGCTAAAAGAAAACATTGAACTTTACAAGCCAGAAGGCGATTTTACAGACGAAGAAAAGATTGAACACATTACTCAGTTAACAGGGGCTTATCCAATTAACCTTGTTATGACCGATGATATAATGGATAAGCTTGCCAAGAAAGAAATTGAACCGCTTGGCAAACAACCGGAAGAAGGTGAGGAGCGTCAATTCGGTAATCGTCTTGTTTGGTTTATCCCACGTGGTAAAGAGATTAAAACAACTAAGAACGGTAAACCGTATTGGATTATTACTGCTACCGATAGCACAAATATGTTGACAGAAGTTAAATGTTGGGGTATAAGAGAAACAGATGTAATACACATGAATCGTCCATACTTAGCACAGATTGTAGTAGATAGCTTTGGTAATTCAATTAAAAGTTTTAAAGACGGAATTAAACTACTTGCTTAACAATAGGAGGCTTCAATGTTTTGGAAATTATTGCATGAAGATGTAGCGGTAACCAACGATAGCAGTGTGACTTCAAAATCTTGTGTTATATTAGAACATGATGGAGTTAAGGTGAAGTTAACAGATACGGTTGTGCCCGAGAATCATACCCTTGGTAGTAAAAAGGTTCTTATGGATGCGGCTTATAAATTAGAAGATCTTGCTCGTCAAATGAAAAAGAAAGCAGAGGCATTATACTAATGGAAAAAGATATCCCACCTGTTATAGCATTACGCGCAGCAACACATAAAAAAGGTACACCATACCCAGAAATGAATTTTGATAGCGAAGCAGAAAAGTATGGTAGAATGTATTCTTCATTTGTTTGCTATTCAAATGAAGATATAAAAAATAAGCTAGAAGAGCATTATACAAAATATCCAAAAGCAATTGATTGCACTTATTTTTGGTACGAAATATACAAGGAGACAAAATGACAACTTTAAAAATTGATCCGTTCGATTCAGCCGAAGGGCAAACATTTTCAGATTTTTTTAAAGTAAAACTACAATGGAAGCCGCTAACTTCTACTGCTAAAGGACCACAAAAAGCACACGCTGAAGACGCAGCGTGGGATCTTTACGCTGATACCCCAGAATACGATATTCATTTAACCCCCGGTCAAACAAGAGTAATCCCAACTGGTCTTGCTATTATGCCACCAAAAGGATGGTGTTGTAGTATTAGAGGCCGCTCAGGAATGAGCAGCAAAGGAAAGCTAGCAATTCTTGGTCTTGTTGACAGTTATTATACTGGCCCTTGGGGTGTTATAATGCATAATGCGGGGAATGAAAGCATTAAAATCTGCCATCATGACAAAATCGCCCAATTTGTTGTTGAGCGTGTATGGGAAAGTGAACTGGTTCAAGTTGAGCAATTTGAAGATAAAGGCACTCGTGGCGTTACAGGATTTGGTGCTTCTGGCGCGAAATAATTTATAAATTAAATATATATCTTGCCCTATGATACTATTTATTGGTATCATAGGGCTTATATTATGTTTAGACTAAAAATCAAAGAAAACAAGACTATCAATGAGATAAAAGCAACAAAAGAATTAGTATACAGCCCCGAGTTTTTTAAAAAATATAAAAAACCCGGTTATTATATTAGATTTACCAACGAGATCGGCACCAGTGGTCAAATAATGTTGACCCCAAATTATAGTTCGTATAAATGGAAGCATACTCCAATTGGTATATATGGATACCCATTAGACAACGAAGAAGTTATAGACATGTTAATGGGGCAAAGACTAACTTTCCAAAATCTAGATTTAGCAATAATTTATTATGTAGATCCGGCTATTACCGAGGATCTAAAAGATCTAGCAAAAAATCATCCAAATTTTATTGATAAGTTAAAAGAAAAATTTGGAGAAGAAAAAGTGTTAGAAGCAGTTAAAGCTGCGTATGAAAAAGATAAGAGTTTGGACTCAAACATATTTTCTGGTACTGGTTATTATATAGCTGATGGTTTAAATTTTTCTGGTGTTAAATACTCATCGGATTTATCTAAGATCTATTGGTATATTTTAAGATTTTTAGCCACTAGCGCTCAACAAACTGCGCTATTGCACAGTTTAAATATTAAGGCCGTAAAAGACGATAGATCAATTATTGACACTGGCGCTAGTGGAAAAAGATCAGCGGCTCCGGTGCAAGGTTTAGTTCTTAGCTCTACCTATATAAAAAATTATGAAGTATTTACGAATCCTTCAAGAACCATACAAAGAAAAAGTAGATTACTAGCGCCAGAAAAAGCAGTACAAATAAATAAAAATAAATTAAAAGAACACTATCAACAGTTTATGAAAGTTAATAAAAATATTTCTAGTAAATTGTCCAGCCTTAAAATTGAAAGCGAACTCCGAGATACAAAAAACGGTATACAATTATCGTTTACAACCCCAATGAACCATTTGGAAGTGTTCAAAAAACATTTTCCAAATTATGATATAAAAAAGTTTAGTAAGTATGACTTTATCATAGCAATAATTTCTGCTGTAAATCTAACGAAAGGTAGTTTCGTAAGGGATCAACAACAGATTGAATTCGAGACAAAACAATCGGCGGAATTAGCAGATTCACCCGAAGCACAAGATAGATATATTTTTGAGATCTCGTTAGAAAACGAAAAAGATGTTATTCCATATTCTTCTTCGGCAAAACTATATAATCAAATTTATAAAAGATTAAATGAAAAAGTTTTCTCAAAACCAGTTTATGAAAAAGAATTAGTTACACAAATTAAATACATTTTAAAATCTAAATAATTTTACGCATTTCATCCCACGGTATGCTATAATGGCTACCGTGGGATTTTTATTTGGAGAAAATATGTCAAAACTTAACCGCCAGCAACGCAGAGCACTACAAAAAATAGCAGGTAAATCAGCAACGTCTACGATAGACTTAATGTTAAGCATTGGAGATAAGTGCTTGCAATGCGAAGCCCCGTTTGATAGAATGTCTAAAGAAATGGCGAGGACATGGTTTATAGAAGTTTATAAAGAAGCAAAAGAAACACGTATTTTTTGTCCACAATGCCAAGAAAAGAGGAGCAAATGAAAGAAGCTTTAACCTACGATGACGTTCTACTTGTACCGGCTTTTTCTGATATTGAAAGCCGTTCACAAGTAAGCCTTAAGAGTGAATTAAGCAAAGAGCTACCGTTCGACACTCCAATTATCGCTAGCCCAATGGATACAGTTAGCGGCTATCAGATGGCTAAGAAGTTATCCCAGCTAGGCGGTGTCGCTATTATCCATCGATATTGCTCAATTGGTGAACAGGCTGATATTGTGCGCTCTTTAAAGCGCGATGGTGAACGTGTAGGCGCAGCAATTGGAGCAACTGGTGATTACATGGAAAGAGCAGCAGCTTTATATGCTGCTGGAGTTGATTTTGTTTGTATCGATGTAGCGCACGGACATCACAAAAATGTTTATGAAGCCATTAAAGCTTTGCGTTTTGCATACGGCTCAGGTCCACACATCATGGCAGGAAACGTAGCAACCGCCGAAGCTTTTGAAGCATTGCAAAGCTGGGGTGCTGATTCGATTCGCGTCGGCATTGGTGGCGGTAGCATCTGTTCTACCCGCATCCAAACGGGCCACGGTGTCCCAAATATTACTGCTATTATGGAGTGCGCGCAAGTTGCCACTACGGCTACTCTTATCGCGGATGGTGGCATCAAGAATGCTGGGGATATTGTAAAAGCACTTGCGGCTGGCGCTGATTTTGTAATGCTTGGTTCGCTATTAGCTGGTACAGATGAAGCACCCGGTGAAGTTGTTGCTGGTATGAAGGCTTACCGTGGTATGGCAAGCCGTGAAGCTCAAGAAGAGTGGCGCGGTAAATCCTCAGCCCCAGAAGGCATTGCTACAACCGTAAGCTATAAAGGCTCAGTAGAGCCGATCTTTAATGATCTTGTTGGCAACATTAAAAGTGGTTTATCGTATAGTGGAGCGACAACTATCGCTAGTCTGCAGGCTAGAGCGCAATTTATCAGACAAACAAGCGCCGGTCAGCACGAAAGCTCAACTCATATTCTTGGGAAGCGCTAATGTCAGAGTACGGTAAAAATCGTAAAAAGATTGTTTTTTATGATGATGACCATACTCATGCCCAACTCCGTATTAAATTTATAGCTGATGGCATAAAGCAAGCTACCTTCTTTAAAGATCTAATACGTGCCTATATTGACGACGATCCAAATATAAGGGCATGGATTAATAATAACCCTCACTGCAAAGTCAGTGTTCGTAGCATGAAAATGCGTAAACGTGAAGATAAGAAGATTGAAGAACAAAAGACTAATTTCAATTTAGACCACAATGATGTCCAAGAAATCTTTGATATCTTGGCGGAAGAGGACAAAACATGAAATGCCTAAATGAATGCCGTAAAACACAAAGCCCATGTTCCAAAAACGATTGTCGTCATTGGATTGAATACGATTCAGATCTTAATTGTAGCGTTCATTCTGCTGATATTCACGGCCCAATGACGCTAGACGAGGTGTCAAAAAGACTTGGGATGTCACTTGTAAGAGTTAAGCAAATCGAAGAAGCTGCACTAATTAAACTACGTAAGAAAAACGGCAACTTAATTAAAGACTTGTTGCATGAATAATTTTTTATTCTTTTGAGTTCGATAGCACTATTTATTATGTAAATCGGACATTTACATCTTATATCCTAGGAGATACATATGAGCGATAAGAAACAACTACTTGAAGAAGGCACAATTCGCCGCTTCATGGAACTCGCTAACATCAAACCATTAAACACAATGGAAAGCGGTGTTATCGAAGAAGCTGCTAAAAAACCAGCTGCTAAAAAACCAGCTGCTGAAGAACCAGTCAAAGAAGGTTATGCTGCCGAAGAAGAATCACTAGAAGAAGCTGATTCAATGGAAGAAATGGGCACTAAGGCTCATTCAGAAAAACCAGCCACGATGGAAGAAGCCGAAGGCGAAATGGAAGGGGGTGATCATGGTGAACAAGTACGCGCAGCTCTAGAAGAAATTAAGAGCGGCGTTGACAAACTTGTCAGCATGATCGAAGGTGCCGGTGGCGTAGGTTTTGAAGTTGAAGAAGAACCAGAAGGTGGCGGCGAAGAAGCGCCCGAAATGCCAGAAATGGGCGGCGAAGAAGAAGGCGAAGAGAAAGAAGAAGCTTCCTTAGAAGAAAAGAAAGAAATGGAAGAAGAGTCTATGGAAGAAGCTCTCGCTGAAGAACTTACCCGTCGTGTAGCAGCTCGCCTTATGCGCGAAGCTAAGAAAGGCGCAGTTGCCAAAAAAGGCGGCAATTGGCTAGCTAAACCATCACACGCTAAACCACCAAAAGCTAAGGGAAGCCCCGTAAAAGGCGGAACCCCATTCAAGGGTGGCAAGAAATAAAAGATTAAGTTAATTAATAGATTGGGCGGCAGGGAAACTTGCCGCCCTTTTCTTTTGTCTTTACAAACATTTTAAAATGAGCTACTATGCGTTTATGGACACACCAATCGCTTTTGCTAGTGGAATGCTTGTTATGTTAATTATTGATAGACTGCTACAATCTTTTGGGGCTTACCATATTTACAAGCGTGCAGAACTATATTCAATTATGCTGCTGCTTGAAAATGAAGTTTGGAGAAGGCAAGCTCTTAAGGTATTAGAAGTTGTTTATGATTATGGAGATAAACAGGAAGAGTACCAAAAGATTGTTGAAACAATAAATAAACGCTTCAGTGAAGCTCAACAAAATACTATCGCACTAATTAAGAAAAGAGTACCATACGATATTAAATACAATACACTAGCAGAATCAGAACAATATGTAATAGAAGATCTGAGGAAGCTGGACGGAGAATAAGATGGCTAAAAATGGAGAGGCGATGATTGGTATTATAAAACAACTTATCGAAGAAGTTAAGGCAGAAAATAAAGGCAAAGTGTTAACCGAAAGTCTTATCAAAGAGGCTGATGCTGTTACTGTAGAACGCAAAGCAATTAAGAATTATATTACAAAAAACTTAATTGAAACTTTAAAAGCGTCTGAAAAATAATGATCTTAAAGGATCCAAAACAAATAATTACAAGTATATTTAAAAAGTATGCCAAAGTAGAAGATAATACAATCTATGCTGAGAAGCTCTTTATTATAAATACTGTAGTTAATTCTTTGTTTAGAGAGGCCGATAATAAAAACTTCAGTAAGAAGCTGGTTGAGTATGGGGAAATCATAAACCGTTATCTAAAAAATGAGATTGACATCTATTGGCGTGGTGATACAATCATGGTCAAGGAGTTGAACCGAATTGACAGAGAAACTAACGGAGGCTAACTTGGTTTCAAACGCATGGAAATTTTATGAAGACGAAGATGGTATTGATTATCGTTTGCAGTTTACAGAAGTGCCTTGGAAATTACGGAGAACCCTACTTGATGCCATGAAAGATTGGAACAATGTAGGAACTGGCTGGACAAAGGAAAGCGGTAATCAGATTCTTATTTTTAAGAAAATCTTCAGAAGTGAAGAAGAGTGGAAGAATTGGGCAGACACGTTCCCTGTTCAAATTAAGGAAATGAAGTATTGGGGCGATAAAGTAAAAGTGGTTATCCACGGAAAGAAGAGCAAATAATGTCAAAGCGTAAATTTAATAACGAAGAAGAAATTCAAGAGCACGTAGAAGCCCCACCATTTGTTATGGTACATCCAGCAAGTGATACAAAACCAGAAATCAGTTTACGTAAAATTGGTCTAGTGGGTGATGTCACAGAAGAAAAAAGCTCTGATATTATTTATGGGCTCTATGCTCTTAAAGAAATGGGGAAATATGAAGAACCCCCAACTACAAAGCGCGGTAAGGCTAAGATTGCTTACGAACCAATTGACTTTATTCTTTCAACTAATGGCGGCAGCGCCAGCGATATGTTTGCTATTTACGATGTAATGAGAGAGATCCGTAAGGATTGTGTAATCTCAACTCATGGGCTTGGTAAAGTGATGAGTGCTGGCGTACTGTTGCTAGCTGCTGGCTCAAAGGGTCATCGTAAGATTGGTAAGCATTGCCGCGTTATGATCCACTCAGTTATTGCTGGTAACAGTGGTCCAATGTTTAATCTTGAAAATGAAATGAACGAAGTACGTGAAACCCAAAAGCGCTATATCGATGCGCTTCGAGCAGAAACAAAAATGACAGCCGCTCAGATAAATAAGTTTCTAGAACGTCACGTTGATATCTATTTATCTGCTGAAGAAGCAGTTAAACTAGGTATTGCAGATATTGTTGTTTAGAGGATAATTTAATGAATAAGAAAGATCTTGACGTTTTAGAACTTATGCGCGAAAGCCTATTAAAAGCTAATAAACAATTAGGCTTTACAAAAGAACAGATATTAAAAGAATCTGCTTTTGAAGAAGAATTTGACCCAGAAAAACACATGCCTAAATTTGAGGTAACAAAAAATTGGGGAACTTCTGGGACTCTTGAGTCTAATCAGTTAGATGCGATAATTAAAAATATTGTTGATATTAACGAGACTAATGGTTTGGTTAGATATAAACAAGCTATTGAAAGAATGAATCAGATATTTGGCGCAACAGAAAAAAAAGAACAAGAGTTACAAACAGCAGCAGAAGAACCAAACGCTAAAATAAACGAGATTGTATCGTCACTACAAATAAAAAATATCATTCACGCAATTATTAATAATAAAGATCCGCAAACTGCTGGCAAATTATATGAATTTTTAATGGCACGTATTGCGGGTGGCTTTACCCCCGGCGAAGCAAATATAAATATTGCCGACTTTATTGACGCAGAAGGACATTTTATCAGCTTAAAAACTTTAAAGTCTGGTTCAAACGCTATTATAAAAGGCTCAAAGTTTAATTTAGCGACTGCTATCGCTAAAAAAGGCGAAGTTACTTTCCTTGTTTGTCTAAAAGATCAAGAGCCAGATACATTTAAACTATCTTCATACAGCTTTTCTGTGAATAAGGATAATTATTTTAATTTTATATTAGGCGCTAGCCAAAACGTAAATATGGATGCTGTTCTTGCAGAAATGAGCGATCTGGAAAAAAGACTCGCTGATGTATCCAAAGATGTTGAAACTGGTCGCAAAGAAAGACTCGGAGCAAAAATTCTAAGAAAACTAGATCTTGATGGCTTAAGAGCAAAATTAGACCAATATGTTGCAAAAAGAGGAAACATAAAGAATCAAAAAGTATCTCCAGCTCAAAAAAAGTTCGATGAAGCTCCAGAAGGTTCACCTGAAAAGTTACAAGCAAAAGCTATTTTAGACGCAGCATCAGAAGAGTTTGAAAATAACGAAGCTAACATTACCGATATCAGTGATGAAATAAAAACTCGCGAAGCTAAAGCAAAATCTTTAAAAGGTCAAGAACAGACCGCACAAGAAGAAAAGCCCGAGGATTCATTAAATGAATCTTTATCACAAACACAAGTTATTACTGATATTGCAAACAACGTTGAATTAGCTAAAAATATCTTTACAATGTTAGAACCAAGCGGTGAACCTAAGTCTGATAAAGATGTAAGAAAACACTTTACAGATAAGCTAAAGGTATTAGAAAATTACTTAAAAAGTAACCCAAAGGCTTTAAAATTATTTAAAAATTCTCTTGCTCTTTATACAAAAGGAAGAGAAGAATGGGACGCTGATACAATCAATAAGGCAATCGTTAGAGCTAGTGGATCTAAATTATTTTCTCTAGAAAACTTAAAGATTCTTGACGGAGTAATGGATTCCATACAATCTCTTGCTGGTCTAAAACTAGGCATAGAAGCAGAGACTGATCCAAAAATTTTATCCGATTACGAAAAACTATCTGATAAAATAGAACAAATAACTCCACAAGAAGAAAACAGAATTAATGCTCTTTTTAAAAACAATGAATCTGTTTATAATGACATAAAGCAAAAATTGCAAATAGCTTATAGACCATTTGTCGAAGCATACACGCAATTTGCGAATGTTAAAATAGACAAAAAGAATGTTTCTAAAGCGGAACCACAAGAAAAAGCTGGTGAAATTTCTATTTTTGATCGTCTAAGTAACGCGCTAGATAAACCTTTAGCTACAAAAACAGTAGGCGATTTAAAAACACCAGTTTACGGACAAGAGGTCTTACAAAAAGTTAATGATTTCTGGTCTAAGTTAGAAAATTTTGAAGGCCTTTCTGTAGAGAAACTACAAGAAGCAAATGGGCCAGTTCAAGATAAAAAAGATTCACAATTTTTTATTAGTATACCAAAGTCAAAGCAAATAGCACAAATGACAAAAGGTGGCAAACTAGATGAAAAATATCCAACAGTTTTTATTACTGGTAAAAACTTAAAAGATTCCTCTGTTGCTACTGCTAAATTGTTTAAGGATTGGGCAGAGCCTATCTATAGAGGAATGCATTATTTAACGAATGGCGTTAATAGATATTTTATCGAAGATGATGTCGCTGGCTTAACCTTAGCTGATAAAAGCGCTTCAGAAGTAATCACAGGCGTTTCAGCTGTAAAACAAAAAGGGGCTAAGGCATCAGAACTAAAAGAAAATAAACAACCACAAAAGACTCAATCAATTAAAGAATATATTAAAAATTCCCCGCTAGATGATATACTTGAAGACCTATTAAAATAATGGAGGGCTAATGCCACGGGTATTTAACAAAGACACAGAATTAAATCAAAAAATAGTTACAGGTGTTAAAAAATTAAGCGAAGCAGTTGGAACAACACTTGGGCCAAAAGGCCGGAATGTTGTTATCCATGCAAAAGGGAAAACTCCATTTATAACTAAAGATGGTGTCACGGTAGCGGCTCATATGCATCTGGAAGACCCATTTGAAAACATTGGAGCCCAAGTCTTAAAACAAGTCTCCCAGAGAACAGTAGAAGACTGTGGCGATGGCACCACAACAAGTACAGTGCTTGCAAGTGCAATCCTTATAAAATCACAAAAATATATTACAGCTGGTAGCAATCCAACAGACATAAAGCGTGGCATGGAAAGAGCAGCCGAAGCAATAGTTGAAGAACTAAAGAAAGCAGCTAGACCAATTTCAACATTAAACGATGTTGAAAGTATTGCCAAAATAAGTGCAAACGGCGATAGTAAGATCGCAAAACTGATTGCTACCGCTGTAGATAAAGCTGGTATTGATGGGGCTGTTTCTATCGAAGAAGGACGTTCTCAGGAAACAACGCTAGATATTGTTGAAGGTTTTCAATTCGATTCAGGCTACCTTTCAACTCAGTTCATTACTGATGAACGTAAAGGCTCCATGCGTTATGAAAACGCCCTTGTGCTTGTTTGTGACGGTGTAATTTCAAATATTGAAGAACTACTACCCGTTCTTGAGATTGTAGCCAGAGAAAATAAACCATTTGTTGTTGTCAGCGAAGGGGTGGAGGGTCAAGCACTAGCTGCCCTTATAACAAACGCTGTCCGTGGCACTATGCGGGTAGCTGCTATTAAAGCTCCAAGATATGGGCAAGAGCGTAAAAACTTACTGAACGATCTTGCCGTCTCAGTTGGTGCTACATTTATAAGCCGCGAAAACGGCATGCTTCTGCAAGAAACAAAGCGTACTGATTTAGGGTCTGTAAAAAGTGTAGAATCTTTAAAGAATTGGTCAACATTTGTTGGTGGTAAAGGCAATGCTGACGAAATCGAAAAGCGTATTGAAACTTTAAAAGCTGAAATCTCTCAGACTGACGATCTTGAAGAGTGTAAACGTATTCAAGATCGCATCACACGTCTTGCTGCTGGCGTTGCTATTATCCGTGTTGGTGGTGTTACCGAAGTAGAAATGATAGAACGTAAACATCGTATAGAGGATGCACTTGCTGCTGTTAAAAGCGCGCAAGAAGAAGGTATTCTTCCCGGTGGCGGTATAGCATTACTTCGTGCTGCAAATGCTGTGCAATTACAAAGTGATCTTGACGATGAACAGTTTGGTATAAACGTTATCCTAGAAGCCTGTAGTGAACCTATCCGTAAAATTGCTGAAAACTGTGGAGAGAAACCAGATGTTATCATCTCTAATTTATTAGACAAAGATAAATGTCGCGGCGATTGGACAGGCTACAATTTCCATTATGGAGAATATGTAGACATGGATGCGTCTGGAATTATTGATCCAGCTAAAGTAACCCGTTGCGCATTACAAAATGCAGTCTCCGCAGCCTCCACTTTAATGACTACAAATTATGCTATCGTAGAAGTTTAAATATACTAATTATAGTATGGGAAGGAGGGCCTACAATGGGTCAGGATAATGAAGTAGTTAGAGAGCTGTTGACGGAATTAAAAATAAGCATTGAAAAGATGTCTGCCCGTGTAGACCAAACTTACGATAGAGTTGAAAAACTGGAATCTTCTATACAAAAAGTAGAGGGCGCAGTTTCATCTCAGGAAAGAAGATTAATTGTTTTAGAACAAAGTATCCCACAAAACCTTATTTCTGATTTAGCTTTAATGAAAGATTCCATTGAAACTTATAAAAAAGTTGTGTGGATGGTTATAGCAGCAGTTATAGGTTCTTGGTTGAAATTGTTTATTCAATAGTCTAATCTATGCTATACTATCGGGGCGACGGGTTGATCCCGTCGCCTTCTTCTTTAGAGGTATCCATGAACGTTAAAATATCATATACTGTACCAATGGAACGCGTGCCAAGCAAAATAGACGAACTGCTGGCTGAATCCGGTCAGCAACTTTCTGTTTTAGGTGAAAGTTTAAAGCAAATTAATTTTGACGAAAGTAGCTCTGCTGTTATAGCAAAACTAGAAAAAATTGATAAAGCACGTAAACAGTTGATGTCTATTGACTTGTTGTTCGAAGACTGCTATACTATTCTTGCTAGTTACAATAAAGCACTAGCTGATATGAAAATGCCGTCAAGCACAAAACAGGAGACACAACATGATGGAATGGCCGAGTAAGGGAGATCCGGTATTCATCCCACAGAAGGTTCAGGTAGTTAGGTTTAACGAAGCAAATCATCCAGTAGAAGGTAAAATGTTCGATAAACCAACTTTTGCTACTGTATACGAAAACAATGGCTCTTATTGTGAAGTGCTAATTGGAAATCAAATTTGGTCTGTTCGTACTGAACAGCTTAACAAAGGGGAAGCATATGCTAGTAAGATTGACAGAAGTATTTGAAATAACCTCACAAAGCAAATATAGTGTTAGAGAAGTTTCTGTAAATCCAGAGCACGTTGTTGCGCTAAGGCATGACCCAGTAGCCAAGTCTGCCCTTTTTGAAGGTCGCATGCCTGATGGATTATCTGGGGAAGCAGACTTTACAAGAATCTATTTAAATACAGGGAACTTAAATATCGTTGTAGTTGGAACGCCAGCTATGATTGAAGAGAAGCTAAAAACTAACAGGAGAGTTCTCAAGGGCTAGGATGAGTGACGATAACAACGATGAATTAGCTCAATATTATACAATAAACTTTGAGAAATTCATAGAAATGATAAAGCGTGTTGAAGCTTTACATTATATTTTAACAGATCTTTTACAGGATCATGTTGTTTACACACCACCAGACAACTGGGACAGCTCTCCCATCTCTGATTTATGTGGATTTTTTGCTGCCACCAATGAGCTTAAAGTTTATTTAGATGATATTATAAATAATCCAACGGAAGAAGAAATAGAAATAAGCACGAAATATAACATTACAGATGTATTGATATCATTAAGCGATCTTAACGCCGTAAATATTTTATTTGGAGCGCTTGAAGAATACGGGGAAAGATTACAGTACAACCATAAAATAATAACAACGTTGCAATAGCCTCTTGACATTCTAATAGTAATAACTATACTAGTATCCATAAAGCGGTGAACCCGCAAAAGGAGAAAATAAAATGTCAAACACAACCCCATACCATCTAGATCGAGTAATTGATAGCCTGTTCTTTCCGTATACAACTATTAGTACGGCAAAGACTCGTTACACCCAAACTGTAACAGATACTGCTTATATTGTTGAGGCTCCAATGATAGGTGTAACTAAAAATGATCTTGTTGTAAATGTAGTAGATAACAATCTTGTTGTTACCGCTACTCCAAGCAGTAAGAGCCGTTGGAGTTCTGAGTTTAAACAAACTTGGATTCTAAATGATGACGCTGACGTAAATGCTATCAACGCTCGTCTTGAGAATGGCCTACTAACTCTAACCATCCCAAGAGTTAAACCGTCAAAACGTACAGTAAATGTTACAATCCAATAAATAAATAACTTATTTATTAATAGAGAGGGCGGCTAAAAACCGCCCTTTTCTATTATTTATAACTATTTATTTTTATGAAATTAGTTATAAAACAAAAACAACCAAAACCACAAATTCAATCAGTTGGTGCTCCTCCACAATCGGCAATCGGTGGTCCAATCTCAGGCGCAGGTTATATGACAAGAAACACTGCTGGACTTGAGGATGAACAACAAGCAGAAGAGATGTTACAAGAATGTGGATGTCCTTGCGAGATGTGTTCATCCGGCGAGCACCATCAAGATTATGATCTAGAATTCCACGACCATGATGATGATCTAGAAACTTTTTCAGACGATGAACCAATAGAAATTATGTCTTCAGGTGACTCTAGGATCACATTAATAATAACCGAAAAAAAGAAAAAAAAGAAGAAAAAGAAAGGCGGTAGATGTGTAAGAATAGCCAAGCGAAAATATCACAAATGGCCTTCTGCATATGCTTCTGGAGCTGTTGTCAAATGTCGCCAAGGTAAGATCTGGAAAGGTTTAAAAGAAGCAATTGAAGATATATTAGACGAAGAAGTATTAGAAGAAGATTTACGTAAATGGTTTAAAACAGGTGGCTGGGTTAATTGCCGAACAGGCGGTCCATGCGGTAGAGAAAAGGCCGGTAGAGGCGCTAGACAAAAATACCCAGCCTGTAGACCAACGATGGCTCAATGTAAACCGGGAGCAGTTAAACGTAAAAAGAGCGAAAAACGCATTTCTTGGAAAGATCAACGTAAGAAGAAGGAAGAATAAAATGCATAAATTAGTCATTAAAGAAATGAAAGATCTAGCCATCGAAGAATTAATGGAAGAATTAGATACCGCCTCTTTAGAGAACAACTACCCAGCTTGCGAAGCATGCTTGCTTGAGCATCTAGAATCACTACAGGAAGGTGTCATTGAGGAAGCCGAATATCGTGGTCGTAAAGTTACACTTGGCAAACCAATGCGCGGCGATGTAAAGAAGTTTAAAGTGTTTATTAAGGATCCAAAAACAGGTAATGTTAAAAAAGTAAACTTTGGCGATAAAAAGATGCGTATTAAGAAAAGCAATCCAAAGCGCCGTAAGAGTTTCCGCGCACGTCATAATTGCGCAAATCCCGGTCCTCGCACAAAAGCACGCTACTGGTCGTGTAGAAAATGGTAATGTATAAATTATTGGTAATAGAAAATAAAACACTTACACAAAACGATAAAGAAACATTAAAGCGTATTGCTGATAAACATGTTGGCTACATGGAAATAAGCGAAGAGTCTAAAGGTTTTGCTTGTGGCTCATGCCGTAGTCTTAACGAAGAAGGATTTTGTGAGAATCCAGAAGTAAAAGCTTACGTGTCTGCAAAACATGGTTGCTGTAATTATTTTTATCCAAAAGCGGCAAAGGTTGTATTTCCAACAAAGGAAAAATAAATGCACAGACTTTATATATACGATAAAAAAGAACTCGAAATGGGTATAAAGAAAGAAATGGAAGAGCATGGTATGTCTGAACAAGAAGCAACAAAGACAGCCAAAGACCATTTAAAAGAAAACCCAAAGTATTATAGTATAGCTTCTAACGTGGGTTTAGAAGACGAAAGCGCTCTTGAGGAATCATTAGCTGCACTAAATGGTATTCCAACCGGCAAGAATTGGCCTTTTACAAAACCATCCGGTAGACTAAAAGGAATAGAAAGAAAGATTAAAAAAGCTCGCAAACAAGGATCAGCTGGTTATGCTGTTGGCCCCGGTGGATTACCTTTCGGTCCCAGATAAATTATAGGTACAACAATCTAACAGTTACTATTTATGTTACGAGGAATTAATATGAAAATTAGCAAAGATCGTTTAAAACAAATCATTAAAGAAGAATTAGCCGTTGGCGTAGCCGGTGAACCGCCAAAGCATGAATTACCACGCGGCGGCGAACATGATGAAATGAGCGGTGGCGCTTATCCACGCGACCAACATGGCTATGAAGGCGAAATGGCAAAAACTAATCTTTGGAAGATCGCTGAATATGCCCAAGAAATGCACGATCTTATCCATGACGATGAAGATTTAGAGCCTTGGGTTGAAGAAAAAATTGCCGTTGCTGCTTACATGATGGACCAAATCGGTCATCACCTACAATACAAGAAACATCGTGGGCACGAAGAAGCCGAAGGCGAACCCGGACACGTTGATTTTCCCGGTGAAGAACATGGCGAAGAAGATGAAGAATATGAATTAGTCCTTGGCGATGAAATGGAAGACGGCATGGACGAAGAAAGCATGTGCGAAGACTGCTAATACAGGAATTTAAATAATGTCTAATTCGATTAAGCAAAGTAAATTATTATTAGAAGGTTGGCGTAAATTCCTAGTTAAGGAAGCTGAACAACCCATCGCAGAAAGTGGTGGTAATGTCGTCCGCGTTTTTGATTTTGATGGCACGTTAGTCACTCCAAAAACACAAACTAAATATAGCCATTTGCTTGGAAATCTTTTTTATGTTCCATTTTTAAATTCTGCAAAATATGATGAAGTTATGAATGATTTAAAAGAGGTTGCTAAAAACTCCGCTAATCATAATACTGAAATTGAAAATTTGATGAACCCATCTAGAGATTATATCGTCACTGCTATGAGTTCAATTGGTGTAGATAAGCCAATCACAAAATATTTATTATTTCAATTAGCCAAAAACGATCCATTGTTTTTAGATTTTGCTAGAAGAGTGGCGGGTATTAATGTAGAAACTTCTTATGCGACACCAGCATCCAACGCTGAAGATGGGCCAGATATTGAACCTGATATTTTGTCAGAAGACGCAATAACTCAAGAAGAAATTCAAAGTTTAAGACAAGTTATATCGTCAGACCCAGAAATAACAAGTGCGAAAGATGCTTATAGAATTAATACAACTCCACAAGTTGTTAGAAAAATTATTACCAAATTAGGTAAAGGATTTGATGTTGGTAAAAAAGTTTCTATGAAAGACTTAGAAGATGTTAAAAGAGAAATTGTTTCTGCTGCTTATCCAAAAATGAGCAACGATCACATAAAAGTCTCTCTTAATATTGCCATGCTACCGGAAGATCCAGAACAAAGCGGTATTGTTAAAGGCTCATCTGGTAAATTTAAAGCAGCAAAAGAAATTGCAGATGCACACCCTTCGGCAAAGTTTGAAGTCTATGACAACAACGTAACTTCATTATCTCAAGTTCGCATGGGTTTACAAGGTAAAACAAAAGATCAAGCCGAAATGGAAGCTACAAAAGAATCGGATGAAAAATTCGATGAAAAGACTCCATTAAGTGTATTAGAAAATAAAATTATTATTATAAAAAATAGTTTAGCTTTTTCTAAAAAAACAGATTTTAAATTAGTACAAGGCAGCAAAATTTTTGATTATAACAACGGCCCATTCAGCCTTGGAAAAAAACAACCAAGCAGTGATCCAAAAATGGTTGGCTATGGTGGTGGCTACAGAAGCTTACGTAAGCTTGCATCAATTTATATAAGAAAAAGATTCCTACCAACTACGGAAAGCGGTAAAGGTCGCACCTCTGCTGACATTATCCAGCAATTTAAAAAGTTTAGAGCATATTGCGATGAAAACGGTTACAAGGATCTAATGGATTGTATTACATTCCAAGGCGATGGTTATGCTATGATATATAAATTCTTTGAACCAGCGACACAGGGGATCCAACCAACTTTTGAATTAAATAAAATTGTCGCAGAACAGCTTGTAAAACTTTATGAAAACGCTGAACCAATTGCATCGCAATTTAAAGTTCAAGCTGGAAAAGAGACACAGCCAGTAGCCGCTCAATCACAACAAACCAGACCAGCTACATCTCCAGAAACAGAAGAATCTGAAGAGGATATTAGAGCTGCTGACACAGAAGCTATGATTAGAGATTGGGCGATGGAAGACATGGATTTGGATTGGAATAGCATGAACGAAAAACAAAAAGAAAAATATCGTGCAGAGTATAAGAAGTCTAAAGAAAAAGAATTACGCGAAACAATCCTACAAGAACTAAAACCTTTACTCAATCAATTAAATGGTGTACTATCTAACAAAAAGCTAACAAAGAGATAAAATAGACATGTGCAGTATTTGTAGAAAATTTAAAAAAGGATCCCTAACAGTTGATGAAGCTCGTGAAGAGCTACAAGAGCAAGCTGAATATCTCTCAGAGGAACATATTGAAGAGATAGAGGAAATGCTCTTTGAGGCAGAGGATACTTATGATTATATTCGTGAGCATAAAGCCTCGTTGATCGGGGAAGACACTAATTACGATGACACTGGATTATTAGGCGAAACCGAATATCCTGATTTTGATGATACATATAACAACGAAGAGGATGAATAAATGAAGATTTCAAAAACACAATTAAAGCAGATTATCAAGGAAGAGCACAGCAGATTAGTAAATGAAATAAGCGCAGGATCAGACAATATTCCTAAAAAAATAACACATAGCGATCCTGCATCTGTAGGTGGCTCTGGGCAGTCTGGGCATATGATGGTGGACGCAACACCAGAAATGAAAGTTAAAAGTATAAGAAAAAAAGCAGACGAAGTATTTAAAAAATTTACTTCTGGGCAAGGATTAGACGAAAGCGATAAAGAAGTATTGGGTAGATCTGCTGGCCTTACCGATAAGCAATTAATGTCTGATGATGAAGTTCTTGAAAAACTTTATTCATTAAGCAAATAATCTTTCTTCTTTACTTCTACAATCAGCCACGGTACAATGCGTACCGTGGTTTTTTGTTTCTAGGAGGGAACATGGCTATTGCGTTTGCTGATGTGACGGTGGATTTACAATTTGGAGACTCAGGAAAAGGAAAAATTGCTAGTGCTTTATGCGCCTCTGGCGAATACACACACGTAGTTAGGTATGGCGGGGGCAACAACGCCGGTCATACTATTTATCATAACGGGAAGAAATACGTCACTCACTCGATCCCATGTGGCGTCATCCACGGTGTTAAAAGTATTATTGGTCCCGGCTGCGTTGTAAACGTAGAACATTTTTTTAATGAAGTAAAGGAACTAGAAGATGGTGGTATCAAGTGTAAGGGCATGGTTTTTATTGCACGAAATGCTCATGTCATCACCGACGAACATCTTGTGGAGGATCGACAAGATAAGTCTATCGGGACAACAAAGCGCGGCAACGGCCCAGCCTATCGCGACAAGTACAGCCGCAAGGGCGTACGAGCGGAACAAGTAGCGGAACTACAACCTTATCTTATTGATTTACACGAAGAATTCTTTGGAACTGAAAACAATAAACTATGTAGAATTCTTTTTGAGGGAGCTCAAGGATTCGGTCTTGACATTGATTGGGGCGATTATCCATATGTAACAAGCAGTCATTGCACTGTTGGTGGCGCTGTGCTAAACGGAGTCGCACCTAGATACATTCGTAATGTTTGGGGCGTTGCTAAAATTTACGAAACCTATGTAGGCGCAAAACAATTTGAACCCAACGATCCTATCTTTCCTAAAATTAGGGAACTGGGCGTGGAGTATGGTGCAACAACCGGTCGCCCAAGACAATGCAATTGGCTGAACATGAAAGAACTTGTTAAGGCTATTGAAATCAATGGAGTAAACAAGATTATTTTTAATAAAGTTGATATTCTAAAGGAAGCTGGACAGTGGAAGTTATACGGGCTAGATGGGAATATCATGGAATTTGATGACGAAAATTCAATGAAAAGATATATTTATAACACACTTCCACATTATGTTGGAGAAATAAAGTTTAGCGACAATCCGCATGGATTTTAAAATTGAAATTAATATTTGATCATACAAAGGGCTTCGGCAAGATGCGCGATCAGGTCGTATTTTACGCACCTTACGGGGCCTTGTTTGAACCACAAGAATATGACGAAGCACTACAGAACGGTTGGTTCCCAACTAGTAATGCTCTATGGTTCCAAAGTAGATCAACAAGGTTAGACCTTTCACAATATGAACCAAGCGCAACAGTATTAAAATTAGCAAAGAATGTTAAATACTATCCAGATGTCAACATGACTGCGGATAAAAGAGCAAGACTCGCTGACATATATAAAAAATATCTTGATTACAAAGGTTACAAAGATCAAGGTTATTCAATAGATGAAATTATAAAATCATCACATGGGCATATATATTATGTTTATGATTCAAAGATCGTTGCTTTCTTGTTTTTTAAAATTGTAAATAAAAATCTATTGGCGGTAGAGTTTGCTTGGGACTATGAAAACCCCAAGCTGTCTCTTGGTAATGTTAGTATGTATTACACATCGCTGCTTGCTAAATTTAAAAAATGTAATTACATTTACATGAGCGCAGGATATGAGAGTTGTTCCGCTTACAAGGCAAATTTTAAAGGGTTTGAATGGTGGACTGGTTACAGTTGGAGCAAAGATGTTGACACCTACAAACAGCTTTGTTATGATGACGACATGGTGATTTTGTTAAACTATAAATACGCATAGGAGAAACATGGCCGCTAAAAAACGTAAGTATAATAGGACTGCTACGCCAAAACCAAAGCCTAAGCCAAAACTCACTCACGGACAAAAGATTAGCGAAACCAAACAGTTAATCAAAAAGCTATCAGAAAAGTTCCCTATCGGAGAAATGGTTACAGAAAAGTACCACCCAGAAAATGTAGGTTTAATTTCTGGCAAGATAGTTGCAAAAAGATACTCTGAAGAATACATTCATGCAACTGTTGATGTTCTTTGGATTACAAACAAATGGTATGGCGACGGACAGGTTTACCAGTATCACACTAACTGTCTCAAGGTTCGCAAGGAAAAGAAAGTTGTTTAAGTCGGAAGTAAGTTGTGTTATAGTTCTTTCATCAACCCGCCCCGTAGTGGGCAGAAAAGGAAAACAAATGGCTCGCTCAACTTCACGTTCAACCCGCTCAACCCGTCGCACTGCTTCACGCACCACCCGTCGCGTAGGCACCGATAGCCGTACCCGTACCTCAACCCCAAAGGTATCAAGCGTACGCCGTAATCTAAAGTACTTTACTTTTACCTACAACCGCGATGACGTTAGCCACGCTGCTAATGCCAATGGTGTAGTGATCGTAGACCGCCTAAACAATGGCACCGCTGTATCGCTTTCGCTACAGGAAGCCAAGTCACTATATGACTTCCTTGCTACACAAATTCGTACACGCTAATCCTCCTGCCTCCTCCTTCTAAAGCGTGTTCGATGCCCCCACTACTTAGAAATAGGTAGTGGGGGCTTTTTTATTGGAGATACACATGAGCAAGCATGAAGATTTTGGGAAGTATTTATTTGAAACTTATCCTAAGATTTTTCCTAAGCCTCTATGGGTAGAATGCGGTATTGGCTGGTTTAATATTGTTGATGACCTGTCAAAAGAAATTACCGGTTATGTATCTAAACTACCAGATACAACGGAAGATCCATATGTTACAGTTGTGCAAATAAAAGAAAAGTTTGGTGGTCTTCGTTATTATATTCATTATCATGGTTTAACAGACGATCAAATTTATGAAGTCGAAAGTCTTATTCGAGTCGCTGAAAGTAAATCCTCTGCCACTTGTGAAGATTGCGGAGGAGATGGCACAAGAGTAGCACCTAGAAAATATTGGATGCGTACACTTTGCAAAAACTGTATAGAAAATTATGATATGGGAGATACTCCAAATGGACAATAAAAATTATACTCTTGTTATACGAACCGGAACTGGTGTTTGGGATTCTAAGACAAGAGTTTGTTGCGATATTCATATGGCTAGACTTATACTTGATGCGATGCTACGAGCCCATCCAAAAAGCAATCGCGGAGAAATAATTGACGGCGATCGTGATTATATTATGGACAGTCGAGTAAAACCAATGGTAAAAGTAATCAGGAGAGAAGATGGGATCATTATTGAGGACAATAACAATTAAACAAGATCCACTAGAAGATTTTATGATTGATGATTGTCAGCTAATACAATCTATACTAATCGATAAAGGTTTTTATGCCACACTTGAGCAATGCCAGATTTTGTGGAAAATGCATAGCGAGTGTTATGCAGCAGGATGGTTAAATCTTTATGAAAGCAAGGAATCAATTTATGATGCGATTAGAGTCTATTTTCACGAAGATAAAACCTTATTTGAATCGTGATACTTTTACAGCAGAATTAGAATACCTTTGGATAAGATTTATTGATGTTGTATTTCGGCAACCTTGGCATTGGTTTCGCTGTCATTTTATTCCCAAACATAAGTTTCACATTCTTGACCTACGCAGAGCCGGGAATGGTTATGCTTGGGGCTGGTACGATACAGATAGTCGCATGCTACACGCTTGTTTTCTTCTGCTAAAAGATTATGTTGAACTAGAGAAGCCATTTGAAAATGTTGATTGGGAAGAAAATGAAATTCATAGCAACGTAGCAAAAGAAATTCGTGAACTTTATCACTGGTGGACAGTAGAACGCCCAGCTTCTCGTAAGCAACTGCATGACGATTGGGAAAGTTGTCCAGAACATTCTCGTTTTGAAAAAGACGAAAACGGTGACTATAGAATCATCATTCCAGAATCACACAAAATTCTTACGAAACGGCAGTGGGATTACGAGCAAGAAGACCAGCACAATCTTGAACGGCTTATAAAGATTAGAGGGTTCTTGTGGACGTAAAATATAAATTTGAAATTGGTGATATGGTAGAGTTTACACTAACCGCTTATGGTAGTCCCAAAGCATATCATGGAGTTATATCGGAACGGTATGGCGGCGTAGATCACTACTCAGGTAAGATGAGTGTTTATAAAATTTGTTGTCTAGAAAAACGAATGATAGAATTTACAATAAGCGAGATACTAATTATAGGAAAAGTTTAGAGGAAAAAATGATTGGAGCCAAGATTTGATGTTGGAGATATGATTGAACTAGTGCCAGAAAATTTTCCAGATGATTGGTATGAAGGCATAGGAATAATACTTCAAATAGAAAATGGAAAATATTCTGTGCATGTATTTAGTTTAGTCAAAACATCAAGAAAAAGACTAACAACATACGTATTAGGTGAAAAGAGAATTCAATTTTCTGTTGTAGAGGCCGATGAAAATGGCTATTTTAAATTACTAGCCTAATTATGTTGGAGGTAGTTAAATGGCGCTAATAACAGAGAAACAACTCAAAAGCATTTATCCTAATTGCTATCCAGATAAATTAAAACTATACTGTGAGGCATTTAATAATATATGGCCGCTGTTTGAAATAACAACTCCAAAACGCATCGCAGCGTTCCTAGGTCAAATTGGTGTTGAAAGCGGTGAATTGAAATACGATAAGGAATTACCAAGCAAATGGAATATGAAAAACCCAAAAGATCCAAGCGAAAAGGTTGGCACATTATACGAAGGGCGTAAGACTCTTGGCAACATAATGCCCGGGGATGGTCCTAAGTTTATTGGGCGAGGTATACTTCAATTAACGGGCCGCGCTAACTACGTTGAATACAGCCGTAAATTAAAAATTGATTTAACAACCAACCCAGACCTTGCTGCTACACCAGAAGTTAGTGTTAAAATTGCCTGTCAATTCTTTAAGGATCGTAAACTTATAGAAGCAGCAGATAAATGGGATCTTGATACGGTAACTGAAAGAGTAAATGGAAAAGTTAAGCTGCATCACGATAAGCGAGTTGCTTACTCTGAGAGAGCTTTAAAAGTTTTAGAAGCGAACGTTTAATGGCCTGTGCTTCTAAAAACACTACAGGTGTCATGACAAGAGCTTGCACCTGTAGTGTCCTTATTAATCCCGCCTTGCGATAGTATCCTTGGCCCGACGCCCCGCTGGAAACAGATGGGGCGTTTCTTTTTGTTGACATCCTATGTTACATGTGGCATACTTACCTCATGGATAGCATATCAGATCTTAATCGCTTTAAGAAGATGAAGCGCGGCGATATTTGGCTTGATAAAGATGGCGATTATATCCTTATCAAAGATATCTACAAAGGTTGGCAAAAAGATAAAAAAACTATAAAATGGGTTTGTATTGATGCTATTATTTTAAGCGCTAATTCCCAAGCCTTTATTGAAGCCAGTTATCATTCTGGATACTTTATTCAAGATTATGTGCCAGATTGTATTGTAGAAAAGGTAGCATGATGAATTCTAAATTCGACGTTGGCGATATAATTATTAAAGATTTTCCAACAGCTGATCCTAATGATTATCGTATTATAGTTAAAAAGTATAAAGGTTCTTTCTTTAATAAACAAAGATGGTTATACGATTATTATCATCTAGGAAATAATTATTTGGATTTTGATACTGTTGATTATGTAGACCAAACGTTTAAGAAAGTCGCATAATGGATAAATATTATTATGTAACGTTGCAGGATATATGTTCTGGTGATATTTTATGCAATAGATTTAATAAGGAAGACAAATATCTTGTACTTGACGATACAATAAACTTAACATTACTTGAGATAAACACAGGTCGTTATATTAATCCGACACCATTAGATTTAATTCATAATTTTTTAAAGGTTCTTGACGATGTTTCAAGTGGGTGATATAGTAACATATATTGATGACCTTGACGGATTTCATTATCTTGTGACAAAGATAGATCGTCATAAAGGAATTGAATTGCTTTGCTTAGAAGACGGTAGAACAACTTGGGATACTTACAAAGCAATGGATTGCTATGAGATTTATGCATGAACCCAAGACCACAGACCGGCGACATCTGGGAAATCTACGGCCCAGCAGGGTACGGTCGTCCCGTACTCGTTGTTGACATTATATTTGATAAGCAGTATAATAGCCATGTTGCTATTATGAAACACTTGACCGGGAATCAAATAGTTTTTGAAGCTCCTATTGTTTCTATTCGTCAAGGAGTCGGCATATGGCAAAAAATAGCATAGATAGTCTATATGATATTGGCGATATAGTACTTTATTTTGGAAAACATTATTGCCTAGTTGTTGATATCCTAAACCCACCAGCGAGTAACCTAAGCGTTTATAAAATGTTAAATCTTAAAACAGGAGTAAAACAATCTTGGTTTACACCTGACGTTGACAGGAACAGCGAGTTTATCGCATGACAAACCGATTTCAAATAGGTGACATAGTATCCTTTGACCAGCCCGTAGATATTTCTTCAGGTCAATTGAGTTATTTTATAATAAGCGACATAGATTTTACTATACAAAAATATACAGCTTTACTTATAGGAACAGACGCAACGTATACATATACAATCTATACAATGGATTCAATTTTCTATAAGGTGGCGTAATGTTTGCTATTGGTGACATTTGGATGTGGACCAAAAATAGTGCCGATCATCCAACCGATCCAGAATATAATTATTTTCTTATTCTTGATGATGAGTGGGGACATAAAGTTCTTTATTTAAAAGATGGTAGATTTGCGCATTATGCAACTGGCAATTTACAATACAATAAAGTTCATCTCAAGTTTATCGCATGAGCAAGAAAAACAAAACGCCTAAATCAATAGGCCATAAATATAAATTTAGCTATCCTCCCAAGTTTGGTAAGGGAGACATCTTGCGCTATCATGTGCATGACACAGAGGATGCAACCTTTGGTGAAGATCACCGGATTATGATCTTAGACATCAGAGAGTATTCGCTAAGTACTGAAAAGATGTTCCAGTACCTTTGTTATTGGCTTGACGAAGGACACTATGTAGAGTACAATACTTGGTATGTAGATTTCCACTTTACGAAGGTAGCATGATGGACGCACCAGCCAAAGGCGATATTTGGATGGATGATGAAGGCCAGTGTTTTCTTTATCTAACAGATCCTGTTTATAGCACGGATGGTGTTTTAAGAGCAACAACGCTATGGCTAAACACGGGGCTTAAAGAAAGAAGTGAATTTAGTTTTAATCCCGAAACACTTACACTTTATTATTGGTGGACAAAGGTAGCATAACCATGAAATATGATATTGGTGATATTGTTTATGCATCGTCTATTAATAGGCATGCGTTAATAACTAACTATCTAAAAGATGAGCACTTCCCAAAAGCTGGTTTTCTAAAGTATCAATTGTTTTGTTTAGAAGCCGGGACATTTCATGATGAAGACATCGACAAGGCAGATGATCTTACCGTAAAGGTAGCATGATGTACAAAAAAGGCGACATAATCAAGATGGAAGATCCTTATGGCCCTGCTGGATCGACATTTTATAAACATTACTTGATCCTTGACACACGCCAGCATTACGTGTATAATGTTCTTTGTGTTGAAACGGGGAATGCAGATATTATGAATAAAAATTATGTTCGTAAACATGCGGAGTTTGTAGCATGAGCAAACCACAGGTTGGGGACATTTGGGAATCTACTATTATTAATAAAAAGTATCTATTAGTAGAGCTTACATTTGAAGACGAAACTCATAAAACTTTCAGTGTCTTTCCTATTGGACATAACGATTCACTACTATTTGCGAATTTTTATAACGATCTAGCCGGATGGGAGTTTGTAGCATGAAACTCAAATACGAGAAGGGCGACATCGTAGGACTTTATGATAACTCTACAAAACAAATCTTTGAATACCTTCTTATCACAAACTTAGATTATAAATATTATCATTGCTATAGCTTGACTAACGGATGCGATAGCAAAGAAACTTTTTATGTTCTTGAGAAAGGTTTTTGGTCGGAGAAGGTAGCATGAGCCGCAAATATAATAAGGGTGACATAATAAAAGCTGATTATCAAACTGACGGCAATATTTGGTATTTGCTTATTACCGATATACCAAAAGGTGGTTATCACTACCACTACATTTGTTTAAATAACGGGCAGCAAGATCTAGCGGTATCAAGAATAATTGATACCTCGCCCCATTATAAATTATATGCCTAGCAGTGAGGGTAGCATAATGCGCGTAAAGGTTGGCGACATCATAGGCATCAGGCATTACAGCGGCGCTGGTGTCACAGAGGGCAACTATTATCTTATTACCAAAACCCGTAATCATTTCCGCTATGTAGCTATCTTTCTTGGGGATGGCACAACAACCGAACTAGATAAAAGTTATGTTGACAACTATGGGGTAAAGGTGGCATAATGCCAGCACAGAAGCACAAGAAGATCAAAAGGGAACCAAAGTATGCGGTGGGCGACATACTCCGCATGGATTTTGGTATACTTGGTCATAAAAAAGAGCGACTTGTTTATTATGCAATCATAACCCGGGTGGGTAAGAGCAGCTATGACTACAATTACCTAGACAATTGGGAAGATGAAACTGAAAGCCATGACTTTGTGGACGAGCACAAAGGGATAACACTCCATGCCTAAATATAAACCCAAGTACAAGGCGGGCGATATATTAAAAGCAGATTACGGGGTTGATGAGAAAGTTTGGTATATGCTGATTACAAAAGTAGGAGTAAACCTATACGACTATCTTTATTTGAACAACGGGAAGCAAAGTCAAACAGCAATCATGGCGGTTGACCGCTCCCATTATATAAGGTACTATGCCTAGCAGTGGAGGCACTCATGCCTAAGTATAATGTAGGCGACATCATAAATATAAATTATTATCCTGATGGCAGTAGTGGCTTCTATGCACTAATAACCAGTATGGATGAGCGTACCTATTATTTCAACTATCTTGATACTTGGGAAGCTGATTGTTGGGACATTAGGATAGCAGATAGTGGATCATCCATAACGTTCTATGCATAATAGTCGGAGCATCACTATGCCTAAATATGATGTTGGGGACATTATAAAGATTACACCAATCGACGACTCTTCTAGAGCTTGGTACGCGCTAATAACCAAAATGGATAGTAGTAGGTATTACTATTTCTATTTTGATAACGGTGATCCTGATTGGGCAGCTTTTGAAGGTCTTGATTATAGTGACAGGATAAGCCTATATGCCTAAACATAATGTATAATTAGTGGCTAATTATTATAGTTATGCCATCAGACAAACCATACGACCATCCAGATATCGGACCACCACAATTTGATGTAGGCGACATAATAACATATCACATCATTACTACGGGCGGCGTAACAATAGAACATTACCATTGTCTTGTAATGGATTTATACTTTCATCACATACAAGAACATTGGTATTATACCCTATTAAATCTAAATGGCGGCAGAACAGCAGATCATCCAACCCACCATATAGATGGGCATTTTCAACTTTTACTTTAAAACTTATCAATTCTTGTATGTTTATGCTACAATGCTAAAGTTGGGGAACATTAGATGGGCATGAAACAGTGTAGCATTTGTAGACAGCTAAGAGACATCGATAAGTTTGGATATGATAGTGGCAACCCAGATGGCCGCCATCGTGAGTGCAGGGATTGCAGAAAAATAAAAGATAAACAAATAAGAAACAAGCATAATCCAAACAATATAGATCCACGCGATTGGATAGGCAAAGAGGAACCATTCCCAAACACATCGCTTATAATTAAATCTGCCGTTCGTGGTACCCCAATGGTAAGTGGGCGTAACGGGAAAAGTTATTATAATCAAAACGTACTTGTTGATTGCCTATGCGGCATCAAAGATATATCCCTGCGAACAACCAATATTAAAAAGGGGCACACTGTATGTTGCTCCTCAACTTGCCAATATTCCGTAAGAAACCAACAGGCCAAGTTAGCCGGTGAACAGTTTATACAAAAAGCAAAACTAGTTCATGGCGAGAAGTATGACTACTCAAAGGTTGCTTATAAGAATAAGGAAACAAAAATTACAATAGGTTGCCCAAAGCACGGGGAATACCAACAAAACCCAAGCAGCCATCTTGCAGGTAGAGGTTGCACAAGATGCACAAATAGTATCTCAAGGGGCGAAACTGATTGGCTTGATAGCCTCGGCATCCCAAAAGAACAAAGAAACATATGGATCTACATAGAGGGATATGGTAAGATAAAGCCAGATGGATACGATCCCCTAACAAATACAATATATGAATACCACGGTGATTACTTCCACGGCAATCTAAAGATATACGAACCGGACGAAATAAACCGCAACAATAAAAAAACAATGGCCCAACTGTTCCAAGACACAGTTAAGCGTAGCGCAGCAATAAGGGATGCCGGTTATAATCTTGTATCAATATGGGAAAGCGATTGGAAGAAGCAGGGGAAGGGGAACCACTAGAAGGGGAAGGGGCATAGTAATGCTAGAAACAAAGTTCAAAAAGGGCGACATAATAATCCGTACAAGCGAGTGGGGCGACACAATAGCATTGGTAACAGGAGTAGAAGCCGCACAAGATACATTCCCAGATGATTTGCCGTATTACCAATTATTGTACCTAACTAGCCCTTACTCAGAAATACCAAATAGCCAGCAACTAGCAACATGGATAGTAGATAAAATATATAAACTAAAAAGCTAGTAACCACTACCACCAGTACCAGTAGAAGGACGGCCACCACTAGGGCTACCCCTACTACCTATAGTTCTACCCCTACCCGTACCCTATAACTATATCCATAGGTAGAGGTACCCCTAGTAGTACAGGGGAGGGGCGGCATAACAATAAAAAATATAGATAGGGATAACCATACATATAGATAAAAAAAAGTAAAACCCCTATAGCCCATATGGGAATGGGAAGGGGATAAAAAACATTAGTATAAATTATCTATAGGATCTAAAATATGGGTAGGGTAAAACTCTATAGACGGGGGATACCTACAGTAATAGAATATGGGATGCCAAATTTCACATACAATACATTGTAATTTATAAACTATATAAAAATATAGCACTTGTGGGGTACGGAAATGCCAAGTATGAGGGGGCGGATAAAGCCTTTTCTGCCCCAAATTGGTGCAACTGCCCGAAATCAGGGCACTTTTTAGAAACAGCTATGCACATTTCCTCCCTATAAAAGGTGGCCCACACATGCTATAATAGACAAAAGGGTGCCATCCCCCCATAAAAAGGAGGGGCGATAATCCTAAATCTATATATTCTAATCCTATTACTACAAGGCTAAAACCTCTATCCATCTTATTACAGGGATAGTATACTCCAGCATAATAGTTATGTCAATAGATGTTCCCCCTATAGAATAAAAAAAATGGGGTGGGGAGGGGGCTAGGCAGACGCGCAGGGCCTTTTTTTCAGCCCCCCAATAAAAGGCCGGAAACCCCGGCCTAGCCCCCCGTCGCAGCCCTTTTATTTTCGGCAATAGGAAACCCCCCGCTCCAGATAGGCAACGGGGGGCAGCCCTAAGATAGTGTTAGCCTTGCGACTTACTTCTTGGCCTTCTTGCTACCGCCAAGGAGATCGACAACGTGCTGCTTAACGCTCTTGCCGTCCACAGTCAACTTGTGCATTTCAAGGATCAGGCCCATGATAGCGGGCGACTTGCTTGCATCGGTGTAAAACTTCATGCCCGCCTCGCTGGGCAGACGGAGGAAGAAACGGAGGACGTTATCACGCTCCTCGACCGGCATATCCTTGGAAACACGCCCGCTGGCAAGAACCTTGTCAACAAGGGCGGTGTATTCACCCAGTTTGTAACCCTTCATGCCGTCGAAACGACCGGAGAGAATATCGTCAACGGAGACAACCCGCTCCAGATTCTTGATATAGTCACGCGAGGCAAGCGCAGCCTCCATGCCGATATAACCGCTGGCGATGTTGTAATACACATCCAGCCGCGTCTTGAAATCGTCGCCTTCAAGGATGCCCGCCTTCGTAACGGTATCCGAAAAACGCTTCCACGAACGGCGGGAGGGATAAATCTTGTTAGGCTCAAACTCCCCCTTGTGCTCCAGATGCGCGCTCTGATCGTTAATAAAGTCCACAATCAGGGGATGAATGTTACCGGCGCGGCCATAATCCAGCCAATCGCCCACAGACGGTTCAATGTCGAAAGCGGTCCAGCGGTCCAGTTCGGCCGGGTCCATGTCGTTAACCGCGTACTGGGCACCGTGCGTGCCGCCGTTCACAGCGGCGAAAATAAGCGTCTCAGGGTGCAGACGATGACCGTTGATCGTACGGGAATCCGTCAACTGGAAAATGCCCTGACGGACCTCAGTGGTGCCGCGATCCACCTCATCCAGAAAGAGGACAACGGGGCGTTCGCACGCTTCCTTGAACCAATCCGGGGGGTTCCAAGAGGTACGGTTGCCGTCGATGACGGGCAGACCCACAAGATCGCCCTCAGTCATCTGCGAGACACGGCGCTCGACAACCGGCAGACCACGCTTCGCCGCAAACTGATAGACCAGTTCGCTCTTGCCGATACCGTGCCGCCCGCGCAGCATGATAGGATGCTTGGCGTCCGCGATAAGGGAAACGAACGAGTTAAACGTCTTGAAGTCGATAGCCATTACCTTACCCCTTTTTGGTGACGCTCCATACGTCAACCGTTTGGAGAGAATAACCTAAGTCGCTGCCCTATGCAACAACTTTTTTTGTTCTATCGGTAGAGTGGGCCTCTCCTGCATCCCGCTCAACCGTGAAAGGCAATATACAGGAGGCGGGCGATCCCGTCAAGCGCTAAAAAAAGGCTAGGCGGCAGGGGCTAGCCCCCCAACCCTGCCCTTTTTTGCGGGGCAGGAAAAAGCCCGCCCCCCATTTCGGGAGAGGCGGGCAGGGTTCCTGTGCTATTAGTTCAGTTTCTTCTTAATGGGGATGATACGCTCGCCGTTTCGGAAGTATGGATTTTCCGCACCATTAAGGTCGGTCATCCACATACGGCGGCACTTGGAGGGTTTAGGCGCGGGAGCCATCATATCAGTCAGGACGATATGCCCGTCAAAGGTGCCAGCCTTGTTGACATACTCAGTCGGGGCGTCGAAATCGGTGCCGCCCATCATAACGCGGGTTGCCTTAGCCCGCTGGCCCTTCTTCCATTCATACACAAGGGTAGGCTCCACACGGGTATCGAACGGAATGACGGTAAAGGTTGCCAGTTTGGAAAGACTGTTAAGTTCGCCAAAGAACGCTTCAAGCAGTTCATCCGAAACGCTGCCGCTCTGGTCAATCGAAATGGCGATATGCGCGGAGCGGTTCGACTTCTTGCCGGGATGGATGTAAGGGAAACGCTTGTTGATACGTTTCACCGTGCTGGACTTGTGCGAACGCTGTGCATTACCAACGAACATACGGAGGACGGCTTTCCAGTCAATCGTACCATTAATGAAACGCAAAATCTCCTTCCGCATATCATGCGGCACGCTGCCCCAACCGTTGCCCCCCTTGTTGTTGGCTTCCTCTGCGGCACCCTTCATAATCTCGCGCAGACGCTCCTTTGCCATAGCCTTGACTTCTTCCGGCACGTTGCCCTCGCCCCAGCCGTCGTGCGAGTCCATGTTACCGCACGAGCCATCGCAGGTGGGACCGTCGCCGCCATCCTCGCCGCTGGCATGGTTGCCGTCGCACTTACCGCCCTTTTCGTCCTGCTTGTCCTTCTCCAGCCGCTTATAGTAGTCCTCTGCGGTCAAACCATCGGGATAGTTAAACTTCTCAGGCATAAGGGCAAAATCGGGCAGTTCACCCTTAAGATGGCAGTTAATGGACAGATCGGTAGCAAAGTTCCAACGCTTACTGATCTTCTTGCCATCGGGCGAACGTCCGAGACAATGATCGAGCATAAGATGGTAAAGTTCGTGCTTTAGAACACCGCGACGATGGTTGTCGGGCAACTTCTCAAAAAACTCCTCGTTATAGACCATCTCGAAATGACCGTCATCCATAACGCGCACGCCAGCGGTAGGGACCGACTTGGTGGGACGCTTGGAAATATGACGCGACACGGCAGCGAAAAAAGACTCGTTCAAGAGCAGACGGAACATATCGTTTTCAAGATCGTAAGCCATCGCAGACCTCGCGCTGCTCCATGCAGCGTGGAGAGACTATACAGCAGACGGGGGGCGGTTGTCAATAGGGGAAAAAAGGCGGGGCCGTGGGGGCTAGCCCCTGCCAGATAACCTTTTTAGGCTACCGGCAGGGGTAGGACTAGGGCATAATACCCGTTACATAATGATTATAGTTTCCACCCTTTTCGCTTCCAATCAGGAGACGTTGGGGCATGGTGACTTTCTTAACAAGAACTTCTGGGTCATAATCAATATCGTGAGAAGGTGCTTCAATCGTAAAGTTAATCCGATTGTAATAATCATGTTCCTTTGACACGCTATTTGGATCCTTTAGGCGCATAAGCATGCGGCTAATGGGCACGGAAACAGTAATCTCCTCAGCCCCACCATCAAAAGAAACAAGGCTAGCATGAACCGATCGGGCAATAAAACTTTCATTAACGTATCTGGGTTCAAGTTTGACACGCTTTGAATACTTCAGATTGCGCGCTTCAATAAAGCCACAGTTAGCAACCCAATCAAAATCCTTTACCATGCAAAGTTTAAACTTCTCAGGACTCCAATAATCTTGGACTCGGAGAAGAGCGCCAACGCCCAGACCAACCTTGGCAAACCCTTCAATAAGGGCTTTGCGTTCCTTTGGAGTATGGGTTAACACAATGTTACGCTGGTCCTTGAAATCGGGGCAATCCGGCTTTCGGTGTCCAATATTCCTACAGTATCCGCAAAGACGCTCAGACATAATAGCCTCGCCGCTCTCCATGAGCGTAGGCAGACAATAGCATGGGAACCTCACCGTGTCAAGAGGGACAAAAAAGGACCGCTGAAAGGGGCTAGCCCCCTGCCCAACCGGTTTTATCCAGCGGGAGGGGACCATCATTAACGCTTCTTGTTTTGGTTACGGGTGCGGCGCTTCTTACTCCCGATCTTTCGCCTACCCTTGCGCGGACGGTTCTTTGCTGGCCAACCCATGACTAACTCCTTTTGTTAGGTCTATTCTTATCGAGCAAACTACTTATAGTATGGAGAACACAATGGAAACTACCAAAGTTTGTAATGGATGTAAAGAAGAAAAGTTACTTGTCGAATACAATAAAGACAAAAGCAAGAAAGACGGATACCAAACACGGTGTAGAGCCTGTAAGCAAGTTTCCGATAATGCTTGGAGGCAGGAGAACAAAGACAGCGTAAATGCTAAGTCGAAAGCATGGCGTAAGGTCAATAGGCAGCGAGCGCAAGAAAACATTAAACGCTGGCAGGAGGAGAATCCAGAACGATACCGCGAAATCCAGCGCAAGCATTGGCGTAAGTCTTACGAAAAGAACAAGTTCAAGAAGCTTGTTTCCGGTGCTATTAAACGTTCACTCAAAGGAATATGGAAGTCAAAAGCCATCTTTGAAAGACTTGGCTATACCGTCGATCAACTCAAAGAGCATCTAGAAAGCAAGTTCACAGAAGGCATGACTTGGGAGAACCACGGCGAATGGCACATAGATCACATAACGCCACAGTCTTGGCTACCATTCTCCAGTATCGAAGACGAAAACTTTATAAAGTGCTGGTCGCTAAGTAACCTTCAGCCTTTATGGGCTAAGGATAATATCAGCAAGGGTAACCGCTATGAAGGATAGGAGGCATACCGGACCTCCCTTCTATGCGATAAACTTCCAACGCCTATTATCTGCTGCAATCTTACTTACCCCCTCTTTTGAGAGAGGGGCATCACCGTGGGTAAGACCAATCATCTTAACCGTATCGGCGTCATAGAACTTTGGATCACACTCTATGTATTCTGCGATAAGATAATAAAAGTTCTTACCCAATCCATAGAAGCACCAGATATCGCCTACCTGTGGAGTACGGCTGCTCATGCTACCCACCTGTAGTACTGAAAACAGGAGATATCGGTTTCATCCTCGCCCCAAGCATTATCCAGCCACAGAATAAAATAACGATGCCCCCACTTGCTGTACCTACGCACGATGCTAGTCACCATAAAGTGTGCCTGTGAGCCGGGGGAATAGTAGATGTCGCCTACCCGTGGATCATACATTAGGCGAGCCTCTCACAATCTTTTAAAACACTAAAATCAAGTGACCACTCCCCATAGCCAGTATCCCAGTAGTTCGACTCCATTACAAGCACTTCGTAATGCGGGTAGTGCTTTTCAGGCAGCCGCTTACCTACCAGAAGCACCGCATAGTTTGCAACCCCTTGCATTGGTTGCCGCATCTGGTACCGCAAAATGTCGCCCGTGCAGACCGTTGAAATCATGGAAGCACTCTACCAGAGAAGGGAGTGACTGTCAAGGTGGCGGTCCCGGCTGGATTTGAACCAGCGTAACTCTGTTTAGAAGACAGATGCCTAATCCGCTAGACTACGGGACCGTAAACAAGAACAAAAAGGTGCCCCAAGCCAGTTATTCCTTCTTAGGAGCAGGCTGCATAGGCGTTGCGCAAACGAGGAACCTATGCATTATTGGTGGGGAAGGTGGGGCTCGAACCCACAACTAACGGCTTAAAAGGCCGCTACTCTACCATTGAGTTACTTCCCCGAAAAGTTGGTGCCCAAGGCCGGACTCGAACCGGCAAGCCTGTTACGGCGGAAGATTTTAAGTCTTCTGTGTATACCATTTCACCACTTGGGCAAGTGGTCGGCCCGCTAGGAGTCGAACCTAGTCTAGGCGGTCATCTACCGCAAAACGATTATAAGTCGTTCTCGCATTGCCGATGCACGGGCCGATTATTCTATTTTTCTAGTTCATCGTGAAGTTCACTATGGCAATTATGACAGACCATAATGCACTTGTCAAGTTCTTCTTTTATCTTCTCCCACTTGCGAGCATGGGAACCAGAGATCCCAAAGTCTTTTTGGGAAGGGTCGAGATGGTGAAAGGCTAGGGCACGCTTACTCTTGCAGTACCCGCACCTCTCACATTTCCCGCCTTTATATTCGACACACCGATCTTTCAAGTCGTGTCGCTTACGGTTTGACATACAGGAGTTACAGACAGTCCTAGTATGCCCTTTCTTTCTATCATAGTCAAACGATCTTTTACACTCTTTACACTCAGTCATGTGGGAGCCTCCTATGCTCTAACTAGTGCGAGAGCGGAGATTGTTCCCACATTTCTAACCGCTAGGCTACAGGACCATCGAACAAAAACATCTTACCACATCACCGGCAGGACTTCAAGAAGTTTCTTTTGAGGCAATAAAGTCACGCAGTACCTTACGCAGATCCATCAGCCGATCCTCGTCGCTCTCGTCAAAGCGCCCAGTAAACAGCACCTCGTTGATTGCTTCGAGCAGTACGATGGCAAGATCCCTGTCTACTTCGATGTTCATGGAGAGCATCCTATCACTTGTGCGAGGGGTTGTCAAGCGGGCCGTGGAGTCGAACCACGCAGCCCCAACCCTCTAACAGTTAGAGGTTATGTTAGCGGATGGAACTCAGTCCGCCAGTTACCAAGTACCCCGTACCGCCCGCTTGATGAACGTATAGTACCCCGGATCGTGTCACTTGTCAACGAACATAAAAGGAGGTAGGAGAAGGGCTAGCCCCCCTGCCCCCCGCTTTTATTGCGGGGGTGGGGTTGGTCGTGCTACTGCTGCGGCTTCTCGCGGTACTTCTTAATAACGCGCTCAGGCACCGCAACCTGTTCGCCAGTAGTAATCCACAGGACATTAATCATGCGGGAGCCCTTACCGCCCCGTGACTTGCGGCTGATCTCCTCCTTGTGTTCCACAACCATACCAATACGCTCCTCGCTATGTGCCAATCCCTTGCCATAGGTAGGATCATGGCGGTATGAACCCTTGAACGGGTGACGGAGCATCACCTGATCGCCAACATCGTACACAATATCGCGCTTAAGTTCGCGGTACTTGCTACCCTCGTGCCCCATAGCAACACGGGCAAACATCTTCCAATGGAGGGGACGGTCAAGCCAACCAAGGGCTTTTGCCTGTTCCTGACTGTGGTGTATCCCATCACGATCATAATACCACCACATATTCTGTGAGCAGTTGGTATACATCTCCTGCATATCGGGGCGGGCGTCATACCATTCAAAAAACTTCTTATCAAAAGCGTCCCATTCAGGGGAATGATCCGCTGCAAGGTTTTCCAGCGTCCACTTTTGGCTAGGGGTAATCAGCCCGTTCGTCTCAAAGTAGGTCTTGACGGATGGCACAAAGTCTCTGTTATAGTGGCTCTTGCTCTGGGCTGCAAACTCCAGCAGTTGCGGGATCGTATACTTTTCGTTGCCCTGCTCGTCAAACAGGAAGTCACGCTCGCGGATAGGGAACACAAGGTCGATCTCGTAGGGCTTCACTTTCTTGGTACGCGGCATCGTTGCCTCCTTCGCTCTCCATGAGCGTATGCGGACTATATATGGTCCCCTGCATTGTGTCAAGCGACAAAAAAAGGTGTTCGGCGGGGGCTAGCCCTCCCCCAAGGGCCTTTAATCAATGCTTGTAAAGACACCAGCGGTTCATGCCTTCCCTTTGTGGTTAACATTCCCCGTAAAGGTTGCCTTTGTCTGGAAGGACACAGCGGGTTCCTTTGCGCGGAAATGCATTTGACATTGCTTGCCCGTGTTCAATCCACTAGTGGCACGCCAGTAGTCCTTGTAGGCATCACGGTCCTGTTGGGAGTTGAACTTAAGCACTTGGACCGCTGCTTGCTTACCCTCGCCAGCACTAATGCCAAGGTAACGCACCGTGTCATCGGTAGAACAATCGGGGCAGTGGTGGGAGAGTCCCCCGGCTCGACGCTTCTCGCGGGAGTGAGGGTCGAAAAGCGCGTCACACTCAATACAAACTTTACTCATGCTACGAACCTCCAACGCCTTTCACCTTGAAATACTATATGTGCACTCTTGCCATCAGTCAAGCACAAACCTTGAAAAAACTTTGCGTGGGGGACTCTTGCGTTACCTTTCAGCGGTTCCAGAAGGAGCCAATAACTCTTGACCTCCGCAAGATCGGTCCATTCCCAAATGTCACCAACCTGTGGAGTCATGCTACGAACCTCCACCCGGGAGTACGAGAGAGCAACATTATCTGCGTTCTCCTGCCAGATGTCAAGCTCAAAGCTTCAAAAGAATCGTGATGGAACTCTTTAGTTAGAAGCCAGTATTTGCGATCCTCAAAGCACCAGATGTCACCAACCTGCGGAGTCATGCTACCATCCGTCCGTCGCGGGAAATCGAATCCGCGTAAACCTCGTACTTGCCCCCTGTTTCTAGCACAAGGCAGCGGGCAGCGCAAGTTTCGCTTCGGTACTGGATCGTCTCAAAAAACTCAGTTATGAGCAGATGATAGTAGCCCCAATCGCTACCACGGGGCTTGCAGTTGAGCACCCAGATGTCCCCAATCTGTGGAGTCACTTGTCCTCCTCCCAACCACCATAGGCACGGCCACGCTTCTTAAAATAAACAGCCGTGCGAGTACCAGCCTCAATCTCTAGCGCCTCAAACTCCCACTCAACATCGGCATAATAAGCCCGTCTCTCATCCAACAGCAGGAAGTGATGACTCTTGGGACTATTCTCAAACACCCAGACGCTACCAAGTATCGGCTTCGGGTTCATGTTGGGGATCATATCGGGGGAAGGGCTGGGTGTCAAGGGGTATTTGCGGAGAGGGAGGGGCTAGCCCCACAGGCGGGCAAAAACCTAAGCTACCCTGTGCCACTCATCAAGCTCAAAGTTCATGTGGATAAGACGCGTTTCGCCCGTTTCCAGTTTAAGCATTTGGAACGTCAGCCCATCATTAGGGAACCAACCCACAGTAGCGTCATCGCCATTTGGAGCTTCCACCAACACAAAGTGCCAAGTTTTATATTCATCGCCATAGGGCACAGTCATGCTCCAGATGTCACCAACTTGGGGCATATCCTCATCGGGGATCTTCCAGAGTTCGCTATTAGGCTTCCGTCGCTTGCCCATCATGCCTCCTTGGTCCAGAAACCATTACTTCTATACCAGAAATATCCTAGAGTCTTTTCTCTGTTGTCTCCAAGCCCTTCTTTATTAAGAGCAAGAATAACAGTATCCCAGCCATCATGGTCTAAATCTGGTTCGATTTCAACGATAAGATAATAAAGTTTAACGCCGCTTAGATTATAACTCCAAATATCACCACGCTGCGGTTCCATTAGGCTACCTTCTTCCAGTATGGGTTGCCCGTCATATCGATGGTGTATAGCACAACGCACTCACAACGTCCAGTTTCCAAGTACAAGAAATCAACAGACCAACGAGGATCCTCTGTCGGATGACGATAAATGTTAGTAATCAGCCAATGCTGGACGCGGTTGGCCTCAAAAATAGTGCTTGTGTCCTTGCGCCAAATGTCACCGACTTCCATCACCGTAGACATGGAGGGATAATATCGGTGGTAGGCAGCGAAGTCAAGAGCAAATAAAATGGCTATGGAGGAGGGCTAGCCCCTCCCAGCCCACCTTTTATCATGCTTGACGGGTAGGAGAGGAAGGGGTACTATGCAAGGAGGAGGGTTGCTATGTGTGACCATATGGATATGGAAACGGAAGTTACGGGGACGGTGGACTACTGGGAGGGGGACGAGTACCTTTGCAAGGATATTATTTCTTGCTCCTGTCCTGATTGCGGCTCCACTTTCTTGCTTGACGATCCTGCCGATCTGGAGTAAGATGCTTTTCATGGTTGGGACGGATGATCCTCCCACCAAAACCGCCCCAACGGGGCAGATGGAGAAGGCACGATGGCTACCTCTAACGAGATTCTGGCTGAGATCGCGTCGTACAGCGCTGCAAATGGGCGTCCTTGCCCTGCAAAGTACCTGACCGACAAGTTTGGTGCCGATGCTGCCGATCTTATCGTCTCTCTCAAGAAGGAGGGTAAGATCTACGGTCGCCGTGGTCGCACGGGCGGTCTTGTGAGCAACGAGGCATCCCCGCTGCCGCAGGTTGACTTTAACACCCCGCAGGTTGATGCGGGCAACGACCTTGCGGCTGAGTTCGCTGCCCTTGCTGCCAAGTTGGCGGCTGAGTCGGATGCGGGCGAAGTGGCTGCGACCGGCACCTAAAGTCTAACCTTGGAGCCTTGCGGCCCCCCGAAAGGGGGGCCGTTGTTCTATATGTGGAGTCTATCACATCCTGAACACATCGTCAAGCCCCGGAAAAAAGGCTAGACGACGGGGGCTAGCCCCTGCTGGAACACATTTTATTTCTCTTGCCACTAGCCCGAACAACGTGTATTGTCTCCCGCATGGAAAACACGATCAAGGTCGGCACCGTCGTCTACCACAAGAATCCTCAATCCAACCTTTTCAAGGGACCGGGCACAGTTACAAAGATTCAACATGATCCGATCTTTGGTGTTGACGCCTACACCGTTCTGTGGCAGAGTGCAGGGGATAGTTGGGTTCACTACCGATCCAGCATTGTGACGCTGGTCGAAAAGGAAAGCAAATAACATGTCAAAGAGGATCATCGTTCTTTCGGACGGTACATGGGAAACGGTTGGCCCCGCACAAATCTTTACCATCACAGATGCAGCCCATGATATGCTGCTTGACGGTGGTGAGGTTCGCGACTTGAAACAGAATACCGATATTATTAGCACAGAGGAGATTGGCTAATGCGAGTAAACTTTTATTTCACAGATAAGATTGATACCTATAAGATTGAAGCCGAAGTTTCAAAGAGTAACCGTGTCACCGTTCTAACCGTAGAGGATAGTTGGGGCTCGGACGTTGACTTTGACGACTTTAGCGAGGACGAAAAGAAGGGCATTTATGCCAAGGCATATAGTGCTCGTGACTCGCTCGAACAGGCAGAGGAACCCGATTACGACGGCGACGAAGGGGAGGCCGCTTATGAGTAAGAAATACAAGAACATGACCGCGGAGGAAAAGATTGCCTACCGTGAGCAACGCCGCAAGGCACAAGAGGCAGAAATGCCTACCGCCGAACTCGTTGCCAAGATGGAACGTAATGCCGCCATCCTGCTACGGCATTATCCACCGGCAGAGGCACGGCGGCAAATGGAAAACATTCTTACGCACGCTGTCTTTATGGATGAGTGTCATAGCGGTTTCTCCGAAGCGATCCTCGCTATGGGTGTAAAACTAGACGAACTTATCGACGGGTGAACGTTCCCCCCTCCCGGCAGAAAAGGCTGGGATGCGGGGGCTAGCCCCTCCCATATCATATTTTTTCTTCTGTACTGCGATGCGGTGATGCGATACATTCCCTTTTGTCCACAGGGGACACCGGCTCCAAGCGAGCCACCGGAGAGAAGATGTCTGTTTGCCTTACTGCCAATCAGAAGAAGTACCTTTCCTATTACCAGAACTACTTCGGTAAGCACGGTGAGTTTCCTAACACCGCTGATGCTGCTCGTTATTTTGGTAAGCCGTCCACGACGGTCCTTAATGTTATTGGTGCGATCTTTCTGAAGGGTGGTTTCACGGGTGGTAAGCCCCTGACCCGCAACCTGCTTGTGGCGCACGGCGAGAGCAAGCCTCTCAATATCAGGGCAACAAAGGCTAAGAAAAACACGCAGCAGTCTAACGCTACGCTGCACGAGTAAACGGCTCCCCACCCACCAGAAAAGCGGTGGGCACGGGGGCTAGCCCCTCCACGCAAACATTTTATTCTGCTTGACCCACCCAGCGATCCCGCATATACTGCCTTCACGGTCGAAGGACCGATGGAGGATGGGGATGCTGCTCAAGGGCATGGATACCCGCAAGTTGTTCGCAGAGGTCGATGCAGCGGTCGGACTTGCACTCGCCAGCCGTCCTAGCAAGTTGGACGAGATTGATTGGGAGTGCTGGACGAAAGAGATGCTGGCAGAAGATGCTAGCAACGTCAACATGACGATTGAGATGGTCTGCGTCGAGTACGGTTGGACTGCCGATGCCTATAACCGCATCGTGCGCCGTATGCGCCGCAATCGTCACACTCCCCCAGAAATGATGTATTGACAAGCGACACCATTACTGATAAAGTCCGGTTCTACTAACCGCCCAGTAGGGCAGAGGAGCAAGAGGATGAAGGTCAAGACTAGCAAGCGCAACCATGTGTACGTTATCCAGAAGAAGGAGGGGGGGCGGTGGGCCACCATCATTGATACAAACGGCCCCATCATCATCCGTACCCGTAGCCTTGCCCGCACCGTAAGCCGCGAGTATAAGAACCTTTCCAAGACCCCCCGTTCATTCCGCGTTAAGCGTCTCGCTTAATCCACAACCCCACACGGTATAGGACGCCCGCCTATGGCACGCCGCATCAAAACCCGCGACTATTCGATGCTCCAGATTATCACCGGAGCAACAAAGGCGGGCGTCCACCGTGATAATGCCAAACACGCAAGCCTGACCGCTTGCAGAGGAGAAAAAAAGATGTTCGCTGCCCGCAAGAACCTTCGCCATGACCTCCAGATTGAGTGGACCCGTGACGCAGAACACGGTGGAGTCGAAGTGTTCGATGTGTATGGTGCCCGACTCCCGCAAGGCGGCTGGCATATCGTCCGCATGGACATCATCGACGAGGATGGTATGCCCATCACCTTTAACACGATGAGTCTTTCGGAGGAGGAGCGTATTGCTATCGAGAACGCCCTCGAAGACGAGAGCGCAGGACTGTCGGCTACCCGACACTAGAGGGTGCCCCTCCGGTTGCCAAAAAAGGCGGCTGCGAGGGGGCTAGCCCCTGCCCCATGCCATTTTATTTTGCTTGCGCTTTCGGCGGTTCCCCCGTATAGTCTACCCACGCTCGACGGTCGGGCGATGGGGTGCAACGGTGGCGAACGTCAAGCCTTACAACGGTAAATGGAATAAGAATAAGAAACTCCAAAAGACGCAGGGCACCGGCGCCTATAACATCATCGGTTTTGGCATCCCTGCCGATCACGATTTTACTGACGAAAACCTTGTCAAGCGTAACACCTGCCCCGGTGCGCTGGCTTGTCGCGCCGTGTGCTATGCTAAGCAGGGCGGTTATCTTTGGCCCGCTAGCATTGCGGCCCGTGCCCACAACCTCGCGCTTTCGCAAAACCCTAACTTCGTCGCGCTTATGATCGAGGATCTCGCCCGCTTCCGCAAGGTTGACACCGTGCGCGTGCATGATAGCGGGGACTTCTACTCGCAGGGCTACTTTGACGCATGGTGTTGGATTGCACGCGCCTTCCCTAACATTACCTTCTACGCCTACACCAAAAGCCTTGATCTCGACCTGTCGGGCGCACCAGATAACTTCCGCGTGACGCAATCCCTCGGCGGCAAGTTTGACGGGCTTGTGAACCTTGGAAAGCCGCACTCCCGCATTTTCACCAGCCATGAGGACCGCACCCGCGCCGATTATGTTGACGGTAACTTGACGGATGCCTATGCAATCGAAGGGGAAACGCGCATCGGGCTTGTGTACCACGGGAACAAGGGCCTGACAGACGCTCAGAAAAAGTTCTTTCGCTAGAGTAATCCCCCGGACGCTGGAAAAAAGACCAGCCGAAGGGGGCTAGCCCCGCCCGCCACGGCTTTTATCGCCGGGGGGCAGAGGCTGTTAAATCTCGGACATCGTGTAAGCAGCCGTCCAAACACCGGGGCGTTCACGCTCACCCTTGTCGCTGTCGTAGTTAAGGAACCGGGATTCATTCATTGAATAAACGGTTTCAATGTCCCCGTCCGCATTAAACAATGCGCTGTATTCCATACCACCAAAGATAAAGTTTACTCGACGCATTACCCTTCCTCCGAAGAAAGCCAGAAGCCAAGGAAAATAACCGAAACAAAAATGATAACGCCGCCGATTGCCGCAATGTCGCCGCCATACATGGTAAATCCTCCTAGGCCTGAGCCAACGTTCCAGCCGCGATGAGCGTCTTGTATTCCATCGCCGCAAACACGATATCCTCCGCGATAAGATCCTTCAGTTTCTCAATGTCGCCGGGAGTCAGGTTGACGCGCTCGCCCATGCTGTCAATGACGCGGATATCGTCAAAATCCTTCGAGTCAGGGTTGACCGTGAAGTAGCAGTTAACGTCCCGACCATTTCGCTTGTAGATGATGAGGTTTTCCATGTTGCCTCTTAGCGCCCGCCAATGGGCAGAAGGGTGAGAGAAAGTGCGAGACTGATACTAATGCAAGCCAGTGCGATCATCGGGCCCCCTTTTCACAGAGAAGATACGCCTCCTCCGGGGAAATGTCAAGCCCCTTCCGCTTACCGGCCATGCAGGACATAACCTTAAAAGCGTGCTCGTCGTTGTTGTTCATAAGATCATAAACAACCGCGCCCCACGAAATAACGATCCACGCTGCAAACAAACCCGTCAGAATCTTCATCGCCCTTCCTCCTAAAAAAGAAAGTATCACCGCCTCCCCCGGATAGCAAAAAAATAAAATGGTCCGTTGGGAGGGCTAGCCCCCCTTGCCTCGGCTTTTATTGCCGGGGCTGGGGTTTTGTCCGAAAGTAACCATTCTGTTCTCCGCCCCCCATAATAGGGAGCAGGCAGGAATCGAACCTGCTACCGGACAAACTTTTAGTAGGGTTCCAACCGGAGGTTTTCGGCGCAGCAAATCATTTCGATGCCGCTCTTGAACCGGACAAGGGCGCACTTGTAGCCCGTTGAAATGATCTTTCCCAGACCGTACAAGTGGTGACGCACAATGTCATGGTCGCGCAGCATTAGAGATCCTCCCCCTTCGTGTCCGCCTTGATATCACGGGCAAGGTCATCGGCGTTATAACGGTCAAAAATATCGTCCGGGTAAAGGGTAAGCATCATGCAACGGATGGCAGGATCGGCGTTGGCTTCCTCGATCATGTCCCCGATAATCTTACGGTCGTGCTCACGGCTGTCCTCATCCTCCGGCGTCCAACCGGGGATGTGGAAATCGGCAGTAGCGTCGAGGAAGGTACGGTGCGCCGCTTCGGCATCCTTGTCCCGCGTGTCGGGGCGGTCATACAGTGCAGCCGCATGGAAAGAGCAAGCGGCATCCTCATCGCAGCCGCAAATCTCAGTGCCGGGGTGGGGGATCGTGTTCGCGCTCATCGCATCGGCCTCCGTGGTGGGGAACATGGAGAGAGTATAGGGGGCAACCCTGCCGGTGGCAAGAGAAATAAAATACGTTCCAGCGGGGGCTAGCCCCTCCCAGTTGGCCTTTTATTCGGGGCACTAGAAAAGCCCGCCCCTTGCGGGTACGGGCCGAAGGTGCTACGCTTGACGCTTTGCGTTAGAGAGTGGCGAACGTTTCCGCGTAATCACGGGCGGTGTTGCGGTTCAGGGTGCGCCAACCCTCGCCAACGCTCCACACCGTCTCGAACCCCGGCTTGAGCGCAGGACGCACGCCGCCCTTCGTGTTGGCAGCGATGAACTCTGCGGGCAGGTCGCCCACCTGCACGAACGTCATCGTGCGATCTTCGCCCTTGACGGTGGTGAACGCGCAGTTGTAAGCCTTGACGATCGCCATTTTGCTTCCCCTTGTTTGACTGGGCACCATGCCCGCCGTCGATGATGTGAATATACGCGGGAACCTTGCCGCCGTCAAGGGGAATAAAATATCATCCAGTGGGGGCTAGCCCCTCCTGCCACGGCTTTTATTTGCCGGAGCGAGGGAGCGCGCACCTCCTAATCAGTGTCACCGAAGAAATAGTCCTCGTCCGTTTATTTTCTTTTTGGAATAGACGAAGACTATTTATTGTATGCTAACAGAAAAGAAATGCTATGGTTGTCAAACTACCAAAACTATTACAGAATTTGGTAATGATAAAAGAGGCGTTGGTGGATTTAAAAATTATTGTAGACTGTGCTGCACCAAACGTCGTAAACTTCATTACGAGAAGAACAAAGAGAAAGAGTTAGTAAAAGGCAAAGAATACAAAGCTGCAAATAAAGAAAAGCTAGCAGAGCTATCAAGGGCGTATCGTAAGGCAAATCCTGAGAAGGTTAAAGAATGGAAACGAAACGAATATAAACGCCGCCGTTCGATTAAGAAGAATATTGTTGAAGACAGCATCAGCCGCGCAATCAATAAAAGAGTAAAGTTCAATAGGCAGTTTGGACATTGGGAAGAAATATTAGGTTATTCCGTAGAGCAATTAATGCTTCACTTGGAAAGCAAATTCAAGCCCGAAATGAACTGGGACAACTATGGTTCATATTGGCACATAGACCACGTAAAACCTAAGAGCTGGTTTGAATATGATGCTTTGGATAGTGAGGCTTTCAAACAATGTTGGGCATTAGATAATCTACAACCGCTTGAAGCCTCACTCAACTGCTCTAAACAAAATAGATACGAAGGTTAGAAGTCATCGTCGCTACCATAACATCCATAATCTTCTGATGTTCCCCATCCTGCGCTGGCAAGAGCATAGGCGTCGTCGCTGTAGTCAAGGTCCGCACCATAAGCAGAATCAAGTTCCTCATCGGCCTCGTCATACAGCCGCTCTTCCATCCTGTCGGCAACGTCCTGCTTGCACAGCGCGTCCTCACACACAGGGGCACCACAGCCAATGCAGGGCTCCCCTTCGTTCAGTTCGGGGTAGTGCTTCAACAGATCCTCGCCCATGCGCTGGCAGTCGCCGCAAACGCGGGTGCCATCGTCAAGCGCAATGGCGGCGTGCTTCTCGCACAGGTCGCACTTAGGGGCGAAAGGGATGCCAAGGGTCATGTCGCAGTCTCCTATCCCGTCAATCGGGCGTGAAGGGATATTGGCATGGCTTGGGCTGGGATGCAATCAAAATAAAATGCTTTCGCCGGGGGGCTGGGCCCTCTTTTTTAAACCTTTTATTTTATGGGGTGGGGGAGTAGGGGGTGGTGGAGAGCGGCTGCGGCTAAAGGTGCGAAACTATCTACCATAGGGGGGAAATGTGGCATAAAGGGTGCATAACCCTCAAACAATCTCCCGGTAATTTTTTGAACTTTTTGTTCCTATATAAACAATCACCAATTCCGGTAATTTTTATACTTGTTTAAACTTGTACTTAATAAAAATGCGGGCTAGCAGCTTTTCCTGCCGTGAGCCCCCATTTTTTATATTGATGTTATGAAAAAATTTTTTTGGGAATTTTTTTAGGATTTTTACTTCCTACATTCTGGTGCTCTACCCTGTACCATTTTGCTTATCTCTTTTATTTTATTTCTTGGCCCTTCTAATTTAAGCGTAGACCAATACATTCCTTTTTCTAGTGTTATGTTTTTCTTTCTTTTTATTTGGTTTGCCATTATTCCTATTCCGCATTCCAAATTATTTTTTGGGTTCAATATTGTTAAATTATATGTTTGTTCTTTCCTATCCTGTTCCCAATTAAATTCGCACCAAGTTGCCCATCTTGTATCTGTATAGGATAACTGTAATAATCCTTCTGATTGTAGTGGCAATCCTGTTACTTGATCTATTCCAAGCTGGTGTTCCGTATATTGAGATTTTGGATTCCAACCGCTTTCATAAAATGAAATTGCTGAGATTATTTCTCCCCAAACAGTTTGTCTTTTTTCTAAATCTAGTGTTTTGTATTTTGGGCAGAACATATCTATATCTTGAGCTGTGTCTAATACTTCCCAATGTTTTTTTATTGCCGCCATTGTTACGCCGGTCCAATATATATTTTGTGGACTTTTTGTTTCCCAAGCTAAGGTAACAGCTAATAATAAAGACAACATGGTAGTGATCTCCTCTATGACTACAACTATAGTACAGCAGTTCTTATGGCTGTTTTAAGCTCTTCTTTCTTCTTGACATCTGCTCTGTACTGTACTATTCTTTAGCTAGGAGAACCTATGACAATAGATAAGTTTACTGCTTTTAAAGAAATTGTTTTTACTGCTGATAGGAATATTATGTTTAGCCGAGTAAGCAGAAAAAAGTTTGCCAATGAATTATCAAAAACTTGTGGACTTTGGGAACCAAATGTGGTATCTTTTGTTGAAGAAATGTCTGGTTTAAACTTTCATATCCTAGAAGATAGGAATATATTTATCCAATTTGCGGAGGTTGGCTTATGATTAATAATACTGTTGCTGCTCGTATTCTTATTGCTGGTCTTATTTGTGGATTTTTTTGGCTTGGTGTTGCGGCTTCAAATAGCTTTATGGAACAGCAATCATATTTTGTAAAAAACAATAAATGAACAATAATATTAAAGTTCCATTAATTGCTGTATTAATTTCTGCTGTTGGAATTTTTGCTGCGCATAATTCAAAATGGATAAGGGATGGGGCATCTCCTTGGTGGACTGTTTACCTTGTTTCTATTTGCACAAGCTCTATTTATGGTTACTTAGCTAGATATCCACTGTTCCCTCTAACATATACTAGTGCTTTTCAAACTTTCTTTTTTCATAGTTCTTGGTATTTAACAACTATTTTTATTTTGGGCGAAAACGTTACTCGCTCTCAAGGTGTTGGTATTTTTATGATTTTTGCAGGAATGATAATGATGAGCCTTAAATAATACTGATGGAATAGTGTATAGTGTTGTAATTATATTATGGCCCTATCGGGCATGGAGTTCAAATGTCTCAAGTAGCACCCCCACAAGCTCGTCAAAACGTTGATTTGTCTATGGCTGTAGATATTGTTTGTGAAAGCTGTGGTTCAAAACAATTTCGTGAAGTTGCATTTATTAAAAAAGTAAGCGCTCTTGTTTCTCCAAGCGGTAAGGAAATGATTGTTCCTGTTGGAACCTTTGCATGCGCAGCCTGTAATCACGTAAACACTGAATTTGATCCATTTGCCAATCGGCAATAGCCGTGCTATAGTGTGCGGCAGTGAGGTAAAAACATGAAAGTTCTTGCATTGTCGCACACCTATGAGCCTCTTGGTGTTGTTAATTGGGAAAAAGCAATCACACTATTGTGTGCTGGTAAAGTGAAAAGTCTTAGCGATTACGACCAAGAAGTACGTTCGCCAAGTACTTCTTTTCGTGTTCCATCCGTAATTGTTTTTAATCATAATAAACGCAACAGAGTCAAGAGTGTAAGATTTTCTCGTAAGAATGTTTGGGTTCGTGATGAAGGAAAGTGTCAATATTGCATGAAGCAAGTAAACTCGCAAGAGTTTACGCTTGATCATGTTACTCCAAGAACTCGTGGTGGCACTACTGTATGGACAAATGTTGTAACTTGTTGTTACCCCTGTAATCAAAAAAAGGGTGATAAAACTCCACAACAAGCTGGTATGAAACTAATTAAACCAGTTGTAAAACCCGATTCTCTTCCGTACATTCAAGATATAGAATTTTATAATTTTGGGTCACAAATTCCAGAAAGCTGGAAATTTTGGCTAGGTGAAATATGATAGTAACGTTTATTGACACAGAAACAACCGGTCTGGATCTTTTTAGACATGAAGTTATTGATATTGCAGCACTACAGATTAGTGTTTCTGGCGATTCGCATATTGAAATTTCACGTTTTGAGAGCAAAATAAAACCTAAAAAAATTAATGAAGCATCTGAAATTGCTCTTAAAATTAATGGTTATACAAATAAAAAATGGAAAGAAGCCCCACCAGCCATTTCCGTCCTGCCTTTAATTCGTTCATACGTTGAAACAAGCGAAATCGTTGTTGGTCAAAATCTTGTTTTTGATTATCGCTTTATTAATAAAATGTTTGATGGCGAAGAAATTGCTCGCCCCAAGTGGCCTAAATATGTTGATACTAAATGGATGGCCGAGCAATTAGTTCATGAAGGAAAATTAAAAAGATCTTCTTTAGATTTTCTTTGCGAACATTACCAGATCCCAGTTGTAGGTAGAGCGCATACTGCTCTTACAGATGTTTTGAGAACATATGAACTTTACAAAGAATTGTCTAAACAAACAGAAATCGTTTATTTAAATTTTGATAAACCATATGACCCATACGAGAATCGAAATGACAAAGACAAACGATAAAAATAATGAATATGTAAAATATTTAATTGATTACAATTATAAACTTGAAAAACAAAAAATTGTCATTCGAGCTATTATGGAAGATCAAACAAAATTTTTAAAAACTTGTAAACAAAAATGGGGAGATGAATTTTATTCTGAAATAGTTGCTGATTGTTAACTAGTTATTTTAGGAGGGCAATAACATGAAACCCCCTGAAAAAAAGGAGCAACCCTTACAGATTCAACTAGAATTACCTGACTATTCACAAGCATATTACGATTATATACAAAAGAAAGAAAAAGAGAAAGAGCAAGAAGAAACAATCGTAATAATTGACATTTACTAACTAAAAGACTACTTATGTTAAGTGTTAAAATACTTATATAGGTAGTTTTTTTATTATGCATATCAACTGTAATGATAAAAATTTTAGTCAAGAAGCGCTAAAATTAGCTTATAACCTCTATGATTTTATGAAAAACAAGTACAAGTTTACTTGTGAACCAAAAATTTATTTTATATCTGATAATAATAATTCGCATAATATTCTTTGTAAAACGGGTTACTATGACCCACAAGAAGAATCTGTTCATGTTTATGTGTCAAATCGCCACCCAAAAGATGTATTACGTTCATTAGCTCACGAACTTTTACATCATATTCAAGGTTGTGAAGGGATGGTTAAAGCTGACAGAGGTGATATGAATGGTGCAAGCGATCCAAATTATTTTATTCATGATAAATTTTTAAGAGAAATAGAATTAGATGCTTTTAAACGTGGCAATGATGCATTCCGCGAATGGGAAGCGCTCATTAAACAAGGGGATATTCAAATGAGTGAAACAAAACACAAGGGCAAAGAATTAAAAAAATTTAAAGAAAAACGTAGCGAAATAGCACATGCTATTCATAAAGATGATCCAAAAATGCCTATGGCAAAAAAAATGCGTATAGCTAGCGCTGCTGCTGAAAAAACTTTAGAAGAAACTGAAGAAGGCTGGCAAGAAGAAAATTTACAAGAACAAAAAGAAGTAGAAGTTAATGAGGCTCTTAAAAACTCTCTTTATTATGTTCAAGAAGATCGACCATTGAGCCAAGCATATAATATGCGCGATGAAAAAATTTATAATGAACTTTTAAAAAAGTTTAAAATTAAAAAATAAGTTAGGAAAATATATAATGGCAAAAAAAATTGACGAAATGACTGCCGCTAGTGGTGGTTCTGTTGCGGGAGGCGCTTTTGGACCAGCCGGTTATGGTGTTGTACATAAAGGAAAAAGAACTGGTAATCCAAAAAGACCTTGGAAAAGATTATCTATTAAAAAAACAGATAAAAAAAGAGGAGAAATGGTTCCAATGGAAACCCAAGCAGAGTCTATTTTAAGAGAAACTATTCGTCAATTAGTATTTTTAAATAAAGTAAAGTTTTATGAAGAACAAGCGAAATTAGGTATTCAAGAAAGCAAACTAAGATATATTATTCGTAGTCTTTTAGCCGAAGCTAAAACAGATGATGTAATTTATGATACAACCGGACAAAATGTCGGCAAGGATGCGATGGGTTATTTTAACGTTGCGTTACAACGTATAAAAGAACTTCAATCAAGCGAAGAACAACAAAGAAGTTACGCAAAATTTTATATTGATGCATTGCGAGCAGCGTTTGATTTAGCTGACAAACAAGAAGCATTGCTGTCACAATCACAACCAGCCAGCGGTGGAGTTCCACAAACAACAGCGCCAGCTGCTAAACGTCAAGACATGGATGAGCAAGAAGGCGAAGAATTAGAAACACCAGAAGCAGAAACTACAGGGGAAGAAACTGAATCAGAAGCAACAGCTCCTGCAATGGATGAAAAAGAAAAACAAAAACTTATCCAACAAGCAATGGAAAAAACCGCTGAAGCATCAATCGCTGGGGTCGAAGCAAACTTGGGCGACATGAAAGATAAAACTGGTATTGATTTTGCCCGTAAGGATGTCGAAACAGCTATTCCACAAGTCCTAGCTCTATATCCTCCATTAAGTGGCGAAAATATTTCTGTTACAGATAAAAAAGGTCAAACAAGACAAACAACGGATAAAAAAGATTTCAAAGATTTCGTTCTTGGCAATCTTGAATTACAATTTGATAATGCAATTAAAACCTCAAGATTGCCAAAAGCAGCTGCCGCTTCACAAGCCGCCCCGTCGCCAGAAGCGCAACAAGTAGCAGCTGCGGCAATGCCAGAGCCAACAGTATAGGAGTTTATTATGAACGCACACATGAGAAGAAAATTAGCAAAGCTAGAACTTATTAGAAAATCACAACAACCTAAAATAGAAGAGCTAAAAATTGAAGAAAAAGTTACAGCATTAGAGCCAGCTGTAGAACCTGTTAAGGTTGAAGAAGTTAAGGCTATTGAGGAAGTGGCAGCCACACCAGTTGTAGTTGAAGAGGCACCAGTGGCAGCACCTGTTGTATCATCAGGCAAGAAAAAGAAAAGTATTTAAAAATAGTTAGGCTTGTAATATACTCTTTTTATGAGAACAATATATCAAGAGCAAGCCGATGAAATTGGTAATATCGTTTCACAAAAAAATGCTGCGTACGGATCTGCTTTTTCAGAAGCGCATCATATATTAAAAGTTCTTTATCCTAACGGAATAAGACCTGAACAATATACTGATGCGCTTGCTATTATTAGAGTAGTTGATAAACTATTCCGTATTGCTACAAAAAAGGATGCATTTGGCGAAAATCCTTGGAAAGATATTGCCGGTTACGCTATACTAGGAGTCGTGAATGGAATCACGAAAGCAAGTAAACCCGAATCGTTATCTACAGATAACAACGAAAAGGTGGTCGAGCCTCCTAAAAAAGCTAAGAAAAGAAAATAAAATAAATGAAGAGTTTGAAATCCTATTAGGAAATTTAACTCTTGAAGAAATTATAGCAATTAAATTAGAATTAAGTAGTAAAACACAAGGAAGTCCGCTTTACGGTTTACCACTTTGGCATTCGCTAAACAATATAGTACAGGATGCTGTACTAAAGTTCGCTATCTCTACTACTTATACAAGCAGTGAAGCGGCAAGATACTTAGGGTTAGATCAAGCAAATTTATATCCGCTTATTAAAAAATTTCATATTTTAGATTATTTTGGTAAGAAATATAAAAAGAAATGGTTAGATAAAAATTTAAGTAAAGAAAAAAATTAATGCATTCGTAGCACAATCGGTAGTGCAGCTGTTTTGTAATCAGCAGGTTGTAGGTTCAATTCCTATCGAATGCTCCAAATTAAGCAGCGGCTTCTTCGGAGGTCGCTGTTTTTATTTTCCATTTACCGTCTTTGTTTAAAAAGTGTTCTTCCATGTGACAGTTTGGACAAAGAATTAATAAATTTTCTATTGTATTATTTTCTCTATTTCTATCTTGGTGATGGACTTCTAATATTTCTGGATGTTTATTGTAGGAACAGCGTTCGCATTTACGTTCTTTTGAGCGAAAAGCAATTTCACGATAATGAGAATCCCCAGAGCCATAATGCGCTGGTTGTAAATCTTTTAATCCAAATTCAATTCTTTGAGCAAGATCTTTATGTTCTCTACAACAAAAATGTAAATTTTTTTTAGAATTTTGTTTTTGAGAACTGTTTTTATAAAACATTTTTTTACAATAAGAGCATTCTGTGTTGGGAATATTTAAAATAGCGCTTCTTTCCAGTAATTTATTTTTTACACCTTCTGCACTACATTTTTTTGAACAATATTTTCCATTGCCTCTATTTACTTCACGTAATTGTGCTTGAAAAAAGTTCTTACAATTCTGACAAGTTTGTGTTATAGTTTTCATGTTTTCTCCTTTAATGGGGCTTGGGATTGCATAGTGTGATCGCCTGCTTTGCAAGCAGGAACCAGCAGGGGGCGGTACCCTGAAGCTCCACCAACTAACTAGTGTATACTACCATATTTGCACCAAAGTTTTTAGTATCCACCAAATTGCACGTTGCAAACGTGTCGTGACAATGAAAAGCCGACGCAACGATATGGCGTCCCCGTAAAGAGGTAAGCGGGATTTTTAGAGGGTTGTGTGAGCGGTTGAAACAGCCAGACTTGAAATCTGGTATACCTTTACGGGTATCGGGGGTTCAAATCCCTCACCCTCTGCCAATTTTAAAGTTTAAAAACCGTTAATAGCTATGGTAAAGTAGTTGTTAACGGTACTTTTTTGCGTCTGGAACAGACGAAGGAGCAAAAATGAGTGAACTTTGGAAGAACGAAAGATACTTTTCTACATTTGAAGAAGCAGATGCACTAAGAAAATCATTACTCGGTGGGCCAAACGGCGCACTGCTACAAGTAAAAATCAAACGTTGTGGACTTGGCGGCTCGCAGTATGTTGTAAAATCACGCCAAACCCCAGAGCTAAAGGCTGCTGTTGAACAAGTTGAGCAACAATTAGCTGCTACGAAAGAAAAAAAAGAGAAGAAAGCTAAGAAATAGAGGCATAAAATGTATAGGCTTTCGGCTCAAATCGAAAATAAACCAATTAAGCTTGATGATGACAGTGAATCATCCTCTGTTGAGAGCAGCGGAAGCAGAATTTTCTTTTATAGTGATGTAACAAAAGATTCTATTCTTGCTTTAAATAAAGAAATCCGCGCAGTCTCTAATAGTTTACAAAACATTTCTCAAGTTTATGAGATTCCAGCCCCACCACTAAGATTGCATATCAATAGTTATGGTGGCTCATTGCTTGATTGCTTTTCAACAGTAGACTATATTCGTAATAGCAAGACGCCAATTCATACAATCATTGAAGGTAGCGCAGCTAGCGCAGCAACAATTATCAGTGTGGTTGGTCATCGTAGATACATTCACAAGCACTCTTACATGTTGATACACCAATTATCAACTGGCCTGTGGGGTAAATACGAAGAACTTGTTGATGATTTTAAAAATTCAACTGCTTTTATGGAACAAATACAAAGCATTTACAAATCGCACACTAAGATTCCGCCAAAAACTTTAAAAGAAATTTTAAAACGTGATCTTTGGTTCGACTCAGCAACCTGTCTCAAGTATGGCCTTGTAGACGAAATTATAGGAGAATAAAATGAAAACTGTATTTGCTGCACTAATCGCACTATCACTAACCGCCTGTGGAAAGAAAGTAGAAAGCGTACCGGGACCAGTAAATCCACAAATTACTGACGCTGTAACTCAAACCCCAACCCCAGTTGTCGCCGCTGATGCCGGTGTTGTTGCCCCAACTACTGCTGTTGTGCAAGACCCAGCCCCAAAACCAGTAGAAGTACCAGCCGTACAAAGCGTTCCAGAAACTAAGTAAAAATGATCCCCTGTGAAGTTTGCGGTGAAGAATTTCCATCTGCAATAAAAGTAATCACCGACGATGAAATTTTTATTTGTTGCTCCGATTGCAAAAAGCAGATTGATGATTTTAACACCGCAAACTCCATAGGTAATTCTTTAAAAGATATTATTGATAAAGTATTTGAGAAGAAAAATAAAGATGAGTTGCAATGATGTAGGAATTATGTTATTCTTGGCTTGTTCGGTTCTATTTATTCTTTTGCGACAAAAAGACGACTAATGAGCAAAGAAAAAGCGTTAGGCCTAATTAAAATTATTGAAATAAAAGATAACGATAACGGAACTTGTACCATCAATTATGAAATACCCGAAGATTTAAAAACATTTTTTAAAAAATATTTTGGTTGGAAACGCTGGTCGTCAAAGAAGTTTAACGAGTTTTTCTTGGAGGCTTTGACGAATTATGCAAAAACTTTGGAAAGAAAATCTGGGGTTATTTCTTCTAGCGACCAACATGGCTCTGATGTGTGTACTAATAAATCTCTTTAGCCAAGTACTTGATAATTCTAATAGAACAACGACGATAGAAGAAGCACCACCACAAGCATTTTATAAGTGTGGACGTAGTAACAAGCACGATGTATACTGCCCAATCCCAACAAGGAGAACGCATGGCGCTGAGACACTACATTCTTCACGATAAAAAAAATAAGCTTGTTGTTTATGAAGAAATGATTGATGGTAAAAGTTACATTTTTATTCAACAAGGTAGAGACTTAACACAGATTCCTGTTCGTCAATGGCGTAAAATCGCCTCTGCATGGCAAGAAAATGGTTGGAGTGAAAAGTGGGATATGTTAGAAGATTGTATCCCACCGCTAGAAACAGAAGTTTAATATTATTGGCCCCTTCGTCTATTGGCTGAGGACAGAAGCCTTTCAAGCTTCAGAGACGGGATCGATACCCGTAGGGGTCACCAATTAATAAAAACCCTCCTATTTATTTTAGGAGGGTTTTTATATGCCTAAGAAAAGCCAAAATAATAGTAAAAAAATGTTTGATGCCGGTGTAATATTATTTGCTGCTGTAGTTGCTGGTTGTCTTTGCTATCTATTTTGGGACGCAGCCAGAACACACGAAATGGTTTGTACTGTTAAGATAGTGGATCAAATTACTGGACTTGTTAAATTAGATTGTGCGAGATGATTATGAAACTCCCAAATCCACACGGAACCGAAATTCATCAAGAGTTTACAAAACATAATGAATTTTTTGATGCTTATTATTGTGAGAAGTGTGATTTTTGGTTAGAAGATAAATGTTCAGATACACGTTGTAATTATTGCCCACAGAGGCCAGAAAAGCCTTCAAAAGCTTTTTATAATTAGATATAATGAAGATAGTTTATTGAGGCGTCGGCAAGCGGCAAGCCAGAAAGCTGTTAACTTTCCCATCGTAGGTTCGAATCCTACCGCCTCAGCCAATACAAGATACTTGACCACCGGTTTTAGGAGTGCTACTATGCTCCTATAGCTTGGTGGTCAAGCTATTTTTAGCCTAGGAGGGCTGCATGAGCGAAAAACTTAACTATGATGACATGAAGTTTCTTTATGAAACAGCCTACCAAGCCGCTATGAATAGTTTATTTCGTGATAACCTTGACAAACACGGTTGGAAGTATGATGAATTTATGGAAGCCTATGGTTCTGAAGAGGAAGTTATTGACTTCGTGATTGATCCTAATGCAACCATCCACTAAATATGATGTAGGTGATATCATTTATCACTCTGGTCTTGGTATGTATTCGCTTATCGCGGATATTTTTATAAACAAATGGGACAAACAAAATGTTTGTTATCGTTTTATAGACTTAACTTATCCTGAAGTGCGCGATCTTCTTAACGGCCAAGATTGGGATTTCGCAGAAAATATAGATAAGTCCAAACAAATAACAAAGGTGGCATAATGTACCATCTAGCCAAATATGATGTAGGCGACATCCTTTACCACCGCGCTCTTGAGTTTTATGCGCTAATAACAGAAATTTCTGTTGCTAAATGGGATGAAAAAACTTATTTTTATAAATTTATGTACTTAAACGATGATGGATATCGAGGCGAAGACAACCGCGTAGATCAAGTAGATCGATCTGCTTACTGGATAAAGGTGGCATAATGGAAATCCCTCCCAACGCAAATATTATTGATAAGTACAAGTATGATCGACTCACAAAGTGGACTACGGAACTAATTAAGAAAGACCTACAGCAAAATAGCTTTCCTATTGCTGTGCTTATGGAAAATTTTGCTGGTGATTTTAATATTGGAACGGTGATTCGGAATTCAAATGCTTTTAATGCCAAACAGGTTTATTACCTAGGAAACCGGCATTATGATCGAAGAGGTACTGTTGGTACTCATCATTATACAGATATTAGTCATTTACGATCTGTTGAAGAACTCCTAAAACTAAAGGAGAGCTACACCTTTGTTGGTCTTGAGAATAGTGTTGATGGCGCTATCTCTATGGATAAGTTTGAATGGCCTAGTAATCCTCTACTTATCATTGGTGAAGAGGGCGTCGGAATCACACCAGAAACGCTTTCCCTTTGTGACCGCTGCGTTTATATTCCTCAATACGGTAGCGTCCGAAGCCTTAATGCTGGCGTGGCTAGCGGGATTGCTCTAAACGATTTTGTCACCAAACACCAGAGGTCATAATGATTTCCCCACTTGACGATAGATACTTTGAAAAAGTCCGTGAACTACATGAGTACTTTAGTGAAGATGCGATGCTTAAATTAAAAGCTCGCGTTGAAATTGATTATTTTATTGCTCTTTGTGAAGAATTAAAGCTACCTTTTACAGAAGATGAGCGCATGTATATTGCGCAAATTTACGATACCATCGAAGCATACGAAATACGTTTGCTTGAAGAACAAACAAACCATGATATCAAGGCAGTTGAATATTACTTACGCCGTCGTTTCCAAGAATGGAAGATCCCGCACGACCATTTGCTGCACTTTGGCTTGACTAGCCAAGACATTAATAGTGTTGCTACAAGCATTATAATTGATCGCTTTAACCAAAGCGAAATGTCGTTCTATATGAGCGAAATGATTAACGCAATTTACACGTTTGCAGATAAAAACGAATGTGTATTTCCAGCGCGCACGCATGGACAACTTGCTGTTCCAACTCTTTTTGACAAAGAGATGCTTGTTTACTTAACAAGAGTAGAAGAAGTGTGGTCACAGATTATAGATCACCCATTCAAAGCTAAATTTGGTGGTGCTGTTGGTAATTTAAGTGCGCACTATCTTGCATATCCAGATCATAATTGGATAAACTTTTCAAATTTATTTCTAAAAAAATATGATATAGATAGAGAGCTTTCTACAACTCAAGTATCAAATAATATTTCTATCTGTAAATATTTTGACCAAATTCGCATGATTAATAATATTTTAATTAATCTTTGCCAAGACATCTGGATGTACAATTCTTATGGCTATTTTAAACAATCTGTGACCGAAAAAGAGGTCGGTTCTTCTACGATGCCACAAAAAATTAACCCAATTGCATTTGAAAACGCAGAGGGAAATCTTCAACTTTCTAACTGTCTTCTGGATTTCATGTCAAATAAATTAATTATTTCTCGTATGCAGCGCGATCTAAGTGATTCAACCGTACTTCGCAATGTAGGTGTTGCTTTTGGACACGCAGTGGTGGCCTATAAATCGATTATGGCGGGCCTTAGCAAACTTTCCATCAATATACCCATAGTTAAACGTGACCTCGCTAGCAGCGGCCTATTGGCCGAGGCTTATCAAATCCTGCTAAAGAAAGAAAATGTTAAAGATGGTTACGAACTAATTAAAAACATGGAGCGCAATGGTCAAGGAATAAATGACCTGAACATCTCAGAAACACTTAAAGAAAAATTAAAAAGTGTTACAATTGATGATTATGTAGCCCACATAAGGGATTAAAACGGATGTCAAAAAAAATCTATGTTCTTGATACAAACGTACTGCTAAGTGATTTTAATGCTCTTTACGCTTTTAAAAGCAACGATCTTGTAATCCCATTAAAAGTTATCGAAGAAATTGATAAACATAAAAAACGTCAAGATGGAGTTGGAGCAAACGCTCGCCAAGTTATTCGTGAATTAGACAAGCTACGAGAAAAAGGTAGTCTTGTCGAAGGTGTCAAATTAGGTGCTCGCAAAGGAACGTTAACTATTGAAGATTGCGCCACAAATACTCCATTTCCTGAAGAATTGCCACTAAAAGACCCAGATAATTTAATTCTTGCTACAGTACACAAAGTACGGTGTAACAATTCCGGCGTTGATGTTATTCTAGTATCGCAAGATATCAATATGCGAGTCAAAGCCGATTCGCTTGGCTTTCCAGCAGAAGACTACACAACCAATCAAATAGTTGAAAAAGCTGAAGAAATCTACACTGGTTTTTCTCAATATTTAGTAGATGATGCATTAATCGATCGCTTTTACAGCGGCGAAAAAATAATGCTTGAAGAAAAAAATATTAAATTATTTCCAAATCAATTTGTAATGCTTGTTTCAAACGCTAATGATAAAAAAACTGCGCTAGCAAGATTTAAAAATTATAATCACCCAATTTCTAAAGTTATTGAATACAAAGATGGTATTTGGGGCGTTAGAGCAAAAAATAAGGAGCAACAATTTGCTCTTGATATGTTAATGAACGATGACATAAAGATTGTTTCTCTTGTTGGTAAAGCTGGATGCGGTAAAACTCTTATCGCTCTAGCCGCTGGACTTCAACAAATAATGGAAACAAGAGCATATAAAAAATTGATTGTATCTCGTCCGGTACAGCCAATGGGACGTGATATTGGATTTCTTCCCGGCACATTAGAAGAAAAAATGTTACCTTGGATTGCTCCAATTCAAGACAATTTAGAGTTTCTAATGGGCGATGACAAGGAAAACTTAAAGCTTTTGCAAGAACAAGGTACAATAGAAATTGAAGCTTTAACATTCATTCGCGGTCGTTCAATTGCAAACGCTTTTATTATTATTGATGAAGCACAAAATCTTTCAATGCACGAATTAAAAACTATCATTACTCGCGTTGGAGAAGGTACAAAAGTTGTATTAACTGGTGACGTAGAACAAATCGATAGCGCCTTTCTTGATGCCACGAACAACGGTTTGACTTATGCTGTTGAAAAGTTTAAACCATACGAGTTATCTGGTCACGTAACTTTACAAAAAGGTGAGCGTTCTGCCGTCGCGACACTTGCTTCTCAGGTTCTATAATGATCAAATATATAGTTGAATCAGCAACATACGCTAAAAATAATAAAAAACAATATGTTTTGTATGATCAAGTTTATGTATTTGTACAAAATCCATTACCAAGCGAAGTATCTGTTGATAACGTCTTAAAAAAAGTTAAAGAATTTATTCCCAAACACACAATACGTGATTTAGAAACAATTTATGTAGGAGATTTTAAGCCATTAAATGATCGTCAAGTTGATTCAATGTACGTTGATGGATCAATAATGGTTAGTAATAAACATGAAAGCGATAAAGCTTTTTTTAACACGTTGATACACGAAATTGCTCACGCTACTGAGGATTGCAATAAAGAAAAAATCTATGGCGATGGCGATCTCGCAAGAGAATTTTTAGCTAAAAGAACAGTTCTTTATAATTTATTAAAAGACGATTATAAATTAAATAAAAATGATTTCTTAAACATTGAGTTTAATAAGTCGTTTGATGATTTTGCTCATAAAACAATAGGATATGATAATTTAGGTATTATAACATCGGGCATGTTCATGTCCCCTTATGGCTGCACATCTTTGCGAGAATACTTTGCTAATTGCTTTGAACACTATTTTATTGACGGACCACAAGCTGTAGCAAAAATTGCACCAATTGCATATAAAAAAATAAAATTAGTCTTATCAAAAAAACAATTTTAAAGTCTTTTTATTGTTTTACTTGTGTGGTATACTGCTCTGAAAGGAGTAAGTTATGCCACACATTTCATTTTCGGCATTAAAAACTTGGAAAGACTGCTCATACAAATATAAATTAAATTATATTGATGAAATTAAGCTGTTTAATGGTAACGAATACACTGTTTTCGGTACAGCACTTCACGAAGCATGCGAAAGAAAAGTACTTGATAACAGCGTTGACGAAGTTCAAGTCTTTAAAGATAAATTCAAAGAAGAAATTGACAAACTACCATCCCATATTATATTAGAACAAAAGACGAAAGAGGATCTTGAAAAGCAAGGGATCATGCTTTCGGGAATGATTTTAGACGCACTTAAGCAATATTTCGGTAGTTTTAAAGTGGTTAGCGCCGAAGAAGAGCTAAGAACAAATCTAGAATCAACTGAGTTTGATTTTAAAGGATACGTAGATTTAATTTTACAAACCGATGATGGTAAATATCACATTATTGATTGGAAGACTTGCTCATGGGGCTGGGATGCAGCAAAACGAAACGATCCAATGACAAATTACCAATTAACTCTATATAAGCATTTTTTTGGAAAGATCAAAAATATTGATGCAAAACAAATTGAAACACACTTTGCTCTCTTAAAGAGAACGGCTAAAAAAGACAATGTAGAGATTTTTAGAATTACAAGTGGCCCAAAAAAAATTGAAAACGCTCTTAAAATATTAAACAATGCAGTGCATAATATATCAACTAACAATTTTCCAAAAAATAAATTAAATTGTAAAAATTGTGAATTTTATAAAACACAACATTGCCCATGAATAAGCGTATCGCATGTGTTATGTTAGATGATAAAGATTGTGCTTTACATTTAGAGATTATTTCTTGCGAAAAACAAATCAATGATTTAATTGAGTACTTAAGCAAAAAATATTGCATGAAAGAAATTTTTATAAATAAGGTAGATAAAAAATGAAAACCGCACTTGTAACGGGAATATCAGGTCAAGACGGGAGCTATCTTGCTGAATTGCTGTTAGACAAAGGATATTTGGTAGTTGGAGTTGTTAGAAGATCTGCAATGGAAGATAAAAAGCTGGTTAATATTGAGCATTTATTAAATAACCCTAATCTTATTTTAGAAAATGGTGACTTAACAGACAGTGCATCCATTTGGAGACTTACGCAACAGTATAAACCAAATGAATTTTATAATCTTGCAGCTCAAAGTCACGTAGGCGCATCATTTACTAGTCCAGAAAGCACTTTCGAAATAAACGCCACTGGCGTTCTTAATTGCTTAGAAGCTATCAGAAGTGTAAGTCCAAAAACAAGATTTTATCAAGCCTCAACATCAGAAATGTTTGGGGATAATACAAACGCTCCACAAAACGAACAAACCGAATTATCACCCGTATCACCATATGCTTGTGCAAAAGTAGCGGCACATAATCTTGTAATAAACTATCGTAAATCATATGGGCTTTTTGCGTGCAGCGGTATACTTTTTAATCATGAAAGCCCACGACGAGGAGAGCAATTCGTTACTCGTAAGATTACAAAAGCCGCTGCACGTATTAAACTCGGCTTACAGAAAGAATTACGTCTTGGCAATCTTGATGCAAAACGCGATTGGGGATATGCAAAAGAATATGTAGAAGCCATGTGGTTAATGCTACAACAAGAAATTGCATCTGATTATGTAATTGGCACTGGAAAAACTCAAACAATAAAAGATTTTATTAATTGTGTATCTGAAATCTCTGGTTTTGATTTGATGAAGTACGTTGTTATAGATGAAAAATTTAAACGTCCAAGTGAAGTCCCATTATTACTTGCTGATCCTTGGAAAGCAAAACAAGATTTAGGATGGCAATCAAAAACTTCTTTAAAAGAATTAGCTGAAATTATGTATAAAACAGACTTAGAAAAGGAAATTGTGAATGTCAAATAAGAAAAAGATATTAGTATTAGGTGATCACCCATTCTCACCATCTGGCGTTGGTACACAAATTAATTATTTTATCCAATCAATGTTAAAAACTGGTAAATATAGCTTTATTGCATTAGGTGGAGCAATAAAGCATCAAGATTATAGACCAGTTAAAACAGAACAATGGGGTGAGGATTTTATTGTTATTCCTATTGATGGTTATGGAACACCACAGATGATACGCGATATGATACACGCTCACAAATTTGATGCAGTATGGTTCATGACGGATCCACGGTTTTGGACTTGGTTGTGGGCAATCGAACAAGAAATTCGCCCAAATGTTCCCATGATCTATTATCACGTTTTGGATAACTATCCTTATCCAACATTTAATAAATCATTTTATGAATCAAACGACATGGTTGTAACAATGTCAGAGGTTTCCAGTGATATTGTTAGAACAGTAGCCCCGCAAATTGAAGAAAAGTATATTCCTTTATGTGTAGACACCGAAATATTTAAGCCGTTACCAGAAAGCGAATGGTCGCACTTAAAACCAAAAGGGAGGACTCTATTTTTCTGGAATAATAGAAACGCAAGGCGTAAGATGAGCGGCACCATTTTATGGTGGTTTAAAGAATTCTTAGATAAAGTAGGTCATGATAAAGCGCAGTTAATAATGCATACTGATCCAAAAGACGTACATGGGCAAGATCTTGAAGCAATTGCTAGAGAGTTGCAGCTAACAAGGGAACAATTTATGATCTCTGCAAATAAAGTCCCAGCCCAAGAATTAGCAAAATTTTACAATGCAGCAGATTGTATATTAAACATTAGTGATGCCGAAGGCGTTGGCATGGGTACAATTGAAAGCATGGCTTGCGAGACTCCTATTATTGTAAACATGACAGGTGGTTTACAAGAACAAGTAGTAGACGCGGAAGGAAATATGTTTGGAATTGGAATCACACCATCGTCAAAGGCAATAATTGGTTCTCAGGAGGTTCCGTTTATTTACGAAGATCGTGTAGCAAAACAAGATTTTATTGATGCACTTGTAAAAATGCATAGTATGAGCCGCGTCGAAAGAAAAGAAATGGGTAAAAAAGCTCGTGAATATGTGTTAAAAAAGTATAATCTTAAGACTTTTGCCGAACAATGGGAGAAAACTATGGATTCTTTTATTGAAAAACATGGCGCTTGGGAAAATAGAAAAAATTATAAACGCTGGACCTCTAAGGAATACTAAAAATGAAAAAAATTTTAATTAATTCTCCAATTTTATCACGTTCTGGTTATGGCGAAATGGCGCGGTTTGCGCTGAATACCCTGCGCCAGCACGAAGATAAGTTTGATATTTATCTTGTTGTTTTAAATTGGGGACAAACAGGTTTTATTTTTGAAGAAACTGAAGAGTATAAGTATATTTCACAGCTTAGGTTAAAGACTGAGCAATATATAAAAGAGCATAACGGAAATCCCCCATTCGATATGTCGTTACAAATTACCATTCCAAACGAATGGAAGCGTATGGCCCCAGTAAATATTGGATATACCGCTGGTATCGAAACAACCCATATCTCGCCAGCTTGGCTAGAGCCATCACAGCAGATGGATAAAATTATTGTAATCAGTGAACATGCTAAAAATGTTTTTTTAAACACAGCATTTCAAGATGACAAAGGACAACAATTTAAAGTTACAACACCGATTGAAGTTGTACATTTTCCTTGGAAACAACTTGAAGATGCGCGAATTAATTTAGAATTACCATACGATTTTAATTTTTTAACAGTCAATCAATGGGGTCCAAGGAAAAACATTGAAGGTCTTATTTCTGCTTTTATTGACGAATTCCGTGATGAAGAAGTTGGTTTAGTAGTTAAAACAAATAGAGCAAACGACTCCACTACAGATAAATCATTCGTAGATAAACAATTATCAGATCTTATTGCTTCAAAAGGGCCAAAAAAATGTAAAATTCATCTTGTTCATGGAACGCTAACAGAACAAGAAATGCATGGTCTTTATCGCCATCCAAAAATTAAAGCATTTGTAACAGCAACTCATGGTGAAGGTTTTGGTTTGCCAATCTTTGAGGCCGCCAATGAAGAATTACCTGTTATTGCCACGAATTGGAGTGGGCATCTAGACTTCCTATCAGCACCAGACAAAGAAGGCGTTGTAAAACCAATGTTTGCAAAAGTTGATTTTGAAATTAAACCAATACAAGAACAATTTGTTTGGGCTGGCGTTATGGAAAAAGGTACCGGCTGGGCTTTTCCGTTACAAAGCAGCGTAAAAGCAAGAATGCGCGAAGTAGTAAAAGATTATCCAAGATTTAAAAGTTGGGCTAAAAAACTCTCAGCTTATAACAAGCAAAACTTTGAAAAACAAAAAATTTTCGATAACTTTATAAACTGCTTAGGAACAAGCGATGACACAACAATCATTTTATAATTGTTCTTTTTTTAACAATAAAATTGATAATTTTAATTCTTTTTCCGTAGAACAAGAAGAGATAGTTCTTAAGAAAATGATAAGTAAAGAAAAATTAGAATTTGAAATAAAAAAAGTTGAATATAAGTGTAAATTTATACAACATAAAAAATTTGATATATCTAAACCTTTAGCTATTATTCCTATAAAAGATAATGTTAGCTTACTAGAGTTCACAATTAAAAATATTATAAACTATAAAATTTTAGATTCTTTAGATTTTATAGTTGTTGATGATCGATCCGATGAAGATATCTACTCTTTATGTAAACAAAATTCTATAAATTATCTTAGAGTAGATAATGATAAAGGTTTTAATTTTTCAATGCTAAACAATATAGCAGCCAAATTAGCATATGAAAACGGATATGACACAATTGTTCTATGGAATAGCGATTTATGGGCTAATGACGAATCCACCATTCCAGAGCTAGTAAAGCTACACAAAGAAAACAACTCCACTATTAGCGGGACAAAATTATTATATCCAAATTTTTCTTGGGACGGTAAAGAAGTTTCTCATAACATAGAAACTATTTTCCCAAATAAAAAAAATAATTATAGAGGAACAATTCAATTCGGTGGTTCTGCATTTATTATTGCTAGTGTTTTTAATACTTATTTTCCAATCCATTCTTTTCGTTTTAAAGAAAAAGATTATTATAGAGCGAACGTTAACAAAATATGCGAATTCGTGACTGGTGCTTTCCAAATAATAAATTTAAAATGGTTTATAGAATTAGGTGGGTTGAACCCAAGCTTATCAAAAAACTTTCAGGATGTAGACATCTGTCTAAAAGCTACAGAAGATAATAAAAAAGTTATGTATTTTGGAAAAGATCTATTTTTGCTACATGATGAATCCGTTTTGTTATCTAAAAATAAAACCGACCAGCAATTTATTTCAGACAACGCTCTTTATTCTAGAATTTGGAATAATCATCGTTTTTTAAAAATGATTGTAGAATAAAATGATTGAACCTATTTTAATAAAAACAAAAAAATTTTTTGATAATCGTGGAATTTTTTATGAAAGTTATAAAAAAAGCCATCTAAAAGATGAATATGGCTTGGAAGTTGATTTCCTGCAAGACAATTATTCTATTTCTCATAAAAATGTAATAAGAGGCTTGCACTATCAATGGGACAAACCAATGTCCAAACTTATAAAAGTTTCTTATGGTAAAATATTAGATGTAATTGTAGATATAAGAAAAAAATCTAATAATTTTGGCAAAGTTTATTATTATGAGCTAGATGAAGAAAACAATGATCAGCTCTTCGTACCAGAAGGGTTTGCTCATGGCTTTATTTGTTTAAGTGAAATAGCGCACGTTCAATATAAATGCTCCTCCGAATATAATAAAAATGGTGAATCTGGTATTAATCCATTCGATAAAAATTTAAATATTGATTGGAAAATTGATACTATAAAGGCGATTATATCTGATAAAGACAAAAATTCTAAATCATTAGAACAATATTTATTAGATCCAAAATTCTGAGGAAAAAATGAAAATTTTAGTAACTGGCGGAAGAGGTTTCATAGGAAGTCATTTTGTTGAAGAGTCTCTTAAAAAGGGTTGGTCTATTATTGACATAGACAAATTAACATACGCTTCAAGTAAAAACCTACCTTGGGATAATAATAAAAATTATACATTTATTAAAGCAGACATAAGCGAAATTGATCATTTGCCATCGTGTGATGTAATTGTTAATTTCGCGGCAGAAAGTCATGTAGATAATTCAATTAAAAGTTCTGAAATATTTGTTAAAAGTAATATTTTGGGAGTTCACAATCTTCTTGAATTAATAAGAGGTAAGCCTTCTTATGATCGACCATTGTTTTTTCATATAAGTACAGACGAAGTTTATGGGGATAGAATAGAAGGTAAATTCACTGAAGAAGACAAATTAAAACCAAGTAATCCGTATTCATCTACAAAAGCTGCTGCTGAAATGTTAGTTATGTCATATCATAGGACTTACGGAATTGATTATCTAATAACGCGTAGTAGCAATAATTATGGAGAAAGACAATTCGAAGAAAAACTTATTCCAAAATGTATCCAATGTATTAGTGATGAAAAACAAATACCAATTCATGGCGATGGAAGCTATGTTAGAGATTGGACTTACGTAAAAGATAATGTCGCAGCTATAATATTGCTAATAGAGAAGAAAATCAAAAATGATATCCTTAATATAGCAGCAGAAAATTATTTAACTAATTTACAAGTCGCAAAACAAGTATTAGAGTGGCACGGTAAAGATGAAAGTTCTATTAAATTTGTAGAAAATCGCTGGGGTCAAGACTTGAGATATGCTGTTTCAAGTGAAAAAATAAGAAAATTAACTGGCTGGTCCCCAAAATATGATCAAGGGTTATACAAGTTTAAAACAAGCTAATATTTTTAAATTTAATAAAAATGAAAATTTTACTAACTGGCGGATCTGGAACTTTAGGTAAAGAATTGATTAAGTTATTGATTAAATCTGAACATACGGTTGAATATCCTTCTTCGTCTGAATTAGATATCTCCGATTATAACTCTTGCTTAAGAGCAATTGATAAATACCAACCAGAATTAGTTATTAATTCAGCAGCTTATACTGATGTCAAAGCAAGCGAAAATAATCTTAGCAAAATAATTAAAATTAACGTTATTGGAACTTGTAATATTGTTTTGGCTTGTGAAATAAAAAACATAAGACTAGTTCATATCTCCACAGACCATGTATTTGATGGCGAAAAAGGCAATTATAAAGTAGATGATCCAATAAATCCAATTACTAAATACGCCAAAAGTAAAGGTTCAGCCGAGTTGTGCGCTCGTATGTACAATAATGCTTTAATAATAAGAACTTCTTTTTTTACTCACTCATTTCCTTATGAAAAAGCGTTTGTTGATCAGTGGTCTTCTAAAGATTACGTTGATATTATAGCACCTAAAGTATTAGAAGCGGCTTTGTCTAATAAATTAGGAATCGTGCATTGTGTTAGTAAACGTAGAACTTTATTAGATATAGCAAGAGATCGAAAACCAGAGGTTCAAGCAATTAGCAGAAACGATATAAACTTTCCTACTCCAAAGGACACAAGTTTAATATGAAATATTATCTTACTATTTTTACTATGTTTAAGAACGAAAAAAGGTATCTTAAAGAGTGGATTGATTTTCATTTACTTGTTGGTTTTGAACATATCTACTTGTGCGATGATTGCAGCACCGATAGTCCGTTTGAGATTCTAAAGCCTTATATAGATAGAAAATTAATAACATATTTTACTTGGAAAGATGAGCCAAAACCATCATTTTCATCAAGAAATTATTTTGTAGATACATTTAAAAACGAAACTTATTGGACTGCTTTTATAGACATTGATGAATTCTTATTTTGTTCTAACAAAGAAGATAAATTATCAGAAAAATTAAAAGAATATGAAGAATTTTCTGGATTGGGTATTAACAGTTACAGTTTTGGCAACAGTGGATTAAAAAAGTATGACGAAAGAATGGTTATTGAAAAATTCATACATAGAAGCCCAGATGACCACCCAGAGAATACATATATAAAAACAATAAGTAAGCCGATTACTATGGCTGAGTCTAACAATCCTCATTATGCAAACTATATTAGTGGATATGCTGTTAATGAAAACAAAGAAAAAATTAATGGATCAAATTGTTTAAACAAAAATAAAATTTTTAGAATTAATCATTATTCAAATAAATCAGAGGAAGAATATTATAACTTTAAATTTAAACCAAATGAAGGTAGACTTCCTGTTGCAAAAAAAAATTATGATAAGTACAACAGCGAATGTATAGTTGAAGATAGATTAATACAAAGATATTTAAAGGATCTAAGTAATGCTAATTAATTATGTAAAAAATAAAAAACCAAATTATGAAAATATACAAAAAATATTATCTATTTCACAAGAAAAAAATCATTTTACAAATAATGGACCAGCAAAAATAAAGCTAGAAAAATTTTTGCATTCATTCCTTAAAATTGATACAAATAAAAAAATTTTATGTGTAGCTAATGGAACATTAGCTTTGCATGCTATAAATTTTTATTTTAAAATTAAATATGGAAAATTTAAGTGGCTAACTCCTGCATATACTTTTCCTTCAAGCGTTATAGGAGGGATGGAAACAAAAATTTTAGATATTAACTTGAATGATTATTCTTTCGCAAAAGAGGAAGTAGAAAAAGAAAAAGATTATGATGGTTTAATAATAACAAACTTGTTCGGAACATACCCAGATATTGATTATTGGGAATCGTTTTGCAAAGAAAATAATAAAATTTTAATTTTAGATAATGCAAGTTCTCCACTTAGTTCATATAAAGGAAAAAATATTTCAAATTATGGTAATTTTTCTTTTGGTAGTTTGCATCATACAAAAGTAATAGGATTCGGGGAAGGCGGATTCATTGTATGTCCAGAAGAAGATTATGAATTACTCAGTTCTATTGTTACATTTGGCTTTAAAGGTAATAGAATTTATAATGAAAATTCATCAAATTATAAAATGTCCGATGTACAAGCTGCTTTCATTTTAGATCATTTAATGAATTTTAATTTAGAAAAATATGTAAAAACACAAAAAATTTTTTTAAATGAATTAAACATTGATGGTGCCGAAATTTTTAACAAAAAAGAAGGCGTTGTATATGGAAATTTACCAATTATTTTTAAAAAACCAACAGACAATCTTTTATTTAAAGATTTAGGCATAGATGCTTATAAGTATTATTTACCATTAAAGCAATTAAAAAATTCTGTTTATTTATATGAAAGAATGGTAAATTTTCCACTAAATGAAAATCTAGAAGAAGAAGAGATTGAATTAATAATTAACAACATCAAAAGGCAAGCAAAAAAATGAAACTAGCAATTATGCAACCCTATATATTTCCATATATAGGGTATTTTCATTTGATAGATAGTGTAGATACGTTTATATTTTACGATGATGTAAATTTTATAAATTCTGGATGGGTCAATAGAAATAAAATATTAGTAAACAATAAAGAATTTTTATTTACTATTCCAACAGACTGGTCGCAAAATAAAAAAATAAACGAGGTATTTGTTACGGGAGAATACGCAAAGTGGAAGAAGAAATTTTTTAGTACTGTTAAACATTCCTATGGAAAAGAAAAATATTATAAGGATGGCGTAACTATTATAGAACAGACCTTTGAACAATCCCAGAGTCTAAATCAAATATGTAAATCTTCAATTAAAAACGTTTTAGATTATCTAGAAATTGAAAAAAATATTATTGATTCTTCTGCCATATTTAATAATGAAAATTTAAAATCTGAAATTAGAATAAAAGATATATGTAAAAAAAACAAAACTAGCACGTATATCAATACATCTGGTGGTAAGGCTTTGTATTCTAAAGAAGATTTTGCTAATGATTATATAGAACTTTATTTTGTAAAGAGCAAAGAAAATTTAAATTTTTTGTCAATAATAGATACAATAATGAAGTACGGAAAAGAAACAAAAAAATTTATAAAAGAATACGAGTTAGAATGATGCATTCACCAGAATCCCTAAAAGATCATTATGAAGAATGCTTTATAAAGCACGGGGACAATTATCTTGGCGCAGATTGGACTAAAGAAAAGGATCTTTATACAAGATATGATGTTATGCTTTCCATAATAGATAAAAGCATTAGCGAAAAAAAAGTTTTAGATTTTGGTTGTGGAACAGGAATGCTATACAATTATATTTTATCTAAGGACATAAATTATATAAATTATAGCGGAATTGACATAAATGATATATTAATAGAAAAAGCTAAAACAAAGTTTAAAAATATAAATTTTAAAACATCAGATATCTTTAAAAACCCAGAGTCGCTAGAGCAATACGATTATATTATCTGTAATGGTGTATTTACCGAAAAGATAAATTTAACACATGAACAAATGTTCAATTTTTTTTCAAGTGTTTTAAACGTTCTCTTTAAAAAAACTAATATTGGTATTTCTTTTAATTTAATGTCAAAACACGTTGATTACGAAAGAGAAGATCTATTTCATGTGAGCCATGATGAATTGGCAAGTTTTTTAACTAAAAATTTATCAAGAAATTATATTATAAGAAATGATTATGGCTTATATGAATATACTACATATTTGTATAAATAATGGATAAAAATGAATAAATTAATTATATTTGGCGATAAAGATTTAGCTGAGTTGGCTAATTTTTATATAAATAATGAAAAAAAATACGAAATAGAGTGCTTTACGGTACACAAAAGCTTTCTTACAAAAGAAACCTTCTGCGATAAACCGGTGATACCTTTTGAAGATATAGAAAAAAAATATTCTCCAAATGAGTATAAAATATTTGCACCAATGACAGGTGTAAGGATGAATGGCATTAGAACAAATATTTATCAAGAAGCAAAGAATAAAGGGTATAAATTTATTTCTTATATAAGCCCGAAATGTACTAATTTTGCTTCTAAAATTGGAGAAAATTGTTTTATTTTAGAAGATAATACTCTACAACCATTTGTAGAAATAGGTAACAATGTTGTAATGTGGAGCGGTAATCATATAGGGCATCATAGCGTGATAAGAGACAATGCATTCTTTACATCTCATGTTGTATTGTCCGGTCACTGCGACGTTGGAGAAAACTCTTGGTTTGGAGTCAACGCTACTATTAGAGATCAGATAAAAATAGGAAAATATTCTTTAATAGCTATGGGCAGTTTAGTGACAAAAAACACAGATGAAAATGGTTTCTACATGGGAAGCCCAGCTAAAAAACAAGAAAAAAAATCTACAGAGGTTTATTGATGTGGGAAAAGAAGGGCAATATTTTTAGTAAACATTGGGCACAATTACCAGTTGTAGATACCTCTTATGAAAATTTTTGGAGAATATTTTATTCTCAAAGAATAGAAAACAAAAGTTATCCTATGTTTGTTGATATAAAAAAAGATAATCCAGTAGAAATTATAAATGAAAGTCAATTACCTATAGTAACTTTAGGAGAATTAGGAACTTTTGATCAAGCAGGTGTAATGCCTACGGAAATAGTAAGTTTTAATGATAAAAAATATCTTTATTATATTGGTTGGAGCAATAGAAAAGATGTTCCATATTTTAATACGATAGGGCTGGCAATAAGTGAAGATAACGGTAACACTTTTAAAAAATTTTCTACTGGGCCTGTTTTTGGGTGCTCTTATAAAGAGCCGGGATATACTGGCACTATAAAAATTTTAATAGAAAAAAATATATGGAAAGCGTGGTATTTATCATGCCGAAAATGGCAAGAAATAAATGGTATTGTAGAACCTTTTTATGATATAAAATATGCAGAATCTACAAATGGAATAGATTGGGAACCTCATAATAAAACTTGTATTCATATGGATGAAGATTTTGCTGGGGTTTCACAAGCGTCTGTTTTAAAAATTGATAATAAATATCATATGTGGTTCTCAGCAAGAAAAAAAACTGATTATAGAACCAATCCTAATAATAGCTACAGAATTTATAAAGCTATATCTCAGAACGGAATCGATTGGGAATATGATAAAACTCCTTCTCTGGATGTTTCTGAAACAGGTTGGGATTCTACTATGGTAGAGTATCCTTATGTAATTTTTGATAAACAAAGTTATTATATGTTTTATAATGGAAATGGGTTTGGCAAAGAAGGAATAGGATACGCAAAAATAAAAAAATAATAATTTTTCTAAGCACAATAAAATGAAAAAACAATTAAAAGAAGATGGTTATATATTATTAAAAAATTTTTTAGATTTATCTACTCTGAACGATCTTAAAAAAGAAGCGGAATTATTTTTTTTAAAACAATTTCAAAATCATATTTCAAAAAATATAAAAAAATTTGAAGAAAAATATATGTTTGAGTTGTTTGAAAAAAATTTTGAAACTTTTCAAAACTGCGGCAAACATATACAACATGGATCTATAAAACTACATTCTCTTGGAATTAATAATAAAATTTTAGATATTTTAAAAGAATGTGGGCTAGAATATCCTGCAATAGCTACAAGACCAGTTCTTTTTTTTAATCACCAAAGATTAGCAAAAGATCAAGTATATTATAAAACTCCACCTCACCAAGACTGGAACAGTATTAGAGGTTCTAATGATTGTATGATAGTTTGGATACCTTTAGTAGATGTAGATACAACTATGGGAGCATTACGAATAGTACCAAAATCTCATACAAGTGGAAGTTTAATGTCTAATGTCGTTGGAGGTTTTGGAGCTGTTTCAAAATATTCTAAAGCAGACTTTATTAATGTTCCAATGAATAAAGGTGATATATTGATATTTTCTTCTTTTTTGGTGCACGAATCAGGGGAAATGAATACTGATAAAATACGTTGGTCTTGTAATTTTAGGTATAACAATATTAACGACGAAGATTTCATTAAAAGAAATTATGAATTTTCATATATTTATAAACCAAAAATTAAGGAATAAAAATGAAAAAATTTGGGATTGTTATTTGTACATATTATAGAAAAGATGGGTCTTCCTTTTTAAAAGTTTCAAGAGCAATAAAATCAATAGAAAATCAAACAAATAAAGAATGGAAAATTTTTCTTATTGGTGATCACTATGAAAATGAAGAAGAATTTAAAAAAATAACACAATTATTACCAGAAGAAAAAATTACAGCAATAAATTTGCCATTTGCGGCGGAAAGAGAATCTGGTTTATTTTCTGGTAATAGCTTGTGGTGTTCTGCTGGAGCTAATGCCTCTAATGCCGGAATTGAGCAAAGCGTAAAAGAAGAGTATGATATTCATTGTCATCTGGACGATGATGACATTTGGCTACCAAATCATTTAGAGACTCTACAATTAGCTTACGATAATATGCCCGAGGCTGTATTTGTTTATACAAACGCTTTATACACCGATCGTGGCGGACACACTACAAGATACCCGGTTGAACAAGTTAGCAATGAAATATTTTATAATAATTTAATGCCAAGACCAGAAAAGCTTATTCATTCAAGTGCATCTTGGAAGCTAAAAGTGTTCCCTTTTAGACACAGAAATACTATGGAGCAAGGAAGAATATTCCCCGGAGACGCAGATATGTGGGAGCGAATAAACTTGTTTTGTAGACAAAATAACCTAAAAACAATCTATGTACCAATTACAACAGTTGTAAAATTTGACGAAGCGAGCATTCTTAAATGAAAACGGCATTATTAGCTGGCAATTTTGATATAATTCATCCCGGCTATATTCACACATTTCGTAAAGCAAAAGAATATTGTGATTATTTTGTAGTTGCTCTACAAACAGATCCAACTATTGAACGTCCAAAAAAAATTAAACCAATACTTTCTTGGGAAGAACGTCAAAACATATTATTATCAATAAAATACATTGATGAAGTTATAAAATATACAACAGAAAATGACTTAATAAATATATTAAAAACTAATCGCTATGATGTTAGAATACTTGGAGATGATTATGTTGGAAAGTATGCAACTGGTCAAGAATATAGTGATGAAATAGTTTACATAGATCGAGAACACGGTTGGTCAACAACCAAATATAAACATCTTATTTGCAAAAGTTTACACGGAGAAAATAAATGAAGTTATCACAACAGGCAATGGCGTGCGTAATGATGGCACTACAAAAATCGCTTATGGAACAAAGCGATATCGTACCAGTTCTTTCCAGTTTTGAACTAGAGTTAGTTGGCGAAGAGTTAATGGTAAAAAATCCTCCAACTCAAATTAACGTTCAGCAATCTAAGTTTATGGTGGAATAAGATGCCATTTTACGCATACAAATGCGATACGTGCAAAAAAACATTTAAATCCTTTCATACTGCTGATGAATGTGAAACGAAATGTGTTATTTGTTCATCAGACAAGATAAACAAACTTGTTGGCACATTACGAACAGTTGTAGAGCAAAATAACAATAGCTCTGCTAAAGAGCGCGTTGAAAAATTTATTGAAGATAGCCGACAAACATTAAAAGAACAAATGCAAGAAGCAAGGAAAGAATACAAATGATTTATGTTATACTAACGTTATCTTTGGTCGCAAACGGGTTGCTTGTATGGTATGTACGTAAATTACTTTCAAAATATTGGGCTGACGTTGAAGTCCGCGAAAAATTTACCGATTTATTAGATCAATACGCAGAATCCTTGCAATCAATATATAAAATGGAAGAATTTTATGGCGAAGAAATCCTTAAAAAAGCAATCCAAGAAACGCGTTTTGTCGAAGAAGCGTGTAAAGAATACAAGAAAATCCTCGAAACCGAAATTAACGAAAAAGATTATTTCGAAGAAGAAGGTTCTGGTCAAGAAGACACTCAAAACAAAAAAGAAAACAACACAATCCGCCTCAAAGAAGGCGAAAGTGTCTCGCAAAACGCGGCGGAATACAAAAGGGTCGTCTCGGACCCCTTCTAAGCTACCGCCAGAGCCATTACCAATTAAAGCTGCCGCTAAGATAGTAGCTAAGAAGAATGAATATTTTACAAAAATACACGAAGACGCAATTTTAAAATACGCTACAAGCACTGATAGGCATGAAAAATCAGTTCTTTATGTCACATTAATACAGCCAGCTTTTAACGAGATGGTCGATAAGATTGTGTTTACGTATAAGTTTACTTCATTACCAAACATTGAAGATCTAAAAGAAGAATGCAAAATATGGCTAACAACCATATTAGATAAATTTGATGTCTCTAAAGGATCAAAAGCGTTTTCGTATTTCTCAGTTATAACAAAAAACTGGTTTATCCATAAAGTTAAAAAAAATAGTAGCGGTAGAGAAGTTGGCTTAGAAGACATTTCCCAAGAATTTGAAGAAGATAACTTATTTATTCTTAATGAATATGATGAAAAACGCGAAAAAAAAGAGTTTTGGATTGCCCTATGGCAAGAAATTGACAGTTGGGATAGCGTTAATTTAAAACCAAACGAAAAAAAGGTCTACGAAGCGATAAGGATGGTCTTAAAAGACCCTGAAAGTATTGAAATTTTTAATAAAAAAGCTATTTATTTGTACATAAGAGAAATTACTGGTCTTTCAACAAAACAAATAGTAATGGGTTTGAAAAAATTTAAAACCAAATATATTTATTTTGTACAGAAATGGAACAGAGGTGGAGTTACGCACCTAAAGGTACAAGAAAATGGCATCGAAGAAGAAATTACAGGATTTAATTGATAAAAGCATTACAAACATCGAAGATGATCGGGCGACAACCAATAAGTTGTTGACCGATCTTTTGATTTATATGGCTAAAACTGGTGATGCCGCTCACAATACGCTTGGGCATGTTGCTGCACAATACCTAGAAACACTACAGCGTAGCAATGAGCAGCTTGTAAAAATAACAGGCATAGTACAAAAGCAAGAAAGCTCTGTTCGTGGTATGAGTGCTCAAGAAAGAGATGGTTTATTTGATATAATTAAAGAGGATAAATAATTGTCTGTTTTTAATATTTTCAACAAAATAAGACAAACTTCTGATTATGACGAATTAAAGCAAGTTTTATTTGATGCAAATAAAAGCATAATTGATCCAAATTCAAGAATAATTGTTGATCAAACAAATCAATCTTCATTAGCAAACTTTAGAAAATCTATAGAAAAAAATTACGAAGCTAAGGTTATCGAAAAAGATGAATACTTGGGCGTAGTTCTATTTGTGCCACCACCAGAAACAGATCCACTATCAGGCAGATTAATATATAAGGTTTACGTGGACGTTCCCGGCGTTGATATAGAGGGTATTCCACACCCAGATATATTTGCTGATGAAACCGCTGATCTTAGTTTTTTAGAACAAAAAGCATTTTACCCAGTTAGTGATTCATTGTTTTTATCAGATTATCCATCCGTTAATGATATAGTCAGAGTAAAGTTTTCAAAAAATTATTTTAATGGAATTTGTGGCAATCCAACTGACAATGTGTACCTTGGTATATCCATAAAAGGCACCTATCTATTTCCAACAACCGATAAACAAATATCAAAACCGGCAGCTGCTTCGTTACAGCTAACTAAAGAAGTGAGAAGAGACTCGTTATTTCAAAAGAAACCATCTAATAAACCAAGAGAAGAAGATTTATTAAGTCTTCCGTACAAAGGAGATTTTTTAATTTCAGGACTACCATCTCTTAGAATTAGACCAAATTATGGCACATTACAAGGGCATTACGCTTTAGATATCGCCATGTCAGTTGGAACACCAATTTATTCTGTAAATGATCAAGAGGTAATAAACGTCTCAGAACAAAAAGAAGGCGCTGGAAAATTTGTAAAAACAACTAATGGCATATATAAATATTTATATTTTCATTTAAGCGAGCAAAAAGTTAAAAAAGGAGATATTTTAAAACGAGGCGATTTAATAGGCTTTTCCGGTAATACTGGCAATACCGAGGGGCCTCATTTGCATTTTGAAGTAAGAGAGATGAATGAAACAAAAGTTAATCCACTTTATTTATTAAAAGGTGAATTAAAGGTTGATGAAAAAGTAAAAAATACTTTTGGTTTAACCAGTTCTATTCTCAAAGTGCCTTTTCCTCTAGATGAAAATATTAATTCTATTGATAAAGTTTCCGTAGATTTAAGCGAAGAGCAACCCACGCCATCAGCGGTCAATCAAAGCCGCCCAAACCAAAGTAACGCAACAAATAAAAGTAACCCAGTCAATCGACCAAAATTATTGTTAAAAGATTTTATAGTAGATAAAGCAAACGGTATAAAAACTACCGCTTATGTTGGGTCAAAATCTATAAGGGTAAGAGAAGATTTAATACCTGATTTAACATTAATAAAAGAAAAACTAAATCAATATAACATTGCTCTAACTTGCGAAGACCAAGATATTAAAATAATAAACGATAAGTTGTCTTTACTAGGCAAAGCTGGACTAGAAATTAGATTAAATTCCAAAGCGGCTTTGTTTAGTGAAAACAATTTAGACATAGATGATTATTTTGTAGGACCAGACTACAATCATCCAATTGGCAATGGTTATAAATTAATAGTTTATGGTAACGTTAGAAGAAACATTAAATATTTTGATGAAACCTATGTGCCAGAGAAAAAAGTAATAGAGGTATATGATCCAAAGTCTCTTTCCCCTAATGGACCACCAAAATTAAAAAAGATCTTTAAAAGTGTTATAAATATTACAAAAATTTTTGAGGATCAAGGATTCAAAAGCATAAATCCAAGTCAAGAATTCTTTTTATATAGCAATCTAGAAAAAAGCAACTGGAATATATTCCAAAAACCAGCAAAAATTACTGTTGGGTATAGTTATAAAGAACTACTTTCAACCGTCTATTACAATAATGGTGAGCCAGCTTGGCAGCTACCAGATATAAAATGGGATGGTAATAAGTTTATTTAATCATGGCTGACGCATTAGTAAAAGATTCTTCAATCCCTCCAAATTTATCCGAAACAGTCTCCAAGATTGTGAGAGATGAATTAACAAATTTTACAAACTATTCTGGTATTGCTAACAAAAATCAACTAGAAATAATAACAAACTTCCACCAAACAGACGGCGAAGTGGTTTTACGTGGGAAGACAAACTCTTTTATAGTGATTGGTCGAGATAGAACAGCTGGAATAGGAAGCGGCAAGGGAGGCTCTGGACACAACCAAGCATCCTCTATCGATCTTATCGCTGGTCATGGCGGTACACGACCAGTTGATCAAGTTAATGGAACAAAAATCCTATCAGACAAAAACTTTTCAGCAGACTCAGCACGAATTTATATAAGCCAAAAATGCGATCTTGATAAAACGCTAGGATTGCCAAGGCAATCAGTTAAAGTTAGCGAAACAACAAAAGTAGACATTAACATCAACGACGGAAGATCAGGCATCGGCGCAAAAGCAGATTCTATATGTTTAGTTGGTAGAGAAAATATTAAGATTTGCACAATGCATCATGAGTCAAATGCTCGTGGAAAAGAAATTCATCCGGGTGGCATTGATATTATTGCTGGTATTGATGATCTTAAAAAATCTTTAATTCCGCAGCCTATGGTTAAGGGCAATAATTTAAAAGAAATGCTTGAAAAAATACTTGTTTCGTTACAAGACTTACAAAGTTCTGTTACAAATTTTATTGATTTACAAAACTCTTTTAACAATTTAACAATTGATCACGCTCATCAGTTAATTTCAACAAGCGTTACGGATTCTCCTATACAAAAATCTCAAATGTCTTTAATAAACAAAGATTTATTAAATCAAACTACTTTTCATTTAACAAATATGATTTCTTATCAAACACTAGCCGGAACTTATTTAACAGATGGCAAAGAAAAAAGCATCAATAGCCAATACAATAGAGTGAATTAAAATGGATTTTTTATACCCAAAACTTGATAAACCAACGCATATAGTAAAAAAAGGATCTATAAACTCTATCGTTTATCCATCCAATGATTCATTTAATAATTCTATAAGTGTGCCTATTGCGGAAGATACAAAAGTTGTATTGATAAGAAATAATATAGGATTTGATTGCAAATGGGCGCAAGTAAAAATTATCGAAGGAGCAAGTCAAGAAAGAATTCTGTACGTATTAAATTCTGAATTAATAAACACATCTTCAAAGGTCGATTATGTGCCTATCTGTACTTTTGAAAACAGTATAGATGAAGCAGTACCAGAAATAGATCCAAACATAAAAGAAGTGTTTGTGCCATATATTGATAAAAAAAATGGTTTGTTTTCTGTAAGAATTCAAACTGATTATGAAAAAGTTTTAGATAGCTTTGTATTTGATAATTTATTGCAAGATGTTTTATTTGAAGGATTAAGTATATTATTTGCTAGCCGTGGTATTAAATCCGATAACGGTTATATTCAACAATTATTAAATAAATTCCAGTCCATTGCATTTATAAACAATGATTTAGATTTAACAGTTAATAGAGATTGTGAGCCGTTAACGTTTACTGTTTCTACCCCGTTAAACTTTTTTAATGAACAAGAATTAACAAAACAAGAATCATTAATTGGCGAAGCAACTAAGGTAGTAGAATTTAATAATATAAACTATAACTCCTTAATTCGTAGATTAACAAGTATATTGTCTTCTATTAGGGAAGATGTAGAAAAACTTTTATATCCAAATAATTTTATTGAAAATTTTGTTATAGATTTTGAATTGTCTGCAATTAAAGAATTTGATTTACAATTTAAAGAATATACTTCACTTCAAAACTACTCAGTAAACGATTTAAGTCTTTTTACAGATTACATGTTTGGGTTTGATGATAACTTAAACATCGCTTATATTAAATTTAAGAACGCTAACGGACAAAAAGTTCTTAATCAAGCAGAATTATCTTATTTTAAATTAAAGCCGAGCTTAAATTCAAAAAGAATATTTAATTACTTTCTAAATTTAGATCAAATGTCGGCAGACGCTGCGTCATTAGATGTAAAAGAATTTATTTTTAAATATGTAAAATATCCAGATCCAAAAATAATAAAAGATACAATCATTATTAATGGAAAAGCTTTGCCAGAAGAAAAAGCAGAACAATTTAAAAAAGACCAAGCGTTAAGCAATGAACAATGCATTAATCTTTCTGACGTTTCTTCTATATCTAAATCCACTTTAAATATCATTAGTTATACTGATCCTCTATATCATATATTTGTTAAGAAAGATGTCGATAATTTAGAAGATTATAATACATATAAGTCTTTTATAAACGAAGGAAAAAGTGTGCAAGATGCACTAAAGTCATTAAAAGATTCTCAAAGCAAGCAAAAAAGTGAAGTGCAAAAGTTACTAGAAAAGAAAAACAAAGAAGAGCTACAAAGAAAAGCGGATGATAACATAAAAAAAGCAAAACAAGAAAGTGATGCTTTATCTTTAGAAAATTTAAAAAATCGCAAAGAGTTAGAAAATATTAATAATATTTTAAATCCAAACGAAGACGTAGAAGTTGAATCAGAATTAAAACAAAAACTTTTAGACAAAAAATTTGAATTAGAACAAAAACAGCAAGAAATATCAGATAAATTAAAAATAGCTAAGTCTAACAATACTGAGCTTGAAAGACAAAAAAATTTAATACAATCAACACCAGCCGATAAGCTTGTTGATATTACAAACCCTGAAGAAGTTTTAGGCACTACTCAAGAGCAAATAGATGGCCTTTCGGCTGCATTTAATAAAATAAAAATCAAAGAAGAACTAAAAGAAACGCTAAACATATCAGCGCCAGTTAACTTTATGTATAGTAATGCTGCCGGTCAAATAGTGTATGACGACAGTAATAAATTATCTATTTCAACTGTTTTGTATATTTTGAATAGAATTAATGTAAATGAAGTTCTCTTTAAAAAGTTGCTTTGCACTTTAAAAGGAACAGACCCTAACTCTCCAGAAATAGCATCGATTCTTTCACAACTACCAGTTCAAATATTAAACTATTTTAATTATTTACAAGCAAACTCTACACTTAACGGCACTGCTTATATAAGGGCATTGGAAGCCGGGGCTGTACCAGATATTAAATTGTACTGTTCGCAAAGCAATGGTTTAATCTATTTTGTTAAAGGGTTAAGACAAGTTTTAACAAACGTTGAAAAAGCAGAAGCAATAATCTTAAATATTTTGCCAAACCTTGGCAAATTACCAAAACCAACAACCAATCCATATGAAGTCTTTGTTAAAAATTTAATACAAAACTCTATACGGATTATTGCTTCTGTTCTTTTGGATGTTGTAAAAGAATTATTACAAACATCTTGCGAAGATCCAATTCTTGATTTAAACAATAATAATTTTTCTGATCCTTTTAACACACACTACCCTGCACAATCATTCGGTGGATCGTCAACAAATAGCGGTAATAATAATAACAATCCAAATATTTTAAACGATAATAGAAAAACTGTATTAGAGAATGTTTATCAAAATGAATTAGAGTTTGGTTTTGATAGAGAATACACTGTTGATCTAATTGGTAGACTATTAAACGATATTAATTGTATCCTAACCCCACTTGAAAGTGTTAATTTATTACGTGGTGAGCCAACAGAGCTAGTAAAAACATTAATAAAAAACATTATTAGGACAAAATATTCGGCTCCACCAAACGATCTAACTTTTCTTTTATCTGATGATGAAAAGCTAAAGCTGTTATTTAAACAGTTAGGCTTAACTGTTGACCCCGGCTATATTGAAACTACAAACGAGATTGTTACAAACTATTTAGAACAATCTAATGTTTGTGACGAGCCTACCCTTAAAGCAAGAACTGATTTGCTAAAAGGAAAATTACCAAAAGAATTAGGGACACTTGATAGAAGACTTCAAACAAGAACACAGACTGCTAAAAAACTATTCGAAAGAATCAAAAATGGCGAAACAGTAATCGAGGTATCGCCACTGTGCCCCGATTTAACAAATGATGATGTTGAGGCGGCAAAAGATAAAATTTTGAATAATTATGTTAACTTTGTAAACAGCTCATTTGCAAATATTTTAACAAATTTTACTCAAGAAGCAAAACAATTACCAGAAGTTTATAAAGATAAAAGAATACTATTAAGAAAAGAAGGCGAAAATCCTTTTGATTCTATTGAGTACTATCTCTACAACTCAGAATTAGGTTTAAATTTAATTGGGCAAGGTGTAGGCGATAGTGTTTATATTGATCGCATAAACGAAAATACTACATCATATAGCTATAGATATGGTGTAAAAGGACTCAAAGATCAAATAAAAGACTTAGCAAAAATTTTAATTCCAAGAAATGAAAATGTTTCGCTTACTTTCTGTCCAGAAAAAGAATTTAAATTAAGCGATGACTTTCAGACTGTTTTAGATAGTGGAAATATTTTAGTTGAATTTGCTGGCGCTTCTGGAGATTTTCAATTTGATGACAGAGGAGATGGCTCTGGAGATTTAGGTGAATATTATGATGGAAGTGATAGATCTAAGTTACCTGATGCTGAGTATATAAAGCAAAAAGAATATATCATAACAATTTCTTTAAATAAAGACCCAGACCCTCTTGGGATTTTAGACTACGACGAAGTGTCTATAAAATTTATCTATAATGATACCGATAATAGTTTGCTAAGAGTCCTTTCCAGCGTTAATTACGAAGAGGGCGAAATATCCAAAGATTTTATTTCTGACAATGTATTAGACGCTATAGACGCAGTAACAGACAATGTACCAAACGATGAAATCTATTATTTAGATGAACAGCCCGCTGACATATTGCAAAACCCTTACACTATTAAAAAAACGGTTGATGAAGAAATAAAAGCAGGAAAACTTGTAAACATAAACGACAGTGATGATATATACATCTTATCAAAATCTGTATTTGATAAGATACAAGACATAAGAGTAAAACAACTTTTACAAAAAATCTTTGAAGAAAAATTTAAGAAAGAAATTGAAAAAATAAATAATTTTAAAGAACTAAAAAGACAATCAGAAAATCTTGAAAAGTTATTTGAAAGCAAAACTTTTGTTAATAAAAATGATGGTTATTTTAAAAAAGAAATCAATGCGGCTACCGGAAAATTTGATAGCATAACGAATCTTCCAGTTGTTTCTACAAAAAATTATGTCTCTTGGGAAGACATAACAATTAATAATAATTTTGAATATAAATTTGATAAATCATTTTACGAAAATAACGCAAAATTAACTATAGATAATGTTCGTAAGCATGTTCTTAATAATAGTGTTAATTATTTTAAAACAAAATTTGATTATTCTGATTTCACTGGTAGGCTAAAGGACGGAAAGTGGGAATTTATAGATTCCAAAAAGATCGAAGAGCAAATAAATAATCCTTTATATAATATTGTTTATAATCCTCAAACAAATACAACTGGTGAAAAATATAATCTTTATAGTTTATTGGACTTTCCAATAGACGAAAGATATAGAAAATGCAATCTCTATCCACATTATTTAAATTTACAATATATTTTACAAAAAGCTAAACTTGTTAAACAAGGAGAGTTATGCAATTTAGAAAACTACGCAGCGGATGATATATTGAAGATCGCATTGGTTGAGTTAACTTTTAGAACTCACGTCACTGATTTATTAGTGAAGTCAATTCCTTATCTTTCTTGCCTTTCAAAAAATAATCTATTGAATATGCATAAAAGGCAAACCTATGTTGATGTCATAAGAGAATTTTTTATAAAAGAATTAGAAATTTTTAGTCCTCTTAATGAAGATGGAACAACTAAAGATAAATATTATAAGTATTTTTCAAAAATAACCAAAGAAGTATATCAAAAATACGCTTCTTCGACCCCACCAGAATTGAATAAGGAGTTTGTAGATAATTTTTCTATCAACGAAGAGGTTGATTATTTTATTAAAAAAGAAATAAATAGATTTATTAAATATTCATTAGAAAAAGGAATTTTTAGTCCTAATTCTAACGAAAATGATTATTTTAATGTTGCCAAAAAGTTTGCATTTTTTGAAGGAGGAGGTTTTGGTATACAAAAACAACCAGATGATCCTTTTGGCAAATTTTTAAATGATTTATGGATTTTTGAATTTGAAAGTTATTTGGGCTATTTCATAATGTCTAACACCGTAGACGCTAACAAAAGAACCATATTTTATTCCACAAAAAGCGAATTGGCTAATATGTTTTTTGGGAATATCGGCGGCTTAACTGTCATTGATGAGGCTGATACTAACGTAGGCCAAAATTCTTTAAAATCACAAGAAGATGTAATCAAGTTTTTACAAAATCTCGCTTATAGCCCATCTCCAGCGGCTATGGTTCTACTAAAGCCAGAGTACTCTAAGTATGTTAAAAAATATTTAACATTAGTTTTGCAAACTACAAGGGATACTCTTGCTTCCGTGGCTCAAGCAACAGATTTAAACATCTCTACTACAAGAAAAATTAGTCAAATATCTGCTTTTATAGCCACTACAACTTTTGCTTTCTTGGACGATGAATCAAAAGTAAAAGCAATTGTAGGGGATCCAACGTTAAGAGTTAAAAGGATATCAGACGGAAAAGCTCCTATTGAAGATCTTGCCGTTTCATTAGGGTTATCAGCTTTTGGTATGTGGCCGACACTCTTAGGTTGGTCATATTTAACGGTTGATACAATACAAGAATCGATTTATCTAGCAAGTGCTCAAAAAGAAGTAGAACAATTAAGAAATTCTATAAAAACCGAGCAACCAATTGACCCATGCGCTATAACACCAAAACAGCAAGATGAAATTGCAAATAACACTAAATGTACGCCAAACAACAAAAAAGCCCTAATACAAGAAATAAACCAATATGATAAAATATAATTTTATTTTATATCTAATTATAAATTGATATGAGCAAAATAAAATATGCGCCTAAATTACCATTAGAATTAGATTCTGATAATAATTTTATAAAAATTGATGATATTTTACAAAATACACGACAAAAATTAAAAATGTTGGTGATGACCAATCCCGGCGAAAAATTAATGGACCCGGAATTTGGAGTTGGAATAAGGAATTATCTATTTGAACCAGAAAACGGATTAGTTAATTACACTTATTTTAATGGAAACATTTCAAGTATACAGATACAAGATTTTCAATCAACAATAAAGCAATCAATAAATGCACAAGTGGCGAAATATGCAAACGATATAACAATATATGATGTAAAAGCCACTCTAGAAGAACAAACTCTATATTTAGAAATAGATTATAATTATAAAGGATTCCTACAAGATACATTGGAATTAAATATTACAGTGTAAGAGACAAACAAATGAACAAATCTTTTAAAGTAAATTATTTAGCAAAAGATTTTCAAACAATCAAGAATGATTTGAAAGATTACGCAAAAAGATATTATACAAATGAGTTTGCTGATCTTTCAGAAGCTAGCATAAATTCATTTATGATAGACATGGCTGCTTATGTTGGCGATGTTTTATCTTATTATACTGATTATCAAGCTAACGAATCGTTTCTTGCAACTGCTATTGAAACACAAAATGTATTAAAGTTAGCAAAATCAATGGGCTATAAACAGGTTTCTGCAACTACAACGGCTGGTAAAGTTGCAATGTATATGCTTATCCCATCAGATGGATACAATAATCCAGACTATTCAAGTGTTCCAATTATTCGTAAAGGATCGACACTAAAAACAATAGATAGCACAAGAATTTATTTAATAAACGAAGATGTTATTATAAACGAAAATTTTATTGGTACAAATTATGTTGTAGCCAGAACAAACGATGTCGGCAACCCAACTTATTATGCAATTAAGTTTTATGTTCCAGTTATTTCCGGCGAGATAACAGAAAAAAATATACAAGTTGGTAACTTTATAAAATTTAATAGAATTTATTTAAATGACGTAAACGCCGTTGAAATTATATCTATTGTAGATAGTGATGGCAATGAATATTATGAAGTACCAAACCTTTCACAAAACATAATTTATAAATCTGTTTTAAATAAAGATACTACTGATTTATCGGTACGTTATGCTTTAAAACCAATTTCTGCTCAAAGAAGATTTGTATTTGAATTAGATAATTTAAACCCATCGATGGTGTTTGGTGGCAAGCAATATAAACCAGATGAAGACTTAACTGTTGATCCTGTCGCAGAACCAAGCAAATTTATATTAAACAGATACAACAACGATTACCTACAGGATGCTTATTTTGACCCAAATAAATTATTAAATGGTGATTCTTATGGAATAGGCCCTGAAAATACTACTTTAACTGTGACTTATAGAAAAAATCTAAATCAAATAAATACTGCCAACACTGGTGAAATTACAGTTATTGATAATTTATCATATGAATTTACAAAATCTGTTGCAAGCGATATTGTAAATACAATTATTAGCAGCGTACAGGTTATAAATGAAGAGCCAATAGTTGGAGAAAACCTACAACTAACAGTTGATGAAGTTAAAGATCTGGCTGGTATTATCTATCAATCACAAAATAGAGCCGTTACAGCGAAAGACTACGAAGCGCTTACTTATATGATGCCAGCAAAATATGGTACAATCAAAAGAGTAAAAGCAGAACGTGATCCAAAAAGCTTAAAAAACAATATAAATCTCTACCTTGTGTGCTCTGACATCAACGGGTTACTTTCAGCCCCAAATACGCAAATAAAAGAAAATTTAAAAGTTTGGCTATCTGGTTACAAAATGATAACAGATACTGTTGATATCATTGATGCTAAAATTATTAATTTTGGAATCGATTATACAATTTTAGTTGATCCAAACTTCAATAAATTGGATGTATATAATTTAGTTCAAAAACAATTACAATTTGTGTTTTCTTCAAAGCCACAGATTGGAGAATCTTTTAATAAATTAGATATTTATAGAGAAATTCAAAAAATTGAAGGCGTTTTAGATATAAAAGATATAAATATACGTAATATTACAGATTCTGGGTATTCACAAACCACTTTTAATATAGAAGAAAATACAACTGAAGATGGCAATGTTATTTTAATGCCACGAAATGCTATATACGAAGTAAGATTTCCTACAATTGACATAGCAGGGAAAGCTATTTAATGCCAATTACAAAATATACTGCTTCGGCAGACACAACAATAGTTAATGCTTATTATCCTGATAGTTTAAATAGGGCTATATATGCAAACTTAGGAGCAGCCGACTCTTTAGAGGTATTTTCTATTTATATTTCTGGCACTGAAACACAAAAAGCAAGAACTCTTGTTCAATTCCCAATTAGTGCCATATCATCAAGTAGAGTAGCCGGTTCAATACCAAGTTCAGGTAGTGTTAATTTTTATCTAAAGTTATTTAACGTAGAGCATCCTGAGACTTTACCTAAAAAATATTATGTTTCAGTAGATCCAATAACTGGTTCTTGGGATGAAGGATTCGGTTTAGATCTTGAAAACTATAGCGACAAAGGTCAAAGCGGCTCTATTGGCTATGGCTCCAACTGGAAATATAGATCGACAACTAATTCACCATATGTATGGGCAAGCGAAGGCGGTGATGTTGTTTCTGGCTATAACAAAACCTTTTATTTTGATGAAGGTACCGAAGATTTAGACGTAAACATAACAGATATTGTTGAAGCTCAAATAAACGGCGTAATACCAAACAATGGCTTTATGATTAAACTATCTGGTGCATATGAGGATGGTACAAACGCTACAACATATTATACAAAAAGATTCTCAGCAAGAAGCTCAGAATACTTTTATAAAGTACCAGTCATTGAAGCACGCTGGGAATCTGTTATAAAAGATGATAGAAATAACTTTTACTATGCAACGCCAAACTTAAGTTCAACCGATAATAATCAAAGCGTATATTTTTATAATAAAGTTAATGGTATTTTAAAAGATATCCCAAGCTCAGTTGTTCCATTGGTTAATGTATATAATGAATCAGGAAATTTATTAACCGGTTCCATACAGTCGGTAAAAGTCTCAACTGGTACTTACAAAGCAACGATAAACATTACTGGGAGCTCAGAAGAATTACTACAAGATGTATGGTTTTCCGGTAGTAATGCGTATTTTACGGGTTCTATTGATGCTAAGATTAGACAATTTGATGATTCAGCGATCCAGCCAGAATATATATTTGCTGTTACCAATTTAAAAAGCGTATATAGCTCTGAAGAAAAGCCAGCGATAAGAATCTTTGGAAGACAAAGAGATTGGTCGCCTAATATATATAAAGTTGCCTCTAAAGAAATTAATACCTTAACTTTTAATAATTTATATTATAAAATAATAAGAATAGTTGATAACTCCACAATTATTGATTATGGCATTGAGCCAATTGCTTACACCTTATGTTCTTATGATAAAAATGGTAATTATTTCGAGTTAGATATGTCAATGTTAGAACCGGGATACGCATACGGTATTAAGCTAATGTTATTAAATGGCGAGTTAAAGACAGAATTTAAAGATATATTTAGATTTAAGGTTCAATAATGGCAAGCACAATAGATATTTTTAATTCCGCTAAGATAGATCAGGCTAAATTAACTGGTAGCCAAGGTTTTTATAATAATATAGGTGAAATAACTGAATCAGCCAAACTGCAAGACAAATTTATTTCTAACGTAGACTACTCTGATCCGGCTAATTTTGCTAGATTTGGCTCCGCTGAAGAATATTATAAAAATGCAATTACATATATTGCGACAGATTATCCATACGATTCATCTTTTTATGAAAAAACAAAGTGGATAAACAATTTAAATGAATTAGAATACTATATTTTTAAAGAAGAATTCCCTAAATATAAAGGTTACGTTGAACTAAGCTCATCTCAATATATTGGAACATTTTCTCCATCAAGAGACATCCCAGATACTGACACAAAAAGCATTTATGTTAACGGAGAAAGATACTTTGTTAACGAATCATTAAACTTTAGTGATGGCTTTACGTTTGAAAGCTGGTTGAAATTTGATAACGTAACAAACACTCCAAACATTCTAACAATTAATACTGTTGTTTCTGGCGGTTCTGGCATTAATAACGTTGTTTTGCTTAAAGTATTTGCTAGCGCCAGTAATCTTTATGTTTCCGGTAACATTTCTCAGACTAATTTTTCATATAATTTACAAAATGGCAGCTGGAATCATTATGCAATTTCATTTAATGCAAACAGTTGTTCATTATATGTAGATGGGGAACGCACACAGCAAATACAAACAGACACTTTATTAAATACTGGTAGTTCCTATGTTTTTTATAGAGCTGGTTTAGTCCCTACAACTCAAACTTCAAGCTATTCCTCACTTGGGACATACATAACTTCCTCAGTATTTACTTTAGGAAGTGGGTCATTGTTATCATTAGATGAAACAAGATTCTGGAATAAGGAAAGAACTCTTGAAAACGTAGGCCGTTACTGGTTTACGGCTGTTGATGGAAATGATTTTTCGGATCCAAATACAAGTAATCTTATCCTTTATTATAAATACAATGAAGGCTGGGATGATGTAAATGGAAGCATTTGCTTAGATTATTCCGGTTTTAAGAAAGATGCAATCATTTATAATTATAATTTATACGATTGTAGAAAAAGCGGATCAGCAATAGATGATTCTGGTTTGATTGAAGATTTAGAGCCTTCAAGTATTATCTATGCGCCTGCTATAAGTTATTCAACAGCATCACTAGAAGCGTTTTATGATCAAAAAGTACAATCTGGTACTGATTATGATGAGTTAAATGGCAACGCTTTATATAAAAAGTTTCCATCTTGGATACTTGAAGAAGAACAATTAAACGAGACAAAGCACTTAAAGCAAGTTATACAGATAGTTTCTTCATATTTTGATGATTTATACAATAAAATATCAGAAATATCTAACTATAAGCATCAGCAAATAACAACAGATGTTAATAAGCTGTATCCATTTTATGATAAAATATTAACTTCAACTGGATTTGATGTAACGGAACTATTTAACAACTTAGATATTATTGAAAAGATCTCATCAAGATCGGAAAATAATATTTTTGATCAAGATATTCAAAAGATAAAAAATAGTATATTCCAAAATATATATAACAATTTATCCTTCATACTAAAGTCAAAAGGAACTGAGAAATCTATTAAAAGTTTTCTTAGAAGTTATGGCATAAATGAAAACTTGGTTCGTGTTAATCTTTATGCCGATAAATCAAATTACGTTATTAACGATAAATACGTTGAAACAACAGTAAAAAAGAAAACAATAACTCTTACAGATAACAAGAATATATTTTTATCTGGTACTGCCGTTGACGCACCAGTAAGCGGCAACTATTTAACGCTTGAAACTTCTGTTATATTTCCAAAAATACTTTTGTCAAATGCCCCAGCAACAGCATCCATACTTGGGTACTATATTGCCAACAATTCAACAACATTTGCTACAAGTAGTACAAAGCATAGAGCGCTTATAACAGCAGAAACAGATCAATATGGATCTACTATTTGTTTTTATACAGGTTCAAATGGTACTTCGAATTTTAATTTAGTTGCCTCATCGTCAAAGATTCCAAATTTATATGATGATACTGTATGGAATTTCGCTATAGGGCAAAGACCAGACGTTGACACTACGCTTGGAGTGCCTAGCTACCCGTATAAAATAGATTTTAGAGCAGTTAATACTCAAAAAGAGAACACTCCGATCATAACAGCGTCAGTTGGCTCAATATATGCTAGCGGGTTTCTTTCTGACTACGCCAGATATTTTATTGGAGCTTTTAATCAAGAAATGACAGGTTCCACGATATATAATTCAAATGCCAAATATTTATATTGTAATTATTGGACAAAGTATTTGAGCGACGATGAACTTATTGCGCACAACAAGGACATATTAAGCTATGGCGTTGAATAGTGACTTATTAGTATCATGGAATTTTGAGACTGTTACCGGATCAAATAGTAGTGGTCAATTTGAAGTTGCTGACGTGTCAACCACATATAGTGGTATAGGTACCGGCTTCGACGCCAATTCGCAAAATTTTATATTAAAAGAAGATATATTAACTGGTAAAAAACAACATTTTGAAACTCTTGAGGGATCTGACACAATACAGATTGTGGACTTTGATGACGAAAGAACCTCACAAATAAATAAACCAAGCTCAGTTAGACTAGCGATTGAAAACAGCATGTATCAAATCGTTTCTGACGAGATGATGAACCTTTTTACCACAGTAAATTCGTATGCTTTCAAGTTTTCTGTACCAGATAACAAATATCAACCAGAATACGATAAGCTTATTGAATTAAGAAAAGGCTTTTTTGAAAACATAGATGGCAAACCAGATTTAGAAAGATATATTGAATTTTATAAATGGATCGATTCCTCACTAGGTGCGCTATTAGACCAATTAAAACCAGAAAATTCATCAGATATATCTGGATTAAAGGTAACTGTCGAAAGCCATATTTTAGAAAGAAACAAATATCAGCATCAATTACCTGTTACTATCGAGCCAAATAAAATTTTTTCTTCTGGAATTCAAGTAATAAAATCAAATGCTACAACTAGCTCAAATAAACAGGATTATTTAACTACTTCTGCCGATAATATTGCGGTTGATAATGATAAAGTTATCTCTGTTGGAAATATTTTAAACAAAAACTACTCCAGTAATACAGAAATTATTCAAACTGCTGGTAAGATTCATAATAATCGTGGTACAAAAGAAAATAAAACGGTTATACAAACAAAATTTAGCGCTGGTGACGGTCTTTCTGAGCAATTTAGAGATTCTTCGGAAGAATTTTCAGTATACAACGATACAAATCAACGCGCATTAAACCTTAGAACTGAATTTAATTTGTCCCAATCGCAAGATAGAAGAATAGACCAAGGTACAAGCTCTAATGTTGATTTTGAAGATAATGCGTTTGTGCAGAGAAACGTACCTTATGCTGCTAGAAATTATGCTCATACTGAATCAATAGATTATACAAGCATACCAAGCGAAGATATTTTACAACTAAGATATAATAATAGACTTATTTATGATCTAACAAACGGCAAAGAAGTAATAGAGCCTCCAATTCGATTTGCTGTATCAGCAAAACATAAAGTTAGAATGGTTGGTGCGTTTGAAGATATGGATATTGAATCTCCATATTATTCAAAGATTGATACTTTTACACCAAGAACACTAAACGCAACTGGTACTTCTGTTTATTTTGATAGAAGTGAGTTTGGTAGATTAGACGACGCTGATACATTTTATAAAAAAATTGATGGAGCTTCTACAAGCTCTATTGATATTAAACGTGTGGAAATTTTAGATAACATATTTCCACGTAAAGATATGATGGGACGCGCAGTAATACGTACTAAGTCAGACTATGAAGAAGAAAAAGGTACGTTTAGCAGCACAGAATTAACTTGGTCACAAAATAGCTATAATAATAACAGTGCAGATATTAGAAGTTTTTGGAGAGATAATTATGAAGATCGAAAACGTACAAGAGGAGCAGATAACCCTACAAGTTACACTGGTTCAATAAATGCTCTTGGAAGTTATAATTTGTCTGAAAGTAATTCATATCAACTTTCAAATCCCTCTAACTATTTGGTATTAACAGGTTCTAACTACTCTGGGACTTGCAATTTTACCACAAACATATTTAATAATTATTATGATTTATTATCGACAGTAGAAGCAAGTAGTTCTGTGTCCGACAGGGCTGATCCTAGGATTTATATTGATTTAAGGTCTTCTGGGATTGGTGATATTTCTGCTTATTCACATGGGGAATTGAGCAAGTTTATAGTCTCTTCTTCTCTTGTCCCAAGAGCAAAACCAACTTTTATATTTAATAACTTTCCAAGTTATATCTCTGATCGATATTACTATCCCGGCAGTTTTATATTTTCTGCGGGATACTACCCATCGGCTTCATTTGGATTTAATTTATCTTATCAAACAGGTTTAGACAGTAGAATAAAACCTTTTTATGATTCTTATAAATTATATTTTGAAAATATAAAGGGAAAATCTCATAATAGTTCCATAATCCCTGAATTTCAAGTTTCAAATTTTGATAAACTGCTTTCACAAGATTTTAACGACCCATATGATAATGGAGAATATCTAAAAATACTAGGTAGAGAAAATACAGATCAATATTATTCAAATATTTCCGATGCTCTTAATATAGACTTTAACAAATTTTTTGATAAAGACTCAAATAAGATAAAATTTAAATTTAATGGTATAAAAAAACTATTACCATATAATGGTTTTTATCCACAACAAGCATCTGCAAAGATTGTAAATTTATTTTCTTCTTCTTATTTTTCAGGCTCATCATTAGGAGAAGCACAAAAGCAAACACTATTACAACCACTATTCGCCCCCGGTGTATTGTTCAACACAATAAAGGCCGGTATAGCAATGGATTATCCTGTTTGTATAACTTCAAGCTTAATTACAACAGCTAGTATTTATACCAACGTTTATAATAATACAAATACAGCTTCTTGCGATGAAAATATTAGAGTAATAAAGTCTGGTTCTATTACAGATAGAGCGGCTTTTGAATCGTTGCTAGACCCAAAGAAATTTTATTTTGACTTATTTAGCGATTCGGATAAAAGACTTATTTATTTAGATCCGACTCACTATAGCGATATTTTTACATATAATTCAGCTTCAAACGCTATTATTCCTTCGGCTTCTTATGCGGATATACAAGATTCATTTATAAACAATAAAGATGATCAGTATAAAGCATATATAAACAACTTTTTATCAGAAATTCCAAATTTTTTCTTAAAAAATAACAATCTAACCTACTTCATATCACGCCCAGAAAGTGAATTCCAAACACTAACAAATGGAAAAGAATACTCTTTTAATATTAGAATAAGAAAAAATAATAATTTTTCTATGTTCAAAAGAATTTCTAGTATTGGCAGTAACGATCTACCAATCGAAAGTATATTTGGACCGCCAACACAAATTAAAAGTTCTGTTGTTAATAAAAACAATTTATTTAATAGAATAAGTTATTATCCATTTTGTCCTCCATATTTTGCGGATCGTTTTCTCGACATAGCATCAACTAATCCAAGCACAGATGTTTTAGATGTTCCTGTAACAGTATCATTTATTGCGAATGACACAAGAAAATATTCGCTTGAAGATATTTTTAGTTCGGTAACATGTAAAACGTACATAGGTCCAGAGTATGGGCCTCCCGCTTATTATCCATATTCAAATGGCATTAGGACGCTACTAGAAAATCTTTTAAATTTAAAAAATAAAATAAACTCAAAGCAAATTACTTTCAGCACAACTACTGGTTTACCAACTGATACAGTTGATAAAGATGATTTTAGATGGGTAATACAAACAAAGTTTGAAACGCCTCTTATTGATTATGACGATACAACAGAAGCGTCTTCTTCGGTAGGTTCTGCGCACGTAGGCACATATAGCAGCGCAGGATCCACGAACACTGGGCCTTTGTCTACTGAATTTCGATATAATTTGCTTGAAGGTATATGGTCTTCCTATGGAAATGTTCCAAAAGACGGTCAAAGTGTACAGATAATCATAGATGATGATGGAGCCGAAAATTCATTATTAGAAGCAGTAGGATTTAGACGAGAATCCAAATCAATCGGTCAGCTAGCGACAAACAAAACAATACAAGAAGCAATTGTTTTAGCGCCTTTTGCTGTTAAAAATGCTGATACAAATATATTCACATATAACACAACAGAGGATAAATATTTTATCAAGATCCCAGAATCAACCATAAACAGACTACTAAAAGTCCCAAATTATAGATTGATAGATAGAAACAACAATAGGCGTATGGATAAAATAAAAACAATCCTAAACACAAATCTAGAAATTGATAAAAACAATTCTATAGTAGATTTGATGATTAAAATGGTTAATTATAATATTCCACCGCATCTAAATTGGCTGTTCGATACTAATATCGAACCATTTGTAATGTATATTGCTGAATTTAATCATGTATTATCCAAACAAGACCTAGCGGATATTTGGCAAGGAACAATGCCACAAATTGCTCAAGTTCCAGAAGAACAGCAAGTGACGTTGGAACATTCATTAGGGCCAGATCAGCTATTGGGGAATCTTGATTTGGGTAAATATGATCTAAAAATGAAAACGTTCAAAATCAAATATAGAGCAAATGGTAGCTATTATGATATGTTAGACGATATCGAAGATAATAAAAATTATAAATATGTAAAAAGCGATACATCTATCCCTTGGTATACATATAACTGGCCTTATGATTACTTCTCCCTTGTAGAACTAGTTAATATACAAGCGGGCGAAGTATACGAAAAATCAGGTAGCGTATAATGGCAGCATTTTTAGATCAAAAAGAGGAAGTTTTATCAGTTGAGCTTACAAAACACGGCAGAAAGTTGCTTGGTTTGGGCCAACTTGAACCAGAATTTTTTTCTTTTTTTGATGATTCTGTTATTTATGACGCAAATTATGGCGATTTAACCGAACAACAAAACGAAATTCAAAACCGTCTTTTAAACGAAGATCTAACTTTACGCGCATTAAATGTTACTGACGACATACAACTAGCCCCACTGGGGCGTTCAAGTCCGTCCTCAGATTATGCACCAGCTTGGAATCTAAAAGTGTTAAATGGTTCTATAGATTCTTACAACTCTTCTAGTTCAAACTATCTTCAAAAAGAGTTTGATATGAAGGATATAACATATACCGTTTCTCTTGAAAAAACAAACGTATCAAATATTCCAAATTTTAATCTCTCATCGTTTGAGCTAGAGGACGGAAGAATTGTAAAAGTTGATGATGATTATATCTTACTAGAATTAATAGAAGAGAACGTGGAAGATGAATTTCAAAACTTTACAATAGAACTTTTCACATATGATGAGTTGGCTGGCGGTAAAAACGGAGGTTTGGAGCGCCAGTTAATGTTTTTGCCAAAACAGACCAACATAATTGATGGTATCATTTATGATGAAAGCGAGCTTCCAAATAGATTCGCAGATATAAAATTAACAAAAAATGATGCAGAATTCTATTTAGATGTGCTTGTAGATAATGAGATAGATCAAGCGATCATTACAAAAGCCGCTAAAGCCGTCAACGAAGTTGTTAAAGCAACCTACACCACTACGTTTGAAGGCCCAACAGGATCAGACTGCTAATGTTTACAGTTGCTACAATTAACGACTCATCGCAAAATTTAATAGCACCATCTGTATACATTGATGGTGTTGAAAAAGAAAACAATACTTACAAAATACACTATTCTCTTGTTGATAACAATAATTCTTGGATGAACAATGAAGATATTTTAAGTAATCTAAGCGTGTATATAAGCGATGGTATTTCTACAGAAAAAAGACTTTTAAATACAACAATTGCCGCAAATCAAATAAAAAATAATACTGTAAAAGATTACGCTATTCTATTCAACACTGCTTCAACCGTAACTATAACCGCTTGGAGCGGAAATGAAAATATAAGCAGCAGCGTAGTCACGCAGTCTGTATTACTTCAATCTAATATTGTAAAGGCATCATATAACGGCGTAACGTATGATTATGTAAATAAAATAAAAGATTTTGATATTCTAAACTTTATAAATACAATAAACTTAAATACAGGTTCGCAAGTAACTTCAAGCACACCACTAGAAAGCGAGCTATTGATATCTTATAATCCAATTAAAAAAGCTTCACTTGGTTTTATAATAAATTTAGAAAAGCTATTTACACAAAAATCATCATTTTATAATATTTTAAAAGGTAACGAAAATTATAAAAAGTTAATTTTAACAAATTCTAAAATTAATGATAATTTAAGCTATTTTTCGAAGAAAAACTTAACAAAAAAAGCAAAAGACTATACAAAAATAGCCAACCCTATTTCAGCAAGTATAATAGATGCACAAACGTTTTTATATTATGTTGGCGTCGTTGATGATAACACGCAAATAGACGACAAAAGCTATTATGATATTAGCGCGCATATAGAATTTAATGATTTTTCAAATGAATTTATTGGTGATAATATTAGAGAAAGTTTAAAGCAAGCGCAATCATTTTTAGAAAAATACAAAAATAGCTTTATAATATCTTGGAATGATACTTCAATAAATGATCCAAATACTTTTGTATTTGAAAATTATTACGAGCAATATACCAAAAATATAGAATCATATATTAATGATTTATCACCTCTATGTGCGTTGTTGTCTGGTCTTAGTACACAGAAGTTTGCTAGTTTATTTATGTCACTTTTGCACCCGCTAATGACAACACCAGAATTATTAAATAAACTAACTGATTTTACTACGAAATTACAAGACACGATTGAATCTATATCTTCTTTGACGGCAAGAGGCGATGCAATTACAAAAAGTAATGTTATATATGATAAGATTTTTGGTAATTCGGAAGAAAATATCTTTTCTGCTGATTTAAATTATGATTATGACGCTAACACAGGCATTGAATTGCTATCTGCTGATAGTGTTTCTGATAGAGCAAAAGAAACAATAACGCCGTTAAAAGAGCTAACGCAAACTGATTTTGAAAGCAGAAAAATATTAGAAGCACGAAAATATTTTAGTAACCCAAGCGTTTCAACAATTAATCAGATAAATCTATTTTCAATAGCAAGTTTTGACATAAAAGGTACATCATTTCAATCTCTTATTGGATTAACGCAGACAGATGTTTCCCCATATAATGATGTTTACTTATCAATAAAAGAATATAATGATTTTAATTTTAGCTATAAAAAACCAGAAACTTATTTCTTTCAAATTTCAAAAGATGGCATAAACATAAAAACATTATCTAACAGAGACAATAAATCTATTAATTCCTTGCAGAAGAGTACATTATTTGATTCAAACCGAGATACAAAACAATCTTCGCTTAAGTTTATGACTGATACAAACATTAAAAGCCTTTATTATGTATTAGATAATGAAATATTTATTTCTCTTGAAAACATAAAAGATACACAGCACTATAGAGCAGCCAATAACGATGGCACAGGCGAAGCCTCAGTGTTTAAGTACGCAGAATCTTATTTAGAAAATCCTGACTTAAAAGCAAAGACTTTCATATATTATAATAATCTTTTTAGTATAACAAGCCTAACGGAAGCGAATACAACAGATTTAGACATTTATGAGCTACAAGATAATAAAACTAGCTGTGTTTCAGATCTTTTTACTAAAAAATTAAGACAATTTAATCGTTTTTTTGCCGTTCGTAAAGCCACTACTAAGCCAACGTACGTATTACCTGTATTAAATTTACAAAATGATATTAAATTAAATGTTCCCGCTATTTATCTTAGCAGAAGCACAACGCCAGCAAAAATTAATATATCAACATCTGAATTATAATGAGTAAAAAAGGCAAAAGAGCAATTTATATTAATTCAAATATATTTGCTCAAAATGTAAAACCAGAAAACTTTAATAAAGATTCGGCTGGATCGCAGATCCCTGATCCAATCCGTTATTATTCTGGTAATTTTTGGACATTTAAGAATAACAATCTTACAAAAACAGACGTTGCTCCACTTTTCAATATCGCCAAAGAAAATTTTAGTCCTGACACAATCACGCTAACTGTTGATCAAAGCAAATTTTATGAAGACACTTTTGAAAACGGCATACTTATAAAAAAATTTAATAAATCAAGTTGGTTAGATTTTATTGAACAAACCGTTCCAGCGCAAGAGCAAATATTTGAAGACTACTATGTAAATTTTGCAGAACCTATAAATATAGCAGAAAGTGGGCAAATTGCGGAAGGTGATATAAGTTTTTTAAATAGAGAATTTATATTTAATTTTTATTCTCCTTCTTACGAAGCTCTTCTATCCGACCAAACTTTTGATGTAACAATTTTACCAACAGTATATAACGTATTAAGAAACAATCAGGTCGATATAAGAACTGAGGAAGAAAATCTAATCTTATCTCTTGGTGGGTTTATAGAATCAAATTACGTTGATTCACTCACTACATCTAATAAAACAAACGATTTATTAAAAGAATATTTTAATCAATACGCAGAAACTTTTGTCCTACCAGACGTTGCACCTGTAAAAAAGCGCATAAGACAAACAAATTCAATTATTAATTTAAATACAGAAACATTATCACTAGTAAAAAAATTAAACAATAAATATGTTCCGTTTCCATTTTATATGCAGACAGAATTTAGTAATCTAGCTTCAGAATATAACAATCTAATTCATGTTTTAGATGATTTTGAAGGAACAAAAGACAATCTACTTTCATATATACAAAATCAATTCAGCATTAAAACAAAAAATTTTTTGTACAGTAGCGATGATGTTACACCAACAGAATTACAATTACAAGAGTTAGATATTAAAACTTGGATAGACAGTAATATAGCAAGAACCACAGCGACTGACGTTAATATCACTCCATCTGTTGCTATATCATTTAGCCAATTAATCGATTATCTTAAAGATAATATAAAAATAAAAAATCGTAAATATGAAAATTTTGTAAAAGAATCATGCTTCTACGATGTTCTTTTTTATAAAATTGAAAAAAGGCAATTTAACTACAATAAACAAAATAAACCAATAAATACGTACTTTGTAACTCCAGATAAAGGTGATTTAATAAAGTTTATCGATACTCAAATAAAGTATGGGGTAGATTATTACTATACAATCACCGCCTATACAATGGTTATCGGTTCAGAATATAATTATACGCCATATTATAACGAAACAAACAAGCTAGAAAAGCAAAGGGATATAGAAAAAGGTAAATACAAACTAAATGTAACTGCTAAACCAGCGTATAAAATACTTGAAATCCCATTTGCCAAATTCACAGGTGCAGTACATGAAAAACCATACACAAAACCTGTTATGAGCGTTTCACAGTTAGAAAATGAATTATTCTTTAGACTATTAGATTCGGATTTACAAAGCTCAGAAGAGTTTGAGATTGTTGAAAATAATGATTTTAAGTTATTTGAAAATATAAGACTCTCTCAAGATAACGAAAATCCAAATGAAATTGTTTCTTCTATCAATAATAATGCTAATGTAAGATTACAAATTTACAAAACAACAAATTATCCAACAAATTATTTATCTTTCCAAAATAAATTATATAAAACACTAATATTAGAAAATAACAATAAAAGCTTTATAGATACAATCCTAGACAATACAAAATATTATTATATGTTCCGTTTTTTAAACGAGCATAATGTGCCTTCTAATGTTTCAAAAATTATAGAAGTTAAATTAATAAATGAAGAAGGCTATTATTACTTAGAAACAAAAGACATAGATGTTAAGACGCCATATCCTAAGAAGAATTTTAAGGCTATGAAAAGATATCTTCTTGTTAGGCCAAGCGTTTTACAAGTTCAGCCACATTTCGATAAAGACATAAAAACAATAGATGATGTTTATTTAGGAACAAATCAGCAAAATGTATGGGACAAACCGTTTGTTCTTAAAATAACATCAAATAAAACAAATAGAGTTTTAAAATTTAACTTTACGGCAACATTAGATAAGAAAAAAGAATAAAACGACCTAATTATAAACAGTAAAGAGGATAAATTATGGCATCATTTCTAAATAATAGCGGCGATATCATCTTAGATGCCGTTTTAACAGATTACGGTAGACAACTATTAGCCAAAGGCGATGGTTCTTTTAACATAACAAAGTTTGCTTTTGGTGATGATGAAATCGATTATTCATTATGGGATGCAAATCAAACTACGGCCCTTAAAGATGTAGAGATACTAGGAACCCCAATTCTTGAAGCTTTTACAAATAATGCTGCTTCTATGAAAAGTAAGTTACTAACACTTAATATTGAAAATCTTTTATACCTCCCAATTCTTAAATTAAATACAAATATCTTTAATACATCAAGTTTTAATTCTCAATTTACTGGTTTTGTTGTCCCAATCGATGACTCAAACAATACTACTACAACATCATTTACGCCAACAAATTCAGTTTATTTAACTGAGGGTCTAGTTAATTACAGCAATCTATTAACGATAGACCAAGGTATTGATTCAAGCGATACCGACAACAGAAAAAGCCTTGAGCAAGAAATTCCAGAGTTATATGAAAAAGAATATAACATTATTATGGATAATAGATTAGGTACTTTAGCATCTTCTATAAATGGCACACCAGAGACGCCAGTAAGCATAGACGACGATAATATGGCAACATATAAAGTTTCTCTAACAAGCGCTGGCGGGTTTGTAACAAAAATCCCTGCAAACGGAACAAGCCCAACACAAAATGCAATTATAAATGGTTATCAAGGCACAAGACTACAATTTACTGTGTTACCAACAAGAACAGTTGAAAATAACAATATACTCGATAGATTGGGTGAACAGTTACAAATTAATCCAATTGACCCAACTGCTTATTATAGAACTGTTCGTACATCAGTCACAGTAGTCGGTATAACAACTGGTTATTCAGTAGAAATACCTGTTTTATTTGCTAAAAAAGTTTAATAGGAATATAATATGGCATCTTCATATAAATATCTTGGCACCAATGACCGTGTTGTTTCAACAACAAATTTAACTGAGCAAGTAACAGAAGCGCAAGGATCCGCATGGTCTGCAACTGGCTTACCAGTGAGCTCTCCTGTTTTTGTTAAATATGCTTCCAGCAGTTTAAATGTATTTGACGTAACAATTGGTAGAAGCAGCGAAACAACAAGCTCAAATTCAACAACGTTAGCAAGAGAACAGGCAAACTATAACCAAATGGCAAAAGTGCTCCTTGGACACGATGCTAGCGGACAGATACTAAAGTTTAGCCTTGATGCCGATGCTAGCATCTCAAACAATATTTTGCACAATGCTATATTCCTAAATTTCGCAAGAACGCAATTTAAAGATAAAATTAAAAGCGGCACATTTAAAATTTTAGTAAATGTAAGCGGTGCATCAGATGTATATCTTTCTGATACAAGCGGAACGGTTGGTCCAACTGTCAGAGAAGCGCAAACTGGGGAAGTTGGTCTTCTTTATGTAAGCGGTGCGGCTACAACTTCTGGCCTTACTTCATCACTAAATGTTACTGGTGGGCTTGTATTTTATGAAGCCGGTATAGCAGTTATATCTCCTTATATCTTTTCTAAATATGGAATTAATGCGCCTCCCTCTTCTTCAAATGATACTTTTGATACAAATTCAAGCGGAATATTAACTAATATTGGATATTTTAGTGGCAGTACTACGGTCGGTGCCACATTCGTAAGCAGCAGTACCCCAATTTCTGCTTCCGCTTACGGTTTCAGTAGTAATCTATTAACTGCCAGCTTCCAAGCAGTAACAGAACTAAATTCAACTGTTTATTTCTGCCGTGCATTTAATAATGAGTTTAACTATTCATCAAACCCAACCTATCTTAGCAGCAGCCAAATAATTGTCAAAGAAGGTGATCCAATGAACCAACCTGTTTCATATATAACAAGCGTTGGTTTATATGATGACAATAACCAGCTCTTAGCGGTGGCTAAGTTATCAGAACCAATCAAGAAAACCCCAGATACAGAATTAATCGCGAGAGTTCGTCTGGACTTCTAAAATGAAAAACATTAACGCAACAATAAAAAATGCAGCAAAAAATACAAATACAATAAAGTTTAATAAATGGAAAGGGGTAGTCAATGGTAACATTTTTGATCCCACTCCTTATCCAACCGCTGCTGGCTGTGAAATACAACTAGATTTTAGCTGCGAAGACAATAGCCAATATATTGGGGTTGTTTAAAAAGAAATAAAATATAGTAAGCGGTGCCCACAAAGCACCGCTTATTTTATTTTGTGAAAACTATATATTATTAGATAAATGCCAAATTATATAATATATAAAGACTCTTCTCGCGCAAGACCGCGAAACGTCTCAGAAGAAGCGTATAATTCAGCCAGCTATGGCACAGAATATGTGTATTCTCCAAATGATTCACGATTTGATGCTTACTATTTTAGCAGTAGCGCACAATTTGCAAGCGAAGATCATAAAAAAATAAGATCATTAAAAAATATCGTAAATAGACATTCTGCTTACGACGATATCTATAACATAAATAACTTTTATAATACAACCTCAAGTTTGTTAACAATAAATTCTTATTATTTGGGCTCCGGGATACAACCGGGGACAGTTCAACTAACATTTTATTTTTCAGGTTCAATTTTAGATAGAGCCATTGATTCAAAAGAAAACGGTGTTTTATCAAGCAGTTTAAATGGTAAAGTAGGAATTGTTCTTTACAAAGAGGGCGTTATTCTATTAAACAATACTTCCTCTCTTACCGGCGTTTCTGTTAGCGTCAATAATTCAATTGATTATCCAAGGTGGACAAACTTTTTTGCTAATGATTCTCAAGACGACGACGGTCTATATTCAGATGTAGAATTCGCATATAACGAATCAGTACCAACAGCAATTTGGTATGCTTCAGCCGATAAATATGATTTAAATCATTCAAATAATGAAACTTATATTCAATCTGGGAGCTATTCGTACGTAACAAACTCATTGGCATATTTTGAAAACAAAAAAATGGCAATAAAAAATGTAGTAAAATCGCCATTTACTAGTGGTTCTGCTCAATTTGAAAAAGAAACCTATATAACAAAAATAGGTTTATATGATAAAGATAAAAAATTAATTGGAATTGCGTCTTTATCAAACCCAGTTAGAAAAACCGAAAATAGAGAGTTTATTTTTAAATTAAAATTAGATTTATAAAATGGATAAAAAAGAACCTTTAATAGATTTAACTTATGCGTCATCCATAGAAAATGTTGATTTTGCTATCTACGATTGGTTAGATAGACAATTAAATTTATCTTGCGATACAAAAGATGGTTTTAAAAAAGTTCCAGTTATCTGGGTAACACCTGAAAGAGCTTTTCAAATTAAACAAAATAAAGAATTTAGAGATATTAATGGAACAATAAACCCGCCGTTAATGACGATTGAAAGAACAAATATTTTAAAAGATGTTAGAAATAACGGAACATATTATACAAACCTACCACCGAAAGACAATAGGCAGATAATTTCAAGAAGAATAAATCAAAAGAAGACTTCTGAATTTGCTAATGCTGATTATCAAAAGCAATACGGTTATGTACAGTTTGCTAGACCGCGTAAAAATGAAAAAGTAGTATATGAATTTAAAAGCATGTTATTGCCTGTGTATGCAACTTTTACATACAACATTAATGTATTTACACAGTTTCAACAGCAAATGAATGAAATATTACAGCCATTCCTCGCAAAAACTGGCAGTACAAGATATTTCTTGGTTGAACGAGATGGCTACAAATACGAATGCTTTATTGAAGGAAATATAGATAACAAAAATAATATAGCTTCTATGGAAGAAGAAGAGCGTAGATATATTTCTACTATTACTATAAAAGTATTAGCGAATCTTATTTCAGATGGGAAAAATCAAGAAGATACCATTATTAAAACATTTGAAAATGCGGTTGAGCTAAAAATACCAAGAGAGTCATTAATAATCGCAAAAGAGGAGCTTAAAGCCCCTAAAGAAATAACTAAACCATTATCAGCAAATAGCGCACAATTAGTAACTTCAAATGTAGCAATTAAGAAAGTATTTACAATTGGTAATGGAATTGATTCTATTTATCAAGTTAATCACAATTTAGCTAGCAGGGATTTATATGTAATTGTAAGAGAAAATTTTGATGGTTATTCGACCGTTGAAGTTGCTATAGACTATACAGACTTAAATCATATAGATATAGACATGGGCGATGTAATTAATACTGATTCATATGTTGTTACAATAATCGGTTAGTATAATTTATATAACTATTTATAGGTTAGAGGAAATAAAATGTCATTACCAGTAAAAGATGGAAATGGTTCGCTAACAGCACTAAAAACTACACTATCAGCCTCAGAACATCTACCACATCACATCGTACAATCAGTCGCTAGTACGGTTTCTGTTACTGGTACTATTGGAGTAGGTAATTCATTAACGATTGGCACAATTTCTGATACTGTACAGCTAGAGGTAGATAACTACTCTTATCCGGGTGGGACTTACGGTGCTTTAGTGACTAAAATAACAGCTTCAAGCGGAGATCCCGTACATGTTTCGGCTTCTAAGAGCAATCCAGTTTTCGTTGTTTCCGATAGTGATAAGCCAGTTTATGTATATAGCGAAGACGGTAAACCAGTTTTCGTTACAAGCTCAGAAGGTCGTGTTGTTTTCGTTTCAGCTTCAGCAAACAGCCCAGTTTCAGTTACTTCAAGCGCGAATAAGCCAATTTATGTTACAAATGATTCATATTATCCTGTTTATGTTACATCTTCAGAATCTTATCCTGTAACAACTAAAGAAAAGTTACCAAGCTTAATAGTAAGAGCCAATTTTTCAACTTTTGCTGGTACTATCAACTGGGCTGCAACCGGTTCTTCAAACATTAGCGGAACATTTATTTTAGCAGATTCTTCTTCTACTAGAAGGGGTCTTATGTTTGCCAACAACACAAACAAAGATTTGTATATTGCACTTGGGAATACTGATTTTGCAAGTACGAATGGGTTTTTATTATCAAATACGGCTTCTGCCCCAATAGCCTATTCTTTTGTTCTTTATCCATCTGGGACGTATTTTGCAGAGCCATCTTTTGCTGGAATAAAGCATAGTGGTTTCTTTGTTAGCTCATCTAACATAGATGTTCAAGTCAACGTATTTAAAACAGAGTAAAAAAATGTCAATTTCATATCCAATCCCATCAGGCGGCGGCGGCACAGTAATTATAAGTCAACGCGCACAATATGCAATCCCCGCAACAATTAATACTAACTTTCCGATAGTAGTAAGCGGAGCTACTACTCCAACAGAGATAGCTACAATTTTTGTTCCTCCTACTTATCTTTACCAAATGTCCGGTAGCTACAATCTTATAGCTATTGGGTATATTACTGGCGCTTCTGGCATAACAGGCTCGCTTGAAATTACTTCATATGATACACATAACGTTTTTTTAACAGAATATGCTCCACTTGGCGATAATTCTGCTATGGCTCTTAGGTTCACGGGCAGCTCAGATTATTTTACTTTAAACTATCCACTTAACATTGGGGCTGATTACGGAGCATCCCTCCCAGTAATGTTTTCTGGTTCTGTTTCAAACTACACGGCAAGCATTTATGGCTTTTATTTAAGCCCAACCGTATAGTATATCATATCATTGGGAATAATTTAAATTTTAATACTAATTATTATAACGCTGGTAATTTGCGTAAGCAAGTTCTGGCGTTTATTATTGCCTATTGGCAGGAGGATAACCATTTATGGCTAATCCATTAAAAATTTTAACACAGTTATCAGCAAGTGAAGCTGCTGAATTTATGAAAGAAGTTAAATTCAATGAAAAAATTACACTAGCTAACAAGAAAATCGTTGGCCTAGCAGAAGGTACAGTAAACGGTGATGCAGTTCGTTATGAACAATTATCATCAGAGGCTTCATTACGCGTCTCAGGCGATTCATCACTAGCTTCACGCCTATCTGTTGAAGAATCAAACCGTGAAGTAGCAGTTAGCTTAGAAACATCAAACCGTATTTCTGCTGATAATTCGCTCTCATCACGTATTTCATTAGAAGAATCAAATCGCGCTTCAGCTGATAGCTCAGTAAGTACTTCATTAACAAACCGTATTTCATCTGAAGAATCAACTCGTGCATCAGGCGATGTTTCACTAACAAATCGCGTTTCATTAGAAGAATCAACAAGAATATCCTTAGATGTTTCATTAACAAATCGTGTTTCATTAGAAGAGTCAACTCGTGCAGCTGCAGTTAGCGTTGAACAATCAGTCCGTGCATCAGCAGATATTTCATTAACTACTCGTTTATCAACAGAAGAAAGCAATTCACTTTCAGTTGATATAAGCCTCTCTAATCGTATATCAACCGAAGAATCAACACGTGCTTCAGCTGATGGTTCAATCGCAGTTGCTTTTGCTGCAGCTGATACGTCATTAACAACACGTCTTGGTAACGAAGAATCAACTCGTGCATCAGGCGATCTTTCCTTAACAAACCGTATTTCAACCGAAGAATCAGCTCGCGCAGCTGCAATTATTGCAGCAAATTCTTCTATTGATACTCGCGTTTCAAACGAAGAATCAGCCCGTGCGGAAGGAGATGTTTCATTAACAAATCGTATATCAACCGAAGAATCAACACGCGCTTCAGCTGATGGTTCATTAACAAATCGTGTTTCATTAGAAGAATCAACAAGAATATCCTTAGATGTTTCATTAACAAATCGTGTTTCATTAGAAGAGTCAACTCGTGCCTCATCTGATGTCTCATTAGCAACACGTCTTGGAAATGAAGAAACAGCAAGAGGAAGTGCTGATACCTCGTTAACAACCCGCGTTTCATTAGAAGAATCAGTTCGCGCTTCAGCTGACGCAAGCATCGTAGTAGCACTATCAACCGAAGCACAAGCACGTATTGCGGAAGATCTACTCTTCCTCAAGCTTGATGGTTCACGCGCAATGACCGGCGATCTTAATATGGGTACAAAGAGCATTACAAATGCTAAGAGCGGTTCATTCTCGGGTGATGTTACAATTGCTGGTCAATTAAAGGTTCAAGGTTCATTAACTTACCTAGATACACAAAATCTAAAAGTTAAAGATAACCTAATTGAACTTAACGTTCCAGAAACTGGCGCAACAAGCAATGCAAATGCTGGTATCGTAATCAAGGGTAGCACCGCAAACAAAGACGTAAGCATGATCGTTGATACAGACGGCGGCAACCTTGTTGTTAACACCAAAGTCTCAGCTTCAGCGTTTGATGCAGCTGGTGCTGTTGATGTTGGCGGTGCATTAACAGTAGATGGACAAGCAACAATTAGCTCAGATCTATTTATCTCAGGTGCTTCATACGGCGCAGCGGATACAATGATTGGTTACTCTGGCGGAGTATACAACGTTGAGAGCATGCTACGCGTATTGTTCAACAGAGGCAACACAAGCGTTGATGGTTATTCAAAACTACGCCACGTTGCAGAACCAAGCCTTGTTGGTGGTACACTCACCTACGCTCTACCAGAAACAGCAATGTTTGCTGATAGCCAACTTGGTAAGGTTATGGTTGACGTTCTAGTAGCTTCAGGCGGCGGTTGGAGCAACGATCTAATCGCAGTCAAACTAGAAGATAAGGGCAACGGCTATCTACAAATTGTTATCGACGCTCCAGCCCACAACAACGGTAAAGTACGTATTATCGCTGTTAACGAAGGCATGGACCTAGAGACAGCTGGTCAATAATTAAAACTAAAATAATTTAGTTTGGGGAGCGGAGAGAAATCTCCGCTCCTTTTTATTTATCTTGTAAAACATACTATTTATTTTAGTTAAAGGAGCCGAAAATGAAAAAAATAAATATTGGTATCTCTGTTTTAATTAACAAACCAACAGAATCTTTCTTTACAAATGGTATAAGACAAAATGCGATCATAATGAAAGACCTTTATGAGAAAATAGATTTTGTTAATAAAGCTTATTATATAAATTTTGGAAAACAAAAAGATTATTCACAATCACCTTGGAAACAATATGAACGAAACATTATACAATTTGAAGAAATGTTTGATAAAATAGATGTTTTAGTCGTTTCTTGCGTAACGATTTCAAAAGAAATTGCTGATGCGGCAAAGAAAAAAGGCATTAAGCTTATACATCACATAATGGGAAATGAATATTACTCATACGTTGAAAGCGTTTTATTTAAAAAAGAAGAAAGCACTATACTAGCAAAAGAAGATTGGTATGACTCAGTATGGATTTCTCCACACTTATATGAAATAAATAAAGATTTATTTGAAGCAATTTATGAATGTGATGCAAATGTTGGTGCATATGTGTGGTCACCACAATTTTTATTGGAACATGTGAATGCTTTATACGATACAAAAAAAATTAAAGAAAAAATCTATATTCCAAGCGATAAAAAACAAAAAAGAATTAATGTTTTTGAGCCAAATTTAAGTTTTATGAAAAATTCTATATTTCCGATTTTAATAGGTGAAAAACTAGAACTAAAACACCCAGAAATTTTTGATAGTTTAAATTTGTTTGGATCAGACACAATAAAAGAAAAAAAACAATTAATAGATCTTGTAAAAACTTTAAAAATACAAAAAAATAAAAAAATCTTTTTTGAAGACAGATATCCTATTGCTTGGTCACTTTTTAATCATACGGACATTGTTTTATCTCATACGCATTATTGCGACTTAAATTATGTTTATTTTGATGCTGCTTGGCTTGGTTTTCCATTAGTACACAATTCAAAGTTTATAAAAAAGCTCGGCTGGTATTATGAAAATTTTGATGCAGATGGAGCGATTAAGCAAATTAATAAAATAGCTAACACGTTTGACAAATTGCAGGTTAGAGAAAAATATCTAAAAGATTCGCAAAAGTTTATTTCTGATTATTTTCCAACACACGTCAAGAACGTTGAAGCATATAAAAAATTATTAGAAAAACTATTTTAAAGGTTGATTATGAAAAAAATAAATATTGGTATAACTTTATCTATAGATCCAACTGAATCTTTGTTTACTAATGGTATACGACAAAACATTCTTATTCTTAGAGAATTATATGAAAAATGCGAAGGTGTAGAAAAATCTTACATTATTAATACATCTGGAAAAAGCATCCCAGACGATCCAAAATTGCCACTTTATCCTTTTAGAGATGTCATAATAGATATCAAAGATGTAGTTAAATATTGTAATTTTGTTGTTGTTGCCCACGGTTCTTTGTTGCCAGCAGAGTATCAAGAATTGTCAAAAGCAGGAATAAAAATAACTAAACTTATTCTCGGACCATCAGTTAGTATTTTTAACGAAGGAATACTTTTTAAAGGCAATGATCAGCAACAAGGTAATTTTTATAGAAATAAAGGTAATGTTAGTAAAGTTTGGATGTCAAAACATTACTTTAAAGATAGATATTTTTTTGAAACAATCTATGGATGTGAAGCAAAAATTGCACCATATGTTTGGGATCCACGATTTATAGAAAAAAGCTGTTCAGATTTCCAAAATAACAATAAAAAAATAGCAGAATATATTCCAAGCGGTTTAAAAGAAAAAAGAATTGTTAATTTTGAGCCAAATTTAAATATGGTTAAGACTTCTACGCAATCTGTTGTAACTTTAGAAAGATTTTATCGGCAACACCCAGAATATGTAGGAGATTGCTATTTTTTTAATACAGGCGTTATTAAGCAAAAAAAGGATTTTATTGATTTTGTAAAAGATTTAGATATTTACGTTTCAAAAAAACTTTCTTTTGAGGGCGGGATTGCGATAGTAAATGCTTTAGGTAATTATGGAGATGTAGTTTTAGCTAGTCAAAATCAAAATGAGCTAAATTATCTTTATTTAGATGCTGCTTGGATGGGATATCCAGTTCTACACAATTCAAGCATGATGAAAGAAATAGGATTTTATTATAAAGATAATGATGCTCAACAAGCTTCAAAAATATTATATAATATATGCAAAAATTTTGATAAAAATTACAAAAAATATAAACAAGAATCAAGAGAAAAATGTAAAAAGTATATGATTACAAACGAACAACATATAAAAAATTATACAAAACTTATACATGAAGTAATGGATTCTTAAAATGAAGAAAAAAATTACATATTTAGTAAAATATATGGATGATGTTATCAAAGAAGTATTAACGCATACAAAAGATATAAAAACTCAAGCAGAATTATTAAAAAATAGGCAAATGTTAGATGAAGCAATAAAAAAATTAGAAAAAAAATATGACAATATTATAAAAGACATACAAAACGATATAGAGGAAGAGCAAACGGATGAAAAATAGTTTTAATTTTTTACAATTTACTAATTGGTTATTAATTTGTAGAGAAAATATTGGAAAAATAAAACAAGAAATTTTAGACGAAAAAATTACAAAGCAACAAGCAATTGAAAAATTATTAGCGGAAAAAAAAAGAATATCAATCTTAAAAGATGTTTTAGATAAAAAAGTCCGACTATTTGGTATTCAATCGCATTTTTTAAAGAATTTAAATGAGTTAAAAAAAAGATATGGAGTTGAATAGCAAACTATTTATTATTAATTTGAGGATTGATAAATGTCCACTGGCAATAGAAAACCGGTAAAAGTTTTGACCGATCTGCTTACAAAAAAGCAGATCCTAAAAGAAGATTCTGACGGTAATATTCTTTTTAAAGTTTCTGGATCTCAAAATAATGGTATAATTAGTGCTTCTTTGCCAATAACAGGTACTGATGCTTATTTTAATAATGATGTAACGATCGATGGAGTTTTACGAGCAAGTCAAATAGAAGTTACAACATTAATTAATTCGTTAAATTATGAAACTTCCATATCCGCTTCTATTAATGCGCTTTTAGACGTTTCAGCCTCTACGGCAGAAGTGGATCAATTTTTAAAATGGGATGGCTCACAATGGGTTCCCGGTAATGTTAATAATGGCTCAATAGGAGCAGCTGAGGATGGCGATTATACTGACGGTTTATTTACTGACTTTAATGATACCACGCCAGTTGGGACAGCTATTGATAGAATAAATGAGGTTTTAAAAGGTCTAGCCCCCAAAGTTGCTCCCGATCTCACAAATTTAGAAAAAACATCCGGCGCAACTGGAACTAATATGCGTTTAGCTTTTGGTTCTTCATATTCGGTTGCAGGTTATACGAATGTCACTGCTTCAATTGGTGCAATATTATTAAATAAAGATTTTACGGAATCATTTACAACTATTAATGGAAACGGCGGATATCCTATAAGACTAGGCGCGTATGCTACGCCTGTTGTCTTAACAATGTCGCTAAATAATAGTGTAGTATCAGACGCAGGAGCTTTTACAAATTATCCGGCTAAGTCTTTTAATGTTTCGCAAAATGGTATCGGAAATTATATTTTAGAAGTTAATGGCGTACAAATAAATCCAACTGGTTCTACAAATAATACAAGTTTAGCAAATACAGAAACTTTTGCATTATCATTGGCTAATACTGCTTCTTTTATAGGATCCGGTCAAGGATTTGATTTATTTAGGCATAGAACTGGAACTGTAGGAATTCCTACGTCCCTATGGCAAAATGGTCATAACTATGTAAAAGTCATTCATAGCTCTTCTCTTGGAACACACGTTACCAACTATATAGATTGGGTTTATGATCCTTCGGCAGCATCTGGAGTTGATTCTTATAGTTTTACCACGCCAATTTCAGCTTCTTTTACGGCAACTGGAACAAAACATCTATCTGGTATAAAATATTACACAAATATATCTTATAACTTTGCTACAACTGTTAGCAATTTCTTTAAAAATATATACCCAATTGCTGGTGGTTTAACTTTCAGTGGTTTAACATCAGGTTTAACTGTTAACAGCGTTACGATCCCAACTCCTACAACAAATCTTGATGATATCAATGTGAGTGTTGGACATACATTTAATGGTGCATATAGGTTATTAGGTAGTTCGCTTGTGTCAACATTAAATTCTGCGAATGGTCTTGGAAAAGCTGGCTCTACTACATTAACAACCAATACTATTCTTTATGACAACGTAAATACGGCAAATACGACAACAGCGGAAAATTTCTGCTTAGAAAATTATCGCGGTGAATCAGGTAGCTATGATACGCAAACAGCAGCTTTAAATGCAATTGGGGCTTTCCCAAGCGGTTCTTCTTTAGGATCTAACGAATTGGCTGTTTATAATGATTCATTAAGATATCCAACCCAAATCTTAAACGGTGGTAACGTTAGTGGATCCGGTATTGTCCATATGATTTCAGGGCAGCCAAACTATTCTTCAGCATCCGGTAATAGAACATATCATCGTATCTTCCGCAATGGCTCAAGCTCTATAGCTGTATTTAATTTAGCAATTAATGGCGGAAGCGGTATTAATGTTGTACCTTTTGGCACAGCTTTAAACTCAAACAACGTTCATGTATGGATCAAAATACCCGGAAAAACAGGCTGGCGTGATATAGCTACTGGTACCCCCGCCCCCGGCTATAGTGCCTTGGATAATAATTTAGGTGCTTTACAGGGTTCAAAAGTAACAACATCTACTTCTTCAACTCATACTATCAATTTATTAACCGAGGCGCTTGCTGTAAATGAATATTTTGTTTTAAGAATTGAAGCATCGGACGCTTGGACTAATAACATTGGTTCAATAACAATAACAGGATTGTAATCAATGGCTTTAACAGAAAAAAATCAGTTATTAATAGCATTTAAAAAACTTTACGGTAAAAGTCACACAAGCGCTAAATTTGGCGTTTTCAATGAAAGTATTGGTTCATCCGTTCAATTAGGCGCTAGTACAATATTTGGTAGCGTAATACCAAGCAGCCCAAGTGGTTCGCTGTATAGTATTACGCAAAATATTGTAGAAAAAATTAAATTTGATCTCGTACCTATTTCGCTATCAACTTACGCCAGTACATTAGGCTCTTTAGCTGGTACTACAATAGATGATGAAGGCGATACAGCGGTAAATGGTGTACATGCCTATCGTTTAGTTTTACCTTCTGATTATGTAATTAACTCTTCCAATCCAAAGAAGGGCACTGGGTATTTTATAAATTCTGCTACAGCATCAGTATCTAATGGTGCCTTGCAGTTGGTTCCACCATCTTTTGGTGACTTGTATACAGCAGAAATTAGTAGTTCTTCTGGTATTATTGGCGGTCTTGATGACGAAGATTATTATCTAGACTATTATTCCGGTATTTTATTTATACAAGATATTGGTAGAACTCCAACTGCCGTTACTGCTTATGCATATGTTGGCGACTTTGTTAGTGATATTATTTCGGATGTAGCAACTGATGTAATAACAGAAGTTATTGCTGGAACAAATTTAACTGGTGGCGGCACAAGCGGTTCTGTAACTGTAAGCTTAGAGGATAATATTTCTCTAACATCTGTAACGGCATCTTTATACGGTACTGCTTCTTGGGCTACTACATCAAGTTATGCATTAAATGCTGCTACTGCAAGTTATGTTACTGCTTCTAATATTGATAATTTTACTTCTGATGTTAGAAGTCAATTTAGTGCTGGCACAAATATAAGCATAACTAGTGGCACTATATCAACAATTAATGTTCCCACTGTAACACAAGTAAGTGGAGCTATTTCAAATTTTGCAACAAGAGCAGAAGTTACTGGTGCGCTTTCTCCATACGCTCTTTCAATAGATGTATCATCTTCGTTCACAACACCAGCACAAGTAACGGGAGCTTTTTCTGTTGTAACTGCAAAAAATGCAGAAACTGCAAGTTATGCATTAAATACAACATTTTCTACTACTAATATACAAAATGCTTATAACCGATTAAGATACAAAGAAGTAGGTTTTTTTGATCACACTGGTAGCGCTACAGTGCAGCTTCCAACTTCTTCTTTGGGAGGCGCAGCTTTTCCTGTTACTTCATTAGATTATATAAATGTAAATGTTAGCGTGCTTGATGATGGTACGTGGGTTAATGATATTTTTGCTGTATCTGTATACACTGCTTCAAATCATGTTTATGTAGATTTATGGGCCCCAGATCTTCACGAAACAGATAAATACAAATTATTGGCAATCAATCAAGATCCAAGTTTATTTATAATTTAAAAAATTTAATTAATTCCTTTAAAACGATTTGTTATAATCGTTAATAATATTTTATTTCTAAAAACCATTTATTAAATTAAAAACTAATTAATTAGATAATTTGGACTATTTTATAGGAATTAATGTTTGATGGAATATCAACCAGTTAGAGTTTTAGCTGATTTAGAAGCCTTACAAGACGTTGTTGTTAGTGGTTCGCTTATAATCACTACCGATACTGCCTTTAGCGCATCTGCTATAGCAACTGGTGCGGTTGGCGAGTATTCTGTTGACGAGGCATTTCACACCCTTGATCAATCAGTATATCAAACAAATGCAAATATTGCTAATGCTATTGCTGGTGTTGTTACTGCTTATAACAACAACAGATATATTTTCAGTGGGTCATTAGATTCCAGCGGATCTGCCGTTTTAAATTTAACCACTAGTATTATTTCTGGCAGCGAAAACTTTTCTTCAACTGAATTAGCAAAAGTTACTGTTAATTTATTAATTGATACCAACGGCGATGGTAGATATCGCAATGATTTAACTTCTTACGAAATTTATACTTCTGGTAGCGAATTATTAGTTAGTATTGATGCCCCTGCTTCTCCAAATAATAATTACCGTTTAATTGTTTCTAATGAAAAACCATTAAATCCTATCTCTGGTAGCAATGGAATCCTTATAATAGCTGGCCCACAGGGAGTAGCTGGCCCGTCTGGTTCTACTGGTGCGGAGGGGAGATCTCATATAAACGTTGCGTCTCTTTTGTCAACAACCAATTCAATTGAAACAGTTGCGTCTAATTTCTCACTAAGCCCAGCAAAAGCACCTAATGGTTTTTACATTGACGTGACTGGTTTTACACAGGACAGCTCTTTTCCCTTGGTTGTAAAATTATATAATCTAACAACCGATTCGCTTCTTGATTCAGATTTAATAAATACTTTGTCTCCACAAACAGTTCGCTTGAACGGAGCAATCCCATCTGTTTCTAATACTCAATTTGAATTAAGATATTACTCTTCTGGCTCTTCCAGCAACTATGTATATTTACAAACAGCAATAGTGGAAATTACAAATTAATTGGAGAAATAAATATGTCTTTAGAATTATCTTGGTCTTGTTCAGGTTCTGTTTCTGGTCAGACAGTCAACGTAATAAATCCATATACAGATGTAGTCAATGGTCCAGCATGGGAACTCTGGTGGTTTAAAGAAAGATTAAAAGAGTTTGGTTGGACTGTTGTTAGCTCATCTAACTCCTCAACAGCTAGCGCTGGGGATCTTTGGGGGTCCACATTTGATTCTACAACATCAGATGGTGCGACTAAAAACGCCAAAATTAAATTTGGTTCAAATTCTGCTGCGCGTTCATGGATTGCTCTTGCTGCTCCAACTGGTAGCAATGCAGCAGGTCATCATTTGATTATTGATTACGGAAATGAATCAAACGTGGCGTACAGAGCGCAGTTTATTTTTAATAAAGGCGCTATTAGCGGTGGCGCTACAAATTCAAGACCAACTGGAAGCTACGAAATGGGGCTTTCTGTTGCTGGTGGTTTAGCGTCAAAAGATATTGCTTTTCATGATTCAACAACTAACTCTTCTGCTCAACATAGAGTTAATTTTCACGCCGCGACAAACGGCGCTTTCTATATATCAGAAGTTCAGGTTGGAAAGGGTAGGTTTACTTTCTTTTTGTCTTTCCTACCTCTACAAAACACACACGCTGTAGATAATTACACTTGGGTTGTCGCCGGGGTAGATGTGCATACGGCAACTACATTCACTCCAGCCGATGGAAGGGCTCTTTATTACGAATCAAGCGCGGCTATCACTGGGCGTTCTCACGATGGCTCAAATTTTACGTCATTAGCAGGTGTTATCCCAGCAGTTTCAACCGAAAGCTCTGCTGGTGCTTTATCTGCTCTTTTCCACACAAATATTTTGAGTTCCCCTAACTCTTCTGACGCGACTTATACAGATTTTCCAATATTTGTCGTTAACACAAGCACAGGTCCAATAGAATTTAAAGGCAGGCTGCCAGACATTAGCTGGACTAGCGTTTCAATTCCAAATGGGGCGGTGACTCCTCCTAAGTCTATTGCTTCTGACAAGTATGAAAGAACAAAATATCTTTATACTTGGCTACCTTGGGTTTCTTCAAACGCGCCAGTACTATAATAGGAAAATTTAATGGCTGATACAGAAATTGCGCTTTATAGCCCATTTCAAAATATAGTTAACAGCACTGCATTTGAAATACAATTTCAAATGCAGAAAACTAATTTTAGTAGCAGTTTTACAAACTTTTCTAATGAAGTAAGCACAATAAATATTTTAAAAGATGCAAATTATTTAAATTTTACAAACGAAGCAAATACGATAAAAACAATATTTACTATAAATTATATTAATAACAGTACAACAGAGCAAAGAATATTTAGTCCAATTAGTTTTTATAATGAAAGCTCTATAAAGAAATATTCAATGAGAGCGAGAAAAGTCATCGATAATTCATTTGTTTATTGGCGCTCAACAAATATTGATAGCGTTGGTCAATACAGCGGATTTTCTATAAATGAATTAAAAGATATATGTATTATCGCTTATAATTAAAATGAGGCAATTGAATGTCTAGAAGAAATATTAAAATTTTAACGGATGTTGACGGAAAACAAGATTTATCAGTAAGTGGAACTCTTACAGTTAAAGCAGACTCTTCATTTGTTATTCCATCCATTTCAACTTCTTCTGACGGTTTTTATTCCATTAATAACGCAATACATAAAATTGATAAATCACTACAGGATGTAAACGCAAGAGTTGTTAGCTCAGTAGGAAATGTTCTTGGGCAATATAACGCAAGCCGTTATGTCTTTAACGGTTTTTTAAACGCCTCTGGTGCTGTTTCTATAAACATAACTAGAAACTCCCCGTCTGGTACTGTATATTTTAAAGAAAGCGATATATCAAATTTATCAGTAAACATTTTAACAGATTTTGATGGCGACGGAATTTTTACGAATAACCTAGTTCCTTATCAGATAAGACCATCAAATGGCGATTTGTTATTAAACATTAGTGCTCCTAGTGCTCCTAATGTTATGTATAAAGCTACAGTTATAAATGATTCAGCAATTATTGATATACCTTCACAAAACGATGTTTATCTTGTAACTGATTCTGGCTCTTCGACTGTAGATGGACAAACTGTATTATTAGATAACATTTCTTTATATAATAAAAACGTGAGAAATTTTTACGTTTCACCATCTGGTTCTGATGATAACGACGGCTTAACTTTGTCAAGTTCTTTTGCGACAATTCAAAAAGCTGTTGACTCTATTTCTACTTATACAAATTCAGCAACAACGAGATTACAATATCACACAGCCATAAATCTCGCTAGTGGCTCTTATACAGAAAAAGTCAATATTTTAAATAAAGACCTTTCAGGAAAAAATAGTAATCTCCTATTAGCTTTTAAAGGAGAAAAACAAAATCTTTATGAAAATCTTAGAGTTATTTCACATATTTTAATAGATAAGGATTCTGGCGGATCTGCCGGTTTTTCACAAATAGTACTAAATTTCACCTCCCCGCCCGCAGATAATTCTCTCAAAGGGCTTTATATTAATAAAAAAACATCGCCACTATCATCTGGTATTTTAATTACAGGTAACTCTGGTAGTACTATCTATACGACTGTTGGATCATCGACTTGGTCAGCCATACAATCTGCAACAGATTTTTATATTTTTAGAAATCTTTCCACAGTTAATGGATTTTTTAGAATAGCTGGTAGCGACGGAGTTATAAGCTTTAGAAATGTTAATTTAAATGTCTCTTTAAATGAAGCAAATGGCTCAGACACATTCTTTTTTTCTTCTGTAATGAATCCAATAGGTACAATAGATATTGATAACACTGGCGAAGTAGCTGGTACTGCTGTTCAGACACGCTATGGATCTTATAGCAATGATGAAATTCAAGTAATTAATTGCAATATTTTTAATGATAAAACAAGTGGGCTTCCTATTAGATTGGTTGCTGGACCAAAAACATATATGTTTTCGTGCTTTATTACTAGCTCTACAAGTCACATAAGTATTACAAATCTTAATCAAGTTGATTCATTTAATGCGCTTAGTTGCAATTTTGAAAACGCCGGGATTAGCTTAACTAGCGTACCATTAATTTCTACTTCTAACTCTAGTTTTTTAAATTCAACACTGTCATTTACTTCTTGTGATAGTGTAACTCTTCCACAAAAAGCTATTAGCACTAGAAACACCGGTGATAGAATCGGTATTTATAATAGCTATGCAACATCTCCATCTAACGCATATTATAAAAATGTTGGATTTGATGTAGTAAATAAGTCAATGTTCATATTGGCTTCTCCTTTTTCGGCACACGGTCCATTTAATAGTCGTTTTTTAAATATTACTAATAATAGCTTTATTGAATTCGGATCAGTAAATTCCACTTCTTCATTCTCTGGGGCATTAAATACCGATTACTTAGTCCAAGCCACTGGTAAAAGTAATATAAATGTTAATTCTAGATTAGATGTACAAAATGTTTATAGCCCTTCAGTAAATCCTTTTTTTGCTTTTTTCGGCGCTAGCACAATGAGTTTCTTATATTATAAACCATTAACAGCCGCATCTGGAACAGCAAATTACAGATCTAATGGTGATATAAAAGCTGACGATTATAACTATTTTTATACAGACCTTCCTGTTATAACAACTGAAGCTGTAAAAATAGATGATAGAACAAATGTATCTGCTACAAAATACGATTTTCGTTATCCATTACAGACAACAAGAGACATAACATTAACAGGTTCGGCTCAATTAATAAGTTCTTTGGTTAAGCTTAATCCATATACAACATTACCAGCTGGCTCACTTGGATTAATGGCTGTATCTGGCTCTTCTCTATATTTCCATAATGGTACAAGCTGGAACAAGGTTATTTAAATGATTTTAGGGTTGGATATAAGTACATCAATAACTGGATATACTGTACTTGATGGACAAACGATTGTCAAATGCGACATGTTGGACTTACGTAATAAGAAATATGTTGATTTTTTTGACAAAAGCGTAGCAGCAAAAAATCTATTGACAGATATAAAAAAACAGTATAATATTACTCATATCTTTATTGAAGAAACATTAAACGTATTAAGCGGTAAAAGCAGTGCTCATGTAATAATGACATTAAATCGTTTCAATGGCATATTATCGTGGACATGTTATGAGGTTTTTGGAATAAAACCGCAGTATATTAGTTCAAGACAAGCAAGAAAAATGGCTGGCATCACTATACCAAAAGGTGCAGATGCTAAAGAAACTGTTATAAATTTTCTTCTTGCAAACGAACCACAATTCAAGGTAGACTACTCCAAGTTTGGCAACTTAGTGCAAGGCACGGCTGACCGTGCCGATTCGCTAATTATAGCAAAGGCTGGTTATCTACTGTGTCAAAATCCAAGCTCGACATCGTAAAAGAAATTCTTGGTGAACCACAGCGAAGTGGTCACGAATATCTTTTCTATTGCCTCTTTTGTAAGCATCATAAGAAAAAATTAAGCTTAAATCTTGAAAAAGGTAAGTATAAGTGTTGGATTTGTGATGCCGCTGGGCCTATACAGCGTCTTGTCCGCAAACATGGTACCTTCCTTCAGCTCCAATCGTGGCGAGAACTAACAGGGCAGGTAGAAATAGCGGATTTTGATGCGTTATTTGCGCCACAGCAGCAAGAAGTGATAGAAGAACAAACAATACACCTACCAGAGGAATTTGTTTCTTTATGCAATCGTAATATTTCTCTTACATCAGTCCAAGCAAAAAATTATCTTGCTGGTCGTGGTATAGAAAAAGAAGATATTTTACGTTGGAAAATTGGCTTTTGTCCAACTGGTGTATACGGCGAAAGAATTATTGTACCATCGTTTAATCTTGATGGTAAATGCAACTATTTTGTTGCTCGTACCTATGCCAAGCATTGGAAGAAATACATGAATCCGCCAGAAAGCAAGGACATTATCTTTAATGAGTTAATGATTGATTGGGACGAAGACGTTGTACTTTGCGAAGGCGTATTTGATGCGCTAAAGATCCCGAATAGTGTCCCTATTCTTGGGTCTACACTGCGCGAAGATAGCAAGTTATTTCAACAGATTGTTAAAAATGACAGCGCCATCTACCTTGCACTCGATCCAGATGCAGAAAAAAAGATAGAACATCTTATTGAAAGTTTACTTCGCTACGGGATTGAAATTTATAAGGTTGAAATTAAGCCATTTAAAGATGTAGGTGAAATGAGCAAAGAAGAATTTTTGAGACGAAAAGATTCTGCAAAGCTAATTAAAAACACAGACAGCTTACTTTTACAAAAAATAATGAGTATTTAACATGAAAAAATTAAACAAAATAGCTCTAAAAGAATTAGTTGTTGAATCGCTTAAAGAAATGAAAATTTCACAAGACGAAATGACAGGAACTGGTTACGAAGATGTTCGTGCTGGCCTAGAGAGTGAACCAACGCCAGAAGAATTAGCTCCATTAGATATTAGTGCTTATTTTAAGCAAGTTGGGGAAGAACTAAAAAATAGAATTGAAGTTGCTAAAAACGCACCTAGTATAAAAGCGATGCCAGTAATGACACCAGAGCAATTAAAAAATGCAATGGAAGAAATGAAACGTGTTAAAGAAGAAATGGATATTCTTCAAAAAGAGCTAGAAGGATTGCAAAGTAGATTAAAAACAACTACATCTAAACAATAGTTGAATTCATATGTAGCTTGTAGTATACTTGGCCCTGTTAGTAGCAGGGCCATTTTATTTTGAGGTATCTATGCCTAAAATCGCACATATAAGCGATACACACATTAAAACTCTAAAGCAACACGACGAATATAAAGAAGTTTTTGAAAAAATTTATAGCAAGTTAAAGCAAGAAAAAGTAGATTTTATTGTTCATACAGGGGATATCGCTCATACAAAAACACAAATCAGCCCAGAATTTGTTGATATATGTAGTCAATTTTTTACCAATTTAGCAGATATTGCACCATTACATATCATTCTTGGTAACCACGATGGAAATCTTCGTAATAGCAATCGACAAGATGCTATCTCTCCAATTGTTACGGCATTAAATAACCCTAGAATCAATCTTTATAAGAACAGTGGAGAGTATGTTGTCGATAGCACACTATCGTTTAACGTACTTAGTGTTTTTGATAAAGAAGGCTGGGTAAAGCCAAGTTCTCAGGATCGCATTAATATTGCTCTTTATCATGGTTCTATCAACGGTGTCATGACTGACACCGGTTACATTATTGAACACGGCGATGATGTTATCGATATTTTTGAAGGGCACGATTATGCTCTTCTTGGCGATATTCATCTTGCTAATCAAATTGTAGACCCAGATGGCCGGATGCGTTATGCTGGTTCTACTATTCAGCAAAACTTTGGCGAAACCGATGATAAAGGTTTTCTTATTTGGGATATTAAAGACAAAGATATTTTTAATGTTGAGCATATTCGTATTCCAAACCCGAAACCTTTTATTACTATTGAGCTAGGTCTTGATGGTGAAATTGGAGATAGTGTTAGAGCATCAAAAGGCTCACGTATTCGTCTTATCGCACGCAATAATCTATCTGTCGATAAGGTTAAAAATGCTATTGATACTGCAAAAACGCGCTTCAAGCCTGAGAGCGTCACTTTTGTAAACAAAACGCTTGATAGTAAAGAAAATCTACAAGAGGTTTCGCGTCTTTCGCAAACTCTTAACTTGCGTGACCTTTCTATTCAAGAAGAGCTTATTACTAGCTATTTAAAGGATTATAAGCCAGATAACGAAACTCTTGAAAAAATTTATGATATGAATAAACGTTTTTCTTCTCAGGTAGAGCAAGGTGAAGAAGTAGCTCGTAATGTTAATTGGAAAATTAAATCACTTGAATGGGATAATCTTTTTAATTATGGTGAAGGCAACAAGCTTGATTTTGAAAAGCTTAATGGAGTTGTAGGTATATTTGGCAAAAATTATACAGGAAAATCATCTGTAATTGATTCTCTTCTTTATACTGTTTTCAATACAACTTCAAAAAACAATCGCAAAAATCTAAATATTATTAATCAAAATCGAGACAAAGGTCGTGGAAAAATTATATTTGATATTGAAGGTAATGAATATATTATCGAGAGAACAAGCGAAAAATATACAAAAAAGAGTAAAGGCGTAGAGACAGTAGAGGCAAAAACTGATGTTACGTTCAACACCGAAGGGGACGAAGCCGTTTTTAATGGTTTGGACCGCAGTGATACTGATAAAAATATTCGCAGATTTGTTGGGACAATTGATGATTTCCTATTAACATCAATGTCTAGCCAACTTAATTCATTGGCTTTTATCGGTGAGGGCTCAACACAACGCAAAGCAATTCTTGCTAAGTTTCTTGATCTAGATATGTTTGAGGTCAAGTTTAAGCTAGCTAAGAGCGAGGCAGCTGAAATTAAAGCTGTATTAAAAAAATTAGAAGGGACTGATTTTGAAGCGCAAATAACTGCTGCCAAATTAGCTATTCAGTCTAATGAAAATAATATTTCTACTACGAAATCTGAACTAGCATCATTGCAAGACAACCTTAAAAAACTACAAGAAGAATTATTAGATATATCTTCTTATTTGCGTAACATTAAAAAAGATCAAGGTAACTTAACTGACATTTACGCTATTATGGCGCAGCATCAATCTATCAGTGATAATTGTACAAAACGTATTACAGAATTAGATAAAAAGATTGAAGAATTAAATATAAAAAAATTAGAAACATCTAAAAAACTAAACATTGATTATGACGCCTTATTGTCAAGACGAGAAGAATTAAAAAATAAAAATGATCAATTTACGCAGCTTATTAGTGAATTCAATCTAATAAAAAAATCAATACTTGATCTTGAACGTGATAGCAAAATTCTTGATGAAGTCCCATGCGGTGATGAATTTCCATCTTGCAAATTTATTAAGAATGCCTTTGAATCAAAATCTGAACTACCAGAGTTTAAAGTTAAACTTGTCCAACTAACAAAAGAAAAAACAGAATTAGAAAAGTCTATTGAAGAATTTAAAATAATAGAAGATAGCATTAATACTTATAAGAATAATCAAGTGTTGTTGGATAAATTACTTATTCTTCAAAAAGATCTTTTACTCGAACGTGAAAAAACTGTAACAAAACAAAATGCTGCTCGTGATACAGTTGAATCATGCCGAGAGCGCTATGAAGTGCTTAAGATACAATCTCAAGAAAATTCTGAATTGTCATCTAAGATTGATCGTGAAAAAGAATTAAAAATTCTTATTAATGATAATGAAATGAAGTTAAATTCATTGCAACAAAAAATTACAGGATTTTATAAAGAAAGCGGCTATCAAATATCAACACTTGAGACGCTTGAGGAACAGCAATTAGAACTAGCGGAAAGACGTAAAGAATTTGCAGCGTATGATCTATACTTGAAAGCAATGCATCCAAACGGTATCTCTTACCAAGTCATTAAAAATAAACTACCAGTTATCAATTCTGAAATCAATAAACTTCTCGCTAACGTAGTAGATTTTAGCATATTTCTTGTAAATGATGACGATAAGCTAGATATTATGATTAAACATCCAAAATATGACGCTAGACCACTAGAAATGGGAAGTGGGGCTGAGAAATCATTAGCTTCGATTGCTATTCGTTTAGCTTTTTTAAACGTTACATCTTTACCAAAATGTGATGTTTTTGTGTTAGATGAACCGGGAACAGCATTAGATAACGATAATCTAGCTGGTTTTATTCGTATCCTAGAACTAATTAAGGGTAGCTTTAAGACCGTACTCCTTATTTCGCACCTTGACGCGCTTAAGGACACAGTCGATATGCAAATTAATATTGATCGACAAGGTAACTTTGCTTTTGTAAATCAATAGAGGTGTTAATATGCAATTAACAAAAGATAAATTAAAAGAAATAATCAAAGAAGAATTAGAAAATGAATTTTCTCTATTCCATAAAGATATTGAAAGATCTTTCTTGTATATGGCTTCAAAAGATAAAATCTTTAAAAGTAACTTAGGACAGTTTATGATGATGAGCCCAGAAGAAAGAGAACAAATCATTGAAAACATTAAGCAAAAAATGGGAAAATGGGAAAAACCATATCCAAAAACAGATAAAGACGTAGAACTTTAGGAGGAAATATGCAGATGGGAATAATTGACGATATGAAAAAAGAAGTTAAAAAAGAATTAAAAGAACAAGAAAACGATCGTGGTGTTCTTGATATTATTACAGCTAAAGCTATTTCAAGAAAACTGTTAGTATGGATTACTGCAAGCGCATTTCTTGGTCTAGGTAAAATCACAGCAGACGAATGGACTGCTATTTCTCTTGGCTATGTAGGCGTTGAAGGTTTTGCGGATCTTGCTGTCAAATGGAAAGGGGCAGGCAAATAATGGAAAAACTTAAAGAATTTTTATCAAAATTTAAAAAATGGATTATTGCTGGCGTTGTTGGTATCGCAGTTGCTTTTCTAGCTTGGAAGAAATTCTTTGCAGAAGAGGTAAAACTTAACGAGCCTTCTAAAAAAGAAGAAGAAGCAAAAGACAAAGCTAAAAAACAATTAGAACAGGAACTTGCTGCTCTTGAAGCTGAAAAGAAACAAAAAGAAGCAAAGCTAGAAGCAGAAAAGAAAACTAAAGAAGAAGAAATAAAGAAGCAAGCAGAAGAAGAAAAGAAAAAGCTAGAAGAGCTAGCGAAAAAAGATAAAGAAAAATACAAAAAAGAAGTAACTGCCAAAACTGGCATACCAGAAAAAAAGAAAGGCCGACCAAAGAAAAGATGATAAATAAAAAATTTCTGTTTTCTTTCCTTACGCTACTTTTATTAGTGGTGCGATCTCCTTTTGTTTTTGCTGAGGATGTTTCAGAAGAAACTGGCTATATTGATTTAAAAGCCGGTGAAAAAGCCCCAGTGGATGGACTGCTTTTTGATCCTCCTGCTCTCTCAAAATTAATAGCAAATCAGCAAACTAAGTTAAATTTATTAGCTTTAGAAAAAGATACTGAGATTGGCAAAATAAAACTAGAATTAGAAACTGTAATAAAGAAAAAAGAAGCAGAAATTAAAGTAAATAAAGAACTTAGTGAAGATTTAATAAAGATAAAACAAGAAAGAATAGAGCAATTAAGTAAAGAAATGAAATGGAATAATTTATACTTTGTTGGCGGATTTACAGTTGGAGTTGTAATTTCTATAGTTATTTTCTATGCAGCAGTTCAGGTGCCACAATGAAAAAAGATCTAAATTATATCGCAGCATTAGAAAAAGCAGTAAGAGAAAAGTATGGCGAATTAGCTATAATAAATCCAAAAAGCAACTGGAATCCAGAAAAAGAGCAAATTTATATAGAGCAAACAAAAGAATCTTATAAAAAAGAATCAATGGCTGAAAAATCCCAAGAGAAAGTAGACTTAGGAGGGGTTTTAATATCCAAGAAACTAATTAATAGTAATAATAATAGGCAATGTAAATATTGTAAAAAATATTCATTCAATAGAGATGATGATGTTTACCTTACAAAGTATTTAAGTTGCCACATTTGTTATATTCAGCAAATTGAAGGTAGAAAATAATGTCTTCAGCACTAAAAATAGTTAATAAAACAAACACACAAAACAAAAAAAGTCTAGATGAGGGCTTAGGAGTTCTTGTCGCTGGTATGATACTTGGTCTTCCGTTAGGGCTGATTGCACAAAAAATAGGAACTATTCTTGGCAAAAATCTTAGAAATAAAAAAGATGGACAAACCATACTAAATAAGGAAACCGAACAGCTACATTTTGATTTAAAAACAATTTTAAAAAAATATAAAGTAGATGAATCTGATGAAATAGCAAAAGAAATTGCTGATTTATTTAGAGAATCGTTTATCAATCCTCCTAAATTTGAAGAAAATTTTAAAACTATCGATGCTATTTTAAAAAAAGGGTTTTCCGTTGGGAACACCAACACTGTAGAAAATTCTATTTCTGAAATTAACTATAATAAATTAAATGAAATTATAAAAAATCAATTAGTATCTGAACTTGGAAAGATTATAAAAGCGGCCACCGATAAAACAACTAAAAAGCTATCTGGACTTAGTATTGGGCAGCTTAAACAAACACAAGAAAAAACGAAATCACCAGTGCAACAAGCTTCACAAGAAACTGTAGATGAACCAACAAAAACTCCTGAAAGCTTTACAGATTTTAACAGAAAACAACAATCTGATTATTTAGTTTATCTTGTTAGAGCTTCTAGACAAAAAAATTTACAAATAGATGCAAAAGCTTTAGATAATTTCACAAATAAATTTGATGAAATACTTAAAACTGGTAAAGCCCCGACTGAAGAGCAATTAAAACAAATCGCTGACCAATCTTTTGCGGCACAACAGGCTGTACAAAAAGAACCAGAAACTACAACTAAACAAGAAAAAGCAGTAGAGCCAGAAGAGACTAAACAGGAAAAAGTTCCACCTTCTGAATTTATTGATAAACTTAATAAAATTAAAAAAGCATTTAAATTAAACAAAGAACAAACATCTGTTATAAAAAATTTAAATGCTCTTTTTATGCGCGCTACTGCTACACTTCAAGAACAAAAATGGTCTAAAAAATATGTTTTAGATAAAATTAAAACAGCCGTTGAAGGTTCCGAATTTAGTGATTTTGACGAATTAGGAAAAAATAATCTTATAAAAATTTTAAGTAGCGTATTTACGACTATATATTTTCCAGTGGAAGCAACTCCTGCCGATAAAGAAATAACTAAAAAAGTTGAAGCTGTTGCAGAGAAGGCGGCAGAAGAAAGTCCAAAGCAATCTTCCGAGGAAGCAGAAGAATTAAGCGATGACGATATAGAAGAAGTAAACCCAAAGAATGATGCTAAAAATACAGAAACAGCAGCAGAACCTGAAAAAAATATAAGCGATAGTGATAAAGAGACGATAAAAAATATTAAAGAAATATCAACAAAAATAACAGATGAAGTTATAAATAAAATTATTAATATAATTAATTCAGAATTTGTAGAAGATGAAGCAGCTGCATCACTAAACGAAGGAGCAAGCAGCTCAAAAGCTAAACAAATTATTAACATAATAAATAATTTACAATTAACAGATTTGGAAAAATATAAGCTTTATGACGAATTGCAATCTTTTGTTAATAGTAAATTAAAAGATGACAAAGAAGCGCAAGTAGACAATTATAGTTTTTATAGTATTCTTGGCGATGAGCGGAGAAAATATAATCAAGCATTCTTAGAGGACTTTAAAACAAGAAAAAGAGTAAACGAAAATTTATTTTCCAAATTTATAAACAATCAAAAAACATTAAATAAAAAACAAATATTTAAATTTGATGGGGATACTTTTAAAAAGTATAACAGAGGATAATATAAATGGCACTTTCAATATATGATGTTGTAAAAGGTATTTCACAAGCAATCCACAACAAACACCACGGCGCAATTGATGCAAACGGTGAACTTGTAGAAATTGGCCTAAAACGCGAAGACCAACCAATAACAGACCAACGTATCATGGATGGGTTTGGTGTTTCCATGCAAGGTAATCTACTTATTATTAAATATAACAGCTTTGAACCATTAGCAAACTTACATGAAAAGCGTTTTGAAAAAGAAATTGAACGCCGCATGGAAGAAGTTAAAAAATTTATTGTTAAAGAATTTAGCAAAGTAACAGGTAGTAATCTTAGATTAAAAGAAGTTGGCGAAGTTAAAGTATTAGTAGAAACTTCCAATCGCATAAAAGCTCTTGTAAAGGCTATGATGCCATTTGAAGTGCTTAATTTAAAAGAAGTAGAACCAGTCGGCAGTCGCGGTAATGTCGCTACAGGCAATTTAGAAAAAATGAAAGAATATTTTGGCAAGCAAGAAAAAATGATTAAAAAAGCCAAATCAATAAACGTAACCCGTAAAGAGAAATAAAAGAGTGGCCTTATGTCAGATGAGCTTTCGATTGAGGAGATAAAGAAAGAAATTATTAAGTGTGGCAAAAATCCTGCCTACTTTTTAAAGAATTATGCCAGAATTACCCATCCCGATAAGGGCGCAATACCTTTTAAGACGTATGGTTTCCAAGACGACTTATTAGATAAATTCCGTGATCACCGTTTTAATGTTATAGTAAAAGCCCGCCAGCTTGGTATTTCAACCATCTGCGCGGGCTATATTGCTTGGCTTATTTTGTTCTATAGAGAAAAAAACGTACTTGTTATGGCTACAAAATATAGTACAGCAAGCAATATGGTAAAAAAAGTTAAGTTCTTAATTAAGAACGTGCCAGATTGGCTAAAAATTGCAACTGTAAGCGTTGACAACAAACATTCATTTGAATTAACAAATGGTTCACAGATAAAGGCTATCCCCACTTCAGAAGATGCTGGTCGTTCTGAAGCGGTATCTTTGCTTGTAGTTGACGAAGCTGCGCACATTGATAACATGGACAGCATCTGGACAGCTCTATATCCTACTATTTCAACTGGTGGTCGCTGTATCGCTCTTTCCTCTCCAAATGGTATAGGCAACTGGTTTCACAAAACGTATGAAGATGCTGAAAATAATCAAAATCTTTTCATTCCAACCAATTTGCCTTGGGATGTCCACCCGGACCATGATCAAGAATGGTTTGATAACGAAACCAAGAACCTTTCAAAAAGAGAAGTAGCACAAGAGTATCTTTGTAGTTTTAATGCATCTGGCGAAACAGTTATCGACCCAGATGACATGGAATACTTAAGAAGTAATGTATCAGAACCAAAGCATAAATCTTGGATAGATAGAAATTATCATATTTGGAAACCCTATAATCATCAAGGCAAATATTTAATGGTCGCAGACGTAGCACGAGGAGACGGCGAGGACTATTCAGTTTTCCATATATTAAATGTTTCTACTATGGAACAGGTTGCGGAATATCAAGGAAAATGTGAACCGGATCAATTTGTAAAATTATTAATCGATGCTGGTAAAGAATATGGCAACGCTTTACTTGTTATAGAAAACAACAATATTGGTTTTACGGTAGCGCAAAGAGTCGCAGAGTTTGGATATAGAAATCTTTATTATTCAAATAAGTCTTCACATGAATATGTTGAACCAAATGCGGCGATAGGTAATAGTAATGTTGTGCCGGGATTTACAACATCCGTAAAAACAAGACCATTGATAATTGCTAAACTTGATGAAATTATAAGAAACAAGGCAATTACAATTAACTCAGCAAGACTAATTAGGGAATTAGAAAAGTTTATTTGGGTTAATGGCAGACCTGAAGCTCAAAAAGGTTATAATGACGATCTTGTTATGTCATTAGCTATTGCTTGCTGGGTTAGAGATACTACTATAATTAACAATCAAAAAGATGTAGAATTAAGTAAAGCAATATTGAACAGCATTGGAAAAAGCAATAGCATTTTAAACAGCAGCATAAAAGGAATGCATAATCACAAAGAAGTTGAATTCAATAACGCTAGAAATACTTATAAAGATTTCTTGTGGTTAATAAAAGGATAATTAAATGGCAGATCAATACGGAAGAAAACCAGTAAAGTTTAATAAAAATATAAAAAACCCAGAATCACAATTATTCAAAAGTCTAACAAGACTTTTTTCTGGTCCTCTTGTTAATTTTCGTCAACAAGCACAAATACGTTTTCGCCGTCGTGATTTAAATAAATTTAATTTTACTAGTGCAACCGGTAAGCAATTTCAAAAAAGTAGTTATAACCCATTTGATGCCATACAAGCAAATATTATGGCAAACCAAACTCGCGCAGAACGTTACAGCGATTTTGATCAGATGGAATACACTCCAGAAATTGCGTCAACGCTTGATATCTATGCGGACGAAATGACAACACATAGCAGTATAAGCAAGATGTTGCACATTAAATCTTCTAATCAAGAAATACGTGGTATTTTAGAGTCACTATATTATGATGTTCTAAATATTGAATTCAACCTATTTGGCTGGTGTAGAACAATGTGCAAGTTCGGAGATATGTTCCTATACCTCGATATAGACCCAGAGCTGGGTGTTAAAAATGCTATTGGTTTACCATCGCCAGAAATTGAACGTCTTGAAGGGCAAGATAAGACAAATCCAAATTATGTTCAATTTCAATGGAATAGCGGTGGTTTAACCTTTGAAAGCTGGCAAATTGCTCATTTCCGTATTCTTGGACAAGATAAATATGCACCATACGGTACAAGCGTTCTAGAACCAGCGCGTCGAATTTGGCGTCAATTAAATCTGTTAGAAGATGCAATGATGGCTTACCGTATTGTTAGATCCCCAGATCGCCGTGTTTTTTATATCGATGTTGGAAATATAGCCCCAGAAGATGTTGAACAATACATGTTAAAGATTCAAGCACAAATGAAACGCAACATGATTATTGATCCAAACACTGGTCGTGTTGATTTACGTTATAATCCAATGAGTATCGATGAAGACTATTTCGTTCCAACACGCGGTACATCAAATACAAAAATTGATACTCTACAAGGTGGTACTTTTGCAAGCGCAATTGATGACGTTAAATATTTAAGAGACAAGCTATTTAGCGCTCTTAAGATTCCACAATCTTATCTTGCGCGTGACGATAAAGCTAGCGAAGACAAGACTACGTTAGCACAAAAAGATATACGTTTTGCTCGTACCATTCAAAGACTACAAAGAGCTCTTATTGCTGAATTAGAGAGAGTTGGTATTATCCATCTTTTTACTCTTGGTTATCGAAACGAAGATTTGTTAAATTTTAGTCTTTCGCTAAATAATCCATCAAAAATTAGTGAATTACAAGAACTTGAACATTGGAAAACAAAGTTTGAAGTAGCCTCACAGGCAAAAGAAGGTTTTTTTAGCAAACGCTGGATTTCAGAAAATATATTTAATCTATCTGAAGTAGAATTTAAGAAAATACAACGTGAAATCTTCTACGATAAACAATTTGAAGCTTCATTAGAAGCGGCTGGCGGCGCATCAGCATCAGCCGGAGCCGAAGCTAGTGCTCTTGGCGGTGCAGCGGGCGGAGAAACACCAGAATTAGGCGGCGGTACAGAAAGCCCACCAGCTGAACCTGAAGGTGGCGAAGGAGCAGAATTAAAACCAGTTACAGAATTACCAGCAGCTAAACGTCGTGATGATAAAAAAGCTGTGGATATGCGCTCATCGATGTCGAAGGGCGTAGCTTCAGGTATGAGATCAGAAGCATATCCAGAAGGAGCTAGAAGAGATACATTTAGAACTATGATCCCCGGTTATGATAAATTATCTTCTATGTATGAAGCAACTAATTATACAGAAGACGAAAATGAAAAAAGATTGCATGAGGTCAATCAGGATATAAAAAATCTGTTGGCAGCTTTGGAGAAAAAGGATGCAAAATAATTTAGAAAAACCAAAATTTAAACACAATAAAAAACGAAATAGTGCTTTTTTGTTTGAATCATTGGTTAAAGAATTAACAAAAAGCGTTGTTTATGACGATAAGGAAAAACAAAAATTATTATCATCATTAATAAAACAACACTTTAATAAGAATAATGTTTTATATAAAGAATTAAGTCTATATAAGCAATTATACGAAACAAAAGAGTTTCCAAAAGAAATAGCAGAAAAGCTTGTTGACACAATTAAAAGTGAACACGAAAAACTAAATGAAACAGAAATTTATAATGAACAAAGTAAATTAATAGCAAAAATTAATAAGTTTATTGGACCACAAGTTTTCAATAACTTTGTTCCAAATTATAAAAATTTAGCTACAATTTCACAAATTTTTAATAAAAATATAGAAACAAAGCAAAAAATTTTATTAGAGCAAGAGCTAATTAATAGTATTACCGGTAAAATAATAACAGAGATTAAAGAAATTAAATCTGTTGAAAATTCTGTAATTAATAGATTCGTAGAACGCTTTAATGAAGCATACAATGAATCTCTTTTAAAAGAACAAAAAGATTTATTATCAGCTTATATTAATTCTTCCGAAGATAGCATTGACCTAAAAGTTTTTATCCATGAAGAATTATTGCGTTTAACAAATGAATTAAAATCAATTGAAGAAAAAGATAATTCTGGTAATGCAAAAAAAGTGTGTGAATCTTTAGAAAATCTAAAAATTGAAAGCATAAACGATGATTTAATTAAAAAAATTATGTATGCTCAACAATTCTTATATGAGGTAAAAAACTAATGCCAATAGCCTTAAAAATCAAGGGACCGGATGTTAGTGATTTAACCTTAAAAATAAAAGAAAAGAATGTAAAAAAAGTTACGCTTGCCATCCGTAAAACTCTTGATGGAAACATTTTAATACAAGATCATCACAACATGAATATTGTTGTTATGCCTGATAAGGGAAAGATATTATCTTTTCCAAAAGGAGAGTTTAGCCAAGATTGTTATGCTGACCAAGATCAGCTGTTTCAGTTTTTAGTACAAAATGGCGTAATAATGCCAGACACGATTATAGGTAGCAACATATATGGTTCTTTGGAAGCAAAATTTAACACACAAAAATCTGGCGAAGAAGAACCTTTAGAAGTTGTAATATTAAATATTAGTAATTTCTTAACTAAAGATAAAGAAGAATATAGTATTCGTAAGAAGTTTATTGACGATCTTGAGAAAGAGCTTCTCCACCCAGACTACGAAAATAGTACTGATCTTGGTGAAGTCCCACAAGAAAAGTTCAAGGGCAGCATACCAAAATATGGCTTCCCAACTCGTGGCATTTATCGTTACAATTATTAGGAATAAAATTGCAATTATCAACATTTATACTGGCTTGTTATGGAATGACTATGATTGCGGTTTATGGCAAAATTTTTGATGCCATAAGGCCGCAACATCATTTTTTTAAATGCCCTATGTGCATGGGATTTTGGGTTGGTATTATAAACTGGTTTTTAATCGATGTAAGTTTTAATTTCTTTGTTGCTGGCTGTATTGGCTCTGGTGCGAGTTATTTTATTAGTCGTCTTGTTGATGATGACGGAATAATCATAAAAATAAAAACTAATAAAAATTAATCACTATTTATATTAACATGAAAATTACAAAAAAGCTTATCGAGCAATTAATAAAAGAAGAAATTGGTGGCGTTCCACAATATAGTGGTGATGGAGTTTATCCCGGCTATGGATATATGAAAAATGCGCCAGACGGAAAGCTACCAGATAACAATACTTACGAACCATATAAAGGTCGCGAACCTTATCCAACTGATGCTGAAACGCCAAAAATGGAAGAAGGTCAAATGTTTGTTGCTCAAGGAAAAAATGTTTATTTACTTGAATTTGTACCCAATTCAGACCGAATGGCGGGAAGATTAACGCCTGTTGGATATTTTGAATTTACAGTAAACGAAGTACAAAATGCACTCAATTGGAATGAGTCAGCTCCAGCAAACGTTAAATTTGATGCTAAATTAGAAAAACAAATCCTCGAATTTAGAGGTGTAGACAAGGGTTAAATATGCGCTCACAAATCACTTATACACGTCGTTATATGCTTCAACCAGTACGTCGTTGCTGCTCTGGACAAATAAACGTGCGGGTTGCGCCCGCTAATATTTAGGTAAAATATATGTCACAAGAATTACTTAGAGAATTTTTTGAATTATGCCCAAACGGTACATGTCAAGATCTTTTAACAGAAGCAGAAAAGCTTGATGTTAAAAGTAATGGCACTATGTATCTTACTGGTAAAATCCAAGAAGCAGATGTAAAGAATGGTAATGGTCGTAAATATAGCGAAAGAATACTTCGTCGCGAAATTGAAAAATATCAATCTGTTATCAGCGAAAATCGTGCTCTTGGAGAGCTAGATCACCCAGAAAGTTCTGTAATTAATCTTAAAAATGCGTCGCATCTTATTGTTAAAACTTGGTGGGATGGACCTGCCGTTATGGGTAAATTAAAAGTGCTACCAACCCCAAGCGGACAAATTCTTAAATCTCTTGTAGAAAGTGGCGTTAAGCTTGGGATTAGCTCTCGTGGACTTGGTTCTACCCATCAAATCAATGGCGTGACAATGGTGGATGATGACTTCCAGCTTATTTGCTTTGATATGGTAAGCGAACCATCAACTCCAAATGCCTACATGATGAAAGAAGCAAAAGATCGTTTGGTAAAAGAAGCAAAAAATAATAAATTAGCTGAATTAGCTTTAAAAATATTAGGCGGCTAGAATGAATACAAAAGAATTAAAAGCTACTATAAAACCATTAATTAAGCAATGTATTAAAGAAGTTTTAATGGAAGAAGGGCTTGGTAAATTAATTGCAGAATCGATTGAACAACCTGTGGTTAAAAAGCAAGAGCCAATAAAAGAATCAAAAGCACATACAGAAAATCGTAAAAAATTATTAGATCAAATTGGTAAAGAGGGATATGTAAATACAAAATTTGATCCTTTTTCTGGCACCAAACCTCTAACAGAGGCTCAAGCAAGTAATATTACTGGACCGGCTCAAACAATGGATCCATCTGATCCCGGTGTAGATGTAAGTAAATTAATAGCAGGTAACAAACAAGTGTGGAAAACACTAACTAATGGAAAGAAAGGTTAAATAAATGTCTAAGCACTCCCCAACACACGCAAGCGCAGCGCTACCACCAGATGTAAAACCATCTTTAGAGGCTAATGAACTATTAATTAAAAAGTTTTTAAAGAGTTGCAAAAAAGAAGATTTACAAAATGTAGTTTTTGAAAACAGCTCTGGTGTACGTCGTTTTGAGACTAAATCACAACGTGAACGCCGAGAGCGCCGCGTATCAAAAGAAAAAGCATTACGTGAGTACAAAGAGTCAGAACGTATGTCACAAGATGATAAAAAACGTAAATAAGAGGTTATTTAAATGTCAGATCAATCAGTCGCATTAAAGCCCGGAATCAATCACGTTGGCAATTACCAAGTAAGCGGTATTCCGTTTGCCAGTTCATCTATTGTGGCTCCTGCAACTTCAAGCACACCAGTTGAAGTTATATTCCCAAGTGTTACTAAATTTGTTGTTGTAAAAAACGTAAATCCGACAAGTGGAACATTGAGAGTTGGTTTTAGTTCAAATGGTGTAAAAACAGGAACTAATTATTTTCTTCTAGATAAAGGCGAATCCTTTTCAGGAGATTTAAAATTAACTTCTATATTTTTATTAAGCAATAACGGTACTTCCATAAGCGCCTCAGTTATTGCTGGTTTAACTGGTATAGTTCCCGGCTTTAACCTAACCTCCGTTTACAGCGGATCCAGTGGTATTGGCTAGTATGAAAGTTTTAACCACACTAAGCGTATCTGGCGGTCTTGAAGTTGGCTCATCTTTACAAGATGTTTTTACTATTGGAACAGCTGGAATAGAGAACAACGGTAATTCGGTAGATACGCTTAATGTTTGGGCAAACACAGAATTTAAAAATAACGTTATCTTAGGTAGTAGCAGCTCCGATACAATTATCGCAAATGGAACGTTTGCCGCTAAATCAAATATAACAATTGAAAACTCAAGCCTATACTTAACTGGATCTGGCTCTACGATTTATTATAATGGCATGGATCTGTTAGCCAGCATGAACGGGGGCGGCGGTAGCAATAGTGGAAATGAAAGCGGCGGCGGCAATAAAGAACCATCTTATATAAATGATATATACGCTGGTAATAACATTACAACTGCTCGAAGTGGTTCCGTTGTAACAGTATCGGTTGATAGAAATATTACTGATGGATACACTTTTTTGTTAAATAGCAGCAGTTATGTTCCGCAATATAATGATAGAACAATTTATTTTAGTTTTAGCCCACATTATAATAATATAACTTATTTTCCGTGGGCAGCACAGTCAGCAAAACTAAAAAGCATAGATTATGCTATTTCTGACATAAGCATGTCGGTGTATCTACCGCCAGCGCAAACTCATTTAGGAAAGATGTTTACTTTTGTAAACGCAACCTATGTTGGGACTTCCTCAATTGATATAATTGGATATGATGATTTACAGGGCAATACAACAACTGTAAATGGAAAATACTCAGTTCATAAACTTAAATTTTACCCATATTCAAGCGGCAATTATACTGATTATATTGGCTCTGGAAAAATAACTGGGAATAACACTCTTGAAGTTTATTTAATAACAAATCAAGTAAAGGATTTTAAAACAATAGTTGGGCATAATTACGAAACTGATCAGCATAGCTTTATTACATTACAGGCAGTTTCGTCAAGCCAATATGGATATACATGGATGATTAGGGACATAAATGATTATCAACCATACACCATAACAGCAATTTAATAATCATTTTGTAGTTTTTTGAAATGTATAGCACTATTTATTAACAAAGTTATAAATATATGAGGTAGTTAAATGTCTTCATTGCTTGAACAAGCCATTATTGACGCCAAGACTCTTAAAGAGACAGCGCGTAAAAATGCAGAATCTGCAATATTAGAGAAATATTCAAACAAAATAAAACAAAGTATTGAAATGCTTTTAGAACAAGATGAGACGGACGCCGCTGCGTTAGTTGACTCTTTAGGAGAAGCAGAAACGACAGCCGCAGCAACACCAGTTGCACAAACTGAAGTCCCAACTGCTACATCGCCAGAAGTTAAAAAAGTTATGGATAAAATTCCGCCTTCATATCTTGGTGAAAACAACTTAGACGAAATCGAGCTTGATCTTGATTCTTTAGTCGAAGAAGTTGACAATATGAAAAAAGAATTAAATATTGAAGAAATGCCAAAAGAAGATTCAAATGTCGTTCAGCAACCAACAGCTAGAATCGCTTCAGATACATTAGCTGAAAGCGATATGCCAGAAGCGGCCGAAGAGTCTCTTGAGGAAGAACTTGAAGAGCAACCAGAAGAAATGGTTGAAGTTGATGAAAAGCTTGAAGAAGAAATTCAAATTGATATTAAAAATGTTGCTCCCGGTGGTATCAATGCAAACACAATTGAATTAGAAAAACAAATGAGTATTGCTAAAGTTTTAGCTGCTCAACTTGAAGATTTAAAAGAACATCTATTAGTAAAAGATAATCAGATTGCACACATGGAAGCTGAACTCACCGAAGCAAAAGTGATGGTAAGCGAAAAAGCTACACAATTAAAAGAAACAAAAGAAAAACTTAAGAAATCAATGTCTGTTAATGTTCATCTAAAAGAAAGCTTTGAACAATTCAGCCAAAAACTTAATGAAGTAAACCTTATCAACGCACGTTTACTTTATTCAAATAAGGTGCTTAGAAATGCCTCACTTAATGAGCGGCAGCGTGATCAAATTGCCGAAGCCATTTCTAGCGCCGCATCGGTAGAAGAAGCTAAGACTGTTTATGAAACCCTACAAAAGTCAATGCAAACTGTAGTTGAAAAACGTACAGCCCCACAATCATTGTCTGAGGCCGTAAACAAAGCTAGTAGCCCATTCTTACCAAGAAATCAAACAACAGTTGATCCAACAAAGGATCGCTGGAAGATTCTAGCAGGAATCAAATAACAACTATCTCATACGAGAGGAAAAATAATTATGGCTAACATTTTAGAACGCCTTACAGAAGGCACAGTATTTCACGACAAGAAGCGCGAAAGCGCAGCACTAGTAGGTAAATGGGAAGCTTCAGGTCTACTCGAAGGTATCAGCGATGAATTCCAACGTGGTTCAATGGCTGTTCTTCTCGAAAACCAAGCAAAAGAACTACTTCGCGAAGCTAACACAATGTCAGCTGGCGACGTTCAAGGTTTCGCAGCAGTTGCGTTCCCAATCGTTCGCCGCGTATTCGCTGGCCTAATCGCCAACGACCTCGTCTCAGTACAACCAATGTCACTACCAAGCGGTCTTGTATTCTTCATGGACTTCAAGCACGGCAATGATCTTGGTCTATCAGATGACAAAGTAATCACTTCCGGCGAGTCAGTATACGGTGATCGCGTTGGCGAAGAAATTCGTAAAGGCGTTCGCGTTGATGGCAATGCTTATGCAGAAAAAGGTTATTTCGCATTAACATCAGGTTATGGTACAGCGCGTTACGCTGAAACAGTTGCTGGTACTTCAGTAGTTGCAATCACTGCTTCAGTAGACCTCTCTGCTCCATCAGATCTAGGTGCAGCTCTATTACGCAACGACGCAGACTTACTTGCTGAAACAACCAAGAAAGCAGTTGTTGTTCGTTTCCCAGTATCAGCCCTAACCACCGCTGGTGGCCTATTAGCTGAACAAGATTTAACCTCAATCTCAATTGCTTCAGGTTCAGCAACTGCTGGCATTGGTACATCAGCTGCCTCACTTGCTTCAGCCGCTGGCCTATTAGCACAACCAGTTCGCCGTTTAACCAAAGTTGTTGAAGGCGCAGGTACCTTTGCTGCCGCTGATACACTCGGCACCAAGTACGTCGAAATGGTATTCCTACACTCATCATCAGTATCATTTGCTGCTGGCGATGATTTCGCAACCGGCTCAGTTGCTTCACTCGTTGTCGAAGTTCCAGTTAAAGACAAACTTGCTGGCGTAACCGACAGCATGGGTAACAGTGTACTTGGCGCTCTTGCAGGTCAATCACCTTGGTCATTAGAAAACAGCGCAAACATCTCAGAAATCCAACTCAAAGTTGATTCATTCCAAATCTCAGCTCGTACCCGTAAGCTCAAGGCTGCTTGGACCCCAGAATTAGGCCAAGATCTAAACGCTTACCACAACCTTGACGCCGAAGTTGAATTAACTTCAATCCTCAGCGAAACAATCGGTCTTGAAATTGATCAAGAAATTCTTAACGATCTAATCAAGGGCGCAACCGCTGGCGTTAAGTACTGGTCACGTCGCCCCGGTAAGTTCGTAAACCGCAACACCGGTGTTGACCTTGCAACCTCACTATACGGTGGCACCAACCCAGCGTTCCCACCAGACTTCACTGGTAACGTTTCAATGTGGTACGAAACCCTCATCGAAACAATCAACGACGTTTCAGCTAACATCCACCGCAAGACACTACGCGGTGGCGCTAACTTCATCGTTGTTTCACCAGAAGTTGCAAACATCCTTGAATTCACTGCTGGCTTCCGCGCTACCGTAACACACGATAGCGAAAAAGGCTCAACCGGTGCAATTAAGGTTGGCGCTCTAAATGCCAAGTTCGACGTAATCGTTGACCCATACTTCCCACGTAACGTAATCCTCGTTGGTCGTAAGGGTGCCTCATTCCTCGAATCAGGTTACGTTTATGCTCCATACGTACCACTACAAACCACACCAACCATCTTCGATCCTAACACCTTCACACCACGTAAGGCCGTTATGACTCGTTATGGTAAGGCTATGGTTCGCCCAGATATGTACGGGCTTTGTGTGGTTCAAGACCTATTAGGCTAAACCCTAAAGCTCTAATGTAAGAGGAAAACCCGCTGAAAGGCGGGTTTTCTTTTTAATAAACTACTTACAATATGCAAGCAATCTATCAAATAAAAAATAAAATAAATAACAAATTTTACATAGGCAGCACCAATAACATAAAAAAGCGCTGGAATAATCATCGTTCCAAACTCCGAAACGGGAAGCATGAAAATGCTTATTTGCAACAGGCGTGGAATAAATACGGGGAAAACACATTTGAATTTATTGTTCTTGAAGAAGTAAATGATAATAATAGAATAGAGAGAGAAATTTATTATTTAAATGAAACAAAGTGTTATGAAAGATCTATTGGATATAACTTCGATAAAAATCCAACAGACAAAAGTGGTTCAAAAAATCCTTTTTATGGTAAAAAACATTCACAAGAAGTAAAACAAAAAATAAAAATTGCTGCCAATAATCGAACGGAAGAAACTAACAAAAGGATATCAGATTCACGTAAAGGCGAAAAAAGCAACACTGCTAAATTAACTTGGGAACAAGTTAGAGAAATAAGGAAACTATATGCAAACAGTAATGAAACATACAGATCGTTAGGAAAAAAATATAATGTTACAAAAGGTACTATTCAAGCAATATTAGAAAAAAAATCTTGGAAAGAAGAATAAAAATTAAATGCTGAAAAGCAGCCCCGCCTCCAAAAGAGGCGGGGTTTTTTATTATTTAAAAACTATTTAATTCCATAGAGGTTGCTTTATGAAAATTACAAAAAGCTATTTAAAACAAATCATTAAAGAAGAGTTAGAAAAAATTGACGAGCAACAATTAGAACTACCATTTGGCTCTCAAATCCCACAGCAACAGATTGTGGATCCAAAACCTACATCGAAAAGTGAAGAACAAAAAAAACAAGAGCAAGAACAAATAAAGTTAATTAATAATCAAATAAACACAAAACAAGATGAAATTAAGCTTTTAAAAAAACAATTAAATTCTTTAATGCAATCACAAGCTGGAGTTTAAAATATTAAATGGCATATCCCGTCCTCACACCAGTATCAAATACAAGCAAGAGTATATTATCTCCAACCGGCAGCGCAGCAGCCGTTACAACATCATCACTACCATTTGGTGTTTATGTAAACGATAATTACTGGTCAGCCGATCAAATAAATCTATTTAAACAAGGTGCAGCAGAACAGGTAGCCTTTGTTTATAAAAAGCTTGGTGGCGACGTACTTGATATTGAATTGGTTGATTCACAAGTTTACGCAGCATATGAAGAAGCGTGTCTTGAATATTCTTATTTATTAAACCTACATCAATCAAAAAATTCATTATCACGCGCTCTTGGTGCAAAAACAGGTTCATTTGATCAAAAAGGCCAATTAACTGGCTCTGAATATGACACGTCTGAACATATAGAATTAAAATATCCAAAATTTTCTCTAGGCTATGCTCAAAGAGTCGGTCAAGGCTATTCAGATGTTGTGTCGTTAAACGGCACTACAGACACATATTCTGCGTCATTTGATATTGTTGCTGGTCAACAGGATTATGATTTACAAGCAATCTTGATGGCATCTGATATGAGTGCATCAGTCGCAAATAAAAAAGTATTAGTTAAACGTGTGTTTTATAAAACAACAGCTGCTTCTTGGAACTTTTATGGTTACTTCGGCGGCCTTAACGTTGTTGGCAACTTAAGCACATATGGTCAATATGCGGATGATAGCACGTTTGAGGTTATCCCAACGTGGCAGAATAAACTTCAAGCAATGGCATACGAAGACGCTATCAAGACTCGTGTAAGTGATTACAGTTATCAACTCCGTAACAATAAAGTGCGTATTTTCCCAACCCCAGCATCAAGCAGCCCGATCAAGTTTTGGTTTGAATACCAGATTCCAGAAGGCCCTTGGGCAGAACAAGCTGATAACGTTACTGATGCAAACACTGATGGTGTAAACAATTTAAATACATTACCATTCCAAAATATACCATATGATAAAATAAATTCAATTGGTAAGCAATGGATACGCCGCTTTTGTTTATCGCTATGCAAGGAAATGCTTGGCTATATTCGTAGTAAGTTTGCAACAATTCCAATTCCCGGTGAATCTGTTACATTAAATGGCACAGCGCTTGTAACAGAAGCAAAAGCAGAACAAATAGCATTACGCGAAGAGCTAACTAAAGTTCTTGATGAAACAACATACGACAAGCTCCTTGAAAAAGATGCAAGTATTTCAGAAAACTCTTCTAAAATACAGAACTTTGCTCCAAATCTTATATATGTGGGGTGATTTTTGGCGTACATAACTATTTATCATAAAGGAGAAATTTATGATAAAGTGTGAAATCTGTAATAAAGAGTTTAATTTTATTCCCGGTCATTTGAAAAAACATAATCTAACTGTAGAGCAATATAAACAGCAATATGCTTGCGCTAAACTGACGAGCGAAGAAATGAATAAAAAAACGTCGGAAAGCACAAAACTAGCAATGAGACAGACTGAGATGCTAGAGAAAATGAAAGAAGCTAGAAAAAAAATAGACTATTCCAAAAATAAACCTATCTTTGATAGGAACGATCAACAAATTAAAAAACGTCAATATAGTTTAGAGAGAAATAAAAAAATATCTGATGCTAAAAAAAAGTTTTGGGAAAGCAAAAAAGGAAAAACTGTAGAACAATTATTTGGTGAAGAAAAAGGTAAAAAAATTAGACAAATAAAAAGCCTACAGAACAAAGGAGAAAATAACCCAGCCTATGGAAAAGTCTATACAAAGATAGGAAGGAAAAGAGGATTTTACAAAGGATTTTTCTTTAGAAGTTTATGGGAATATTCATATATAAAATTTTTAGAACAAAATGGAACTTTTTTAGAAGACATACAATATGAAACGATTAAAATAAAATATACAAATAAGGGTAGTGGAAGAACCTATACCCCAGATTTTTTCCTACCTAAAGAAAAAAAATTAATAGAAATAAAATCTAAATGGTTTCTTCAAACTGACAAAGAATTAATAGATATAAAAAAACAAGCAGCGGAAAAATGGTGTTTAGAAAACAATATAAGTTATCAAATTTTGACAGAAGACGATTTTCCTATATTGTCTTATAAACAAGCAAAAGAAGATAAAGATGTCAAATTTATTTAGGAATATAATTTAAATGGCTAAGAAAAAAGATAAATGGACGCAGCCTGAAGCCCCGCCGCCGCCACTATTTACCGGTCAAAAAGAAAAAGACCTTGTAAAACAAGTAAATGATGAACTTATTGAACGTGTGATAGGTCAGGCGGTTGTTTATTATCCTATTAGTTTAGAGCATACTAATTTTCATCCCCTATACGGTGAAGCATTAAATAAAACGTTCCTACCGCCTGTGCATATAAATGCTCTTGTAGAGTGGGAAGGCTATAAAACAACAACAAATAATTTTGGCGTTGATCGCCGTCCATCCATTATTGTGCATTTTCATAAACGTCGTCTTGTAGAAGATCAAGATGTTTACGTACGAGAAGGTGACTTTCTTTTTTATGATGATGCGTATTTTGAAATCGTAACATTATTAGAACCAAAGCGCCTATTTGGTGATGCCAAATACAAGATGGAAATAGCAGCAAAATGCATTAAAGCACGCCAAGGCATATTTGATGCTAAATAAATGGATTTTCATAAATTTTCTATCTACTTATTATAAGTTTTCACACATATAGAAATTTAGTTTTAGGAGACTATTTTAATGGCTATTGAAAAGTTCCGCTTTGTATCCCCCGGCGTACAAATCAATGAAATAGACGAAAGCATCGTTACCCCAACCCAACCAGCAATTGGTCCAGTTGTTATTGGTCGCACAGCTAAAGGCCCAGCAATGCAACCAATTATTGTCAGCAATGTCAGCGAATTAGAAAGAGTTTTCGGTGGCCCTACAAATGGCGTTGTAAGTGCAGTAGATGTTTGGCGTACCGGCGCTCCAACTGCTCCAACTTTTGCAACATATGCAGCAAAAGCATTCTTACAGAATGCATCACCAGTAACAGTGGTTCGTCTTGCTGGCGTTGATCAAGGTGGTACAACCGCCACCCCCGGCTGGATTACTGATGGCGCATATCACATTTACGCAGTAAGCGGTACAACTGCTGTATTAGCTGGTGTTGTTTATACAGATAGCGGATCTGCATTAGGTGTTTCTGGTGCTCTTGGATTTACAAGCAATGGCTCAAGCTCATATACTTCAAATCAAGGTAACCTATATTTAAGCTCATCGACTGGCGGGACAGGCAGCGCAATCCCATTCTCATTTGTTGCCTCTTCCGGCTCATTCTTAAGAAACGTATTAAATACAAATCCAACCTTACTTTCCTCAGAAGGTCACTTCTTAGGTGAATCATTTGAGAATTCATTACCAGCCGCGATTACACAAGTTTATGTTTCACAATCATCAGCTTGGAGAACTCATACAAGTGCATCAATTAGCGCAGAAAGCGGTTGGGTTACAAGTGATCACGCAAGCGGATCAGACCCAGTTAATCTATTCAAATTTGTTGGTCTTAACAGCGGAGCAAGCCTTTCAAAAGAAATTAAAATTTCAATTGAAAATGTTCGCGCTTCAAGAAACACAAATGTAACAAAATACGGTACATTTGATGTTGTTGTTCGCAAGCTTTATGAAACCGCTGGAGATTCCGCGTTAGAAAGATTTACAGGAGTTTCACTAGATCCAACATCAGATGATTTTATCGTTAGAAGAATTGGTGATTCATACCGTCAATGGGATGCAACAAACAGTCACTACGTTGAATATGGATCATACGCAAATCGTTCAGCTTATGTTCGTGTTGAAATGAACGCGGATGCTTCAATTGAGCCAACTGCACTACCACACGGTTTCCGCATCAAAGGTGTTCCTGATCTTGGTACCGTTGGCGGATTAACTGCCCAACATGCAGACATTGAACTACTAGAAAGCTCAGTTCGTTTATCCGCAGCTAAAACAACACGCTTTGGTCTAGTTGCTGACAAGACAGGCAACGCTGATCTCGTAGACATTCTCGGTCAAAAACCAGCTGTTGCCGTTGAAGATGATTTGCTTTTCAGCACAAGATATGTAAGCAGTTCAGCCACTGCAGTTCAATATGTTGATGGTGTATATAACTCAACTGATGTGCTAACAGCGGGAACAATTTCTGGCTTCACAATGCCAATGTATGGTGGTTTTGATGGCGCTGACATTACAGAAGCAGAACCATTCGTAAACGCATTTGTACTAAATTCAGGGGATGAAACAAGCAATGCTGCTTATCGTTCAATCAAACAAGCAATTGATATTGTTTCAAACCCTGAAACGGTCGATATGAACCTTCTTTGCGTACCAAACTTAAAGAACGAAACACTAACAAGCTACATGATCAGCGTTTGCCGCGCCCGTGGTGATGCAATGGCGATCATCGACCTTGATGGCGATTATGAATATTCATGGGAGACAAATGACAAAAAAGAATCCCGTCCACTAAATACATCAGCTGTTATTCAAAATCTAACAGAGCGCGCTATTGATGACAGCTACGGTGCAGCATACTTCCCATATGTATTCGTAGCAAGCGAAGGTATCTTTATGCCATCTTCAATCGCAGCACTTGGCGCTTATGGTGGTACAGAAGGTCGCAGTGCTCTATGGTTTGCACCAGCTGGCTTCAACCGTGGCGGCTTAACCGAAGCTAATGCCGGTATCGGCGTAAGCCGTACAGCACTACAATTAAACGCAACAGATCGTGACGATCTATACACTGTAAACATTAACCCAATTGCTACCTTCCCAAACGAAGGCGTGCTAATCTTCGGTCAAAAGACTCTACAAGTTACACCAAGCGCGCTTGATCGAGTGAACGTTCGTAGATTACTAAACTATATCAAGAAAGAAATTTCACGCGCCGCAACCCGCGTCCTATTTGAGCCAAACATTGAAGCAACTTGGAATAACTTCAAGGGTGTTGTTGATCCATTCCTTCTTGCTATCAAAAATGCTTATGGTCTTGAAGATGCAAAAGTTGTATTAGACAGTACAACAACAACCGCAGATCTTGTAGATCGTAACATCATGTACTGCAAAGTATTTGTCAAACCAACCAGAGCAATTGAATACATCGCAATTGATTTCGTAGTAACAAACTCTGGCGCAGCATTCACAGAATAATTAACGTTCTTAGGAGAATAAATAAATGGCATTCTGGTCAGATCCTAACCTAGATCCAAAGCGTCAGTTTAAATTTAAAGTTTCATTCAGCCGCTTAGGTTTAAATTCAACATTTCTTGCACAAAGCGCTACCCGCCCACAATTTACAATTGGTGATGGTACAAAAGTAGACTTTCTTGATAAATCATTTCACTTCCCCGGTAAAGTGACTTGGGATCCTGTTACGATTACATTTGTCGATGCAGTATCTGCAAACGTATCAAAAGATTCCTATAGATATCTACAGGAAGCTGGCTGGGTAAATCCAGCTGCTGTTGGTGGTGTTCCAGCAACAGCAAATTTTGCTACAATCGGAAAGCTAGGCGCAGTCGGCACTTCAGGCAGAGTTCTTATTGAAGTATTACGCTCAACAGGCGAAGTAGAAGATCGCTGGACACTAAACAATGCTTGGATTACAAAAGTTGCATTAAATGAACTAAACTATACAGCAGAAGGCATCTTAACTGCTGCTTATACGTTCCGTTACGATTGGGCCGAAATCGTACTATAAAATTTTAAACTGTATCCTATTTATATTATAATATAACCGAAGAGGATACACTAATGGCCTTCTGGAATAACCCATCTGAATTGACCCCTAAACAGAGTCACAGGTGGGTTATTTCATTTGGTGAACATGATATACAAAAGACTGATTCAAGCGCAACTAGGAATATAATTCCTTTTTATTTTGCTAAAAGCATTGATAAGCCTTCCTATGAAATAGGCATTCAGCAAGCAAAATATCTTTATTCTCATACTTTTAATTTTCCAAAAAGATTAACATGGAAACCTATAACAATTACTTTCTATGATGTAATTGCTGAAAAAACAAATACAAGTTTTTTATTTAAACCAACGGTTAGCACAATAGGCGAGCTTAATAGTGTCATTACACAATCAGATGCAATAAGAACTAATGAAACTATTAGTATTACTGAAGCTGACATATATGCTAAAAATTCAACACAGCTATTTTTTTATAAATTCTTACAAGAAAGTGGCTATTTTGACCCAGAAGAGTATAACAAAGAAGACCAGCTGTTAAGATTTAGAAAATATAATTTTAAAAAGGATATGATAAAAGCTTTAGTAGGCCAGCAAGCAGATTTTTGGGGAAACGTTAAATCTTTTCCTGTAGATACAGATTTATGGAAGACGTTAAATATAATAGAATTAAATCCAAATGGTAAACCAATAGAAACTTGGAAATTGTACGCTCCATTAGTTACGGACGTAAAATTTGATAGATTAGATTATTCAAATGAAAACGTTTTATCTGTGACCGTTACAATAAACTATGATTGGGCAAAACTACAACCAGAAAAAATATATAAAAATTTTAAAACTTACGACATTCAGCAAGCAAAAGGTGTTTCTGGCTTACCAACTGTAATCGGGGTAGAGTCAAGTATTGGAATAAATGAAGATAAATAATATAATAATTTACAAAAATTTAATTATACTTATAAATCACTATCAACAAACTCTTCGTTAACTGTATTAAATACAGAAAATCTTGGTAGCGGAGAAAGACAAGTGTTAGAAGATATTTTAAAAGAAAGGTAATATATGAAATCGAATACAGAAAATCATTTTGAAGCATTAAAACAACAAGCAGTTCAACAGCAAGTGGCTCCACAAGTAGCAGCAACAGGTTCCCCATTAAGTTTCGTAGTACCAACAGAATTAGTTGAATTACCTTCTCGTGGCTTGTTTTATCCCGAAGGACACCCTCTTCACGGAAAAGAAGGTGTTGAAATAAAACAAATGACCGCTAGAGAAGAAGATATTCTAACAAATAAATCCTTTATTAAAAAAGGTGTTGTTATTGATAAACTAATTGAATCTTTAATTGTAGATAAAAGTATTGCCGTATCATCATTGCTTGTTGGAGACAAGAATGCAATCATGGTTGCCGCCCGTATAGCAGCATACGGATCAGCGTATGATGTTATGGTCACTTGTTTAGAGTGCGGTTCAAAAAATCAATTAGGAATCGATCTACAAGAAATAACAGTACGCGATACAGGCAAGATAGATGAAACTGTTGCTAGTAATCCAAAATTAGCGCACGAAAGACTACCAAGCGGAAATATTGTTATTAAACTTCCAAAGTGCGGTTGGGATGTCACTTGTAGGCTATTAAACGGCGAAGATGAAAAAAGCCTACTTTCATTTCTTGAAGCAAAAAAGAAAGCGTATCCACAAGATAACGAACTAGCTCTTTCTGAACAACTATATTTTATTGTTGAAAGCATCAACGGCGTAACAGATAAAAAAGTATTACGTGATGCGATTGGCTTAATGCCAGCCTTTGATGCAAAGCATCTACGTACAACATATGCTAAATTAATTCCAAACGTAGCAATTGAAAAGAAATTCACTTGCGTTTCCTGTTCAGGCGAACAAGAGTTGGAGGTTCCATTTACGCAGGAATTTTTTTGGCCTAAGTGATAGCTACCAAAAAAGCCTATATGAACAACTGTTTCTTTTACAGTATTATGGAAGGTGGTCATTTATAGAGCTTTATAACTTGCCAATTGGTCTGCGTGAATGGTACATGACACGTTTGGGTGACGAAATAAAACAGCAAGCAGAGCGAGCAAAAGGTAAATAATAATTTGTGGGCGGTTATTCCGCCCACTTTTTTATTTGTTATATAATTATAATGTACATTTTGAGGTGTTATTTAAATGGCAGATATTCCCCCCAAGCCTACTATTGATCTAAAACTTTCCGATACTCTCAACGAAGCTGGACAATCAGCAGAGCGTCTTGCAACGTCTGTTGCTGGAGCTCAAGCAAGTATACAATCATTAGAATCTGCGGCAAAAAATTTTTATAAGCTCATTACAGAACAAGGCGCTTCTCTTGAAAAAGTTACAAAGCAATTCTATGATCAAATCGATGCAGTAACAGAGACAAGAAAAACATTTGGAGACTTTGCAGCTGCCACAGAGGGTATTAACGAAAAAATTAATTTAATGAGCGTAGGCGTATCTCAAGCCGAAAGCGCACTTAGAGATCTTTCTACGCAACGTATTCCACTTCTTAAAGATATTAAAAAGCTCCAAGAAGAAATAAGCGAATTAAATCCAAAAATTAACGAAAGCGAAAAAGATTCATTAGATAATCTTATAGAGCAAGTGTCAAAAAGAAAGCAGCTTCTTAAAGATGCAAACGATTTAAATAAAAATGAACAAGAAAGAGCCGACGCTTTACAAGCGTACAAAGATTTAACACAAAAATTAACAGAAGATGCAAAAAATAATTATGCTTTACAGCTAGCTATAAAGAAAGTTGATCTAGAAATAGCAGAAGCAAAAGACAAAGAATTAGAATTATTACAAAATCAAGCAGCAGCATTAATTCCATTATTAAACTATGAAAAGCAACGTGAACAAGCAGCAAGAAAAACAGTAGATTATATGGATAATATTGTCTCTAGCTTAACAAATGGAGCGGAAAAATCTAACATATTTGGATCCGTTTTCTTAGCCATGCAGAAAAGTGTTGACGGCACTAAAATCGGCGTTAGTGGCCTTATGTCACTTTTTAAAGAAGGGTTAACGGAGAGTTTGTTAAATCCCGAAAAAGCCGCTAACCGTGTTTTTAACTTAATAAATGATAAGTTAATCAAATCAACTCTTGATTTTGATAGAGCGCTTGCTGACGTTGGTAGATCTGCTGGTGGTTTTCGTAAGGAGTTTGAAGGTATAGCAATGAATATGGGTGGAGTATCATTTGCCGCCCTTAGCGAATATGGCGTAACTTTAAAAGAATTTGGACAAGCATATGGATCATTAAGTAAATCAATCGGCGGATTTAATAATATGCTTAGTGCTCAAAAAAAACTATTAGTAGAAAATGCCGCATCAATGACTGCACTTGGCGTTAGCGCAGATACATACGGTAAATTAGTTTCTAATTTTATGGGAGCATTAGGTAAGACAGCTGAAGGCAGCCGCGATATGATTAACGCTCTTGCTAAGGATGCTATTGCGCTTGGAAAAAGTGTTGGCGAATACACATCAGAGTTTCAGAGCGCAATGAGCCGCATTAGTGGTTATGGGCGAGAAGCCACAGCAATATTTAAAGAATTAAATGCTATAGCTGTAGCCACAAAAGGCGTAATCAACGCACAAGATTTACTGTCTATTAGTGACCGCTTTAAA